TCTTTTTGAATGTCGCTAAACAAACTTTCTTGATTTGTGTTTTGTATTTCAGTAAACACATTTTTATCTGTTGCGGCATTAGTATGTTTAGCGGTTATTACAAAATAAAATCCATCCAAATATGATAATGCCGACCTTCCTTGACCTGAGGTTCCTACCGCTGCGTTTGATCCATCAATATTTGTAGTATCTTGCCTAGCAGCAGCGCAAGAAAAATGTGCTTTATACCATCCAGTGTATGGAGCCCTAAAAGCATCTACGCCAAGGTATGGTATCCGAATAGGAACATTTCCAGGCATTGTCTCAAATCTTTGTTTCATTTCAGATATAGCGATTACTGTGCCAGCAGAGGTTGCGCAAAGAACATAATTATCTTTATCATTCTCAACCATCTGGTTTAAAGATGCCGAAGTCAAAGGAGATTGAGGTGACCATTTTAAAGATTTATACATTATGGTCTATCCGTCGCCGTTGTATCATAGGCATGATTTTCATACGCCTCAAAATATGGAGAAATAGAGTTATCATCAAGCGTACCAGCAGCCACTCCAGCGGGCTTCTCAACTGGACCGCAATCCTCTACAGAGAAATATCCATTAAACTGTTTAATCGCCTCAGTGTCCCTGATGCCACCGCGACCTGCATCCGCAACATACTGTTGGGGAAGACCAATTACTGGCTGGGCAGTGCTGGTTACATCCAGAGACAAAGGAGGTTGGACTCCACCAAAAGCAAACATTGGCCTAAATTGAACTTTTAGAACAGACGCTCCACTAGTTTTTGCAGCCATAACTCTAACTGCATGGCACGAACTAGGCACACAACCGTCCGCAGACGGCTCATCCCAACTATATATGTTTACATCTGGATGATTACCCGCTTCAGTATCTCTATGTAAAATGTAGGGACCCGCAACATACCCGCCCATATTATAATCAGGATCTACTAGATTAGTCCAATAGATTACATCTCTTCGGTGAGTAACATCCCTTACTCTAACTTCAATACGTCCCGTTTTGCCTAAAACATCTCCAGCACCGACCCTTACATTGGCGGCCCAGACATAATCAAAATGTATCATAAATTTATAATAACGATTGGCCTCAAAGTTTACAGAAAATTTTGTGGTATTTGGATAACTAAACTGCACATCCAGCCAATTTACAGATGTTGACTGCGAATAAGCCCCAAAGGCATTAGAATAATTAGGAAGTGCCAAATTCATATTATTAGCCATGCCTAAAGCAACTATGCCTTTAGCGTTCATCTCTAGATTATTGCGAATATCATCATCATTATCACACATTTGCTGAAGCAATTTATAGTCAGCTTTAGCAAATGTAGAAACATTAGGCTGGTGTATTTGCATTTGCATCTCCCGTCTTAGTCTCTCCGTCTATCTTTATTATAGCAGACGTAGCATCACCGCAGTCAGTAGCAATAAACTGCGCTGTTGGGATTACACCAGCAAATGGATAGTAGCCTGTTCCAGCAAATGTTGCTGGCGACAGGCTAGGGTTGCCTGTGTAGGTTTCAACAATACCTACTACCTCAGTATACTTTATAGGAGAATCTTGAGGGCTTGTGAAGTCGGAAAGATTATATCTGCCACTGCCGGAGCCTATAGTAGTTGCATCCGACGCTGAATAGTATTGTTGATCGGGCTCAGTAACTGAAGACGGTAGACCAACTATTGTATTGCGATTTTGCTCCCAGATTTCCATTTCAAGTTGCTGGGCTACCACTGACGACTGACATCTCCACATAACCTCATAAAGATGTGGACCTGAAGTGGCACCTATATCAAAGCAGTCATAATAGAAAGACCTCAATGACCTAGAACCTGGCATCGCTGTCCATAAATCTGTTCCAGACTCTGCAATAATTTGCTCCCCGTCGCGAGTAATAACAAAAGCATCAATAGCCCAGTTATCAGATGTGTTTGGGCCAACATTGGGGTTGTTGTGAGTAAAAATAGGAATATACAATTCAAAATGAATAATACGATTTGGCTCAACATTAATATTTAAAGACAGACCATTGGGATTTATTTCCCAATTGTCAATAACGCGAGTGTATTCACGAATTTTTTCTCCAGTATTTTTAACATTAGTCATGTCAGCAGCTGACACTAAAGTAGCGGCATAATTTGGATAAAAAGCTCTGTCTACGTCTCGATATCCTTTTTTACCGGTATTAGAAGCATACATAGTAAGTTCACTATACCCAATAACTCCACGAGGTCTAAGATCAATTTCATCTGCAATCGATTGATCATTTTGTATCATCGCTTGTATTTTATCAATAGACAAAGGCTCTGACGACCACGACACTGGCTTATAAGATTCCATTAAGATACTTTCCTGAGAGTCATTGTTTGATTAATTCCACCATCATAAGACATATTTATTGACATAATCCAATATTCATCGTTAGAAAGAGATAATCCATCTAAAGATTGTATCTTTATTCTATCACCCAATTGTAGTTGAGGTATCCCCATAGTAGAAATTTGTAAAACCGGACAAGGAATAGAGTATTTGGCAAGCAAGAACTGAGCTAAATCTTTAGCATACTCAGCATCTTGAATTAACGGATTGTCAATTTCTAATATTTTTTCTCCATATTTTCTAATATTGTCTTTATAGTCCGACAATACTTCAACAATGTTTTGCTTACTAGACTCACTAGATGTTCCTACGACTCCAGAAACTACGAAGTGGTTTACTAGTTTAGTGACAGGGTTGGTGCCTTCTAGAACAATATATCTATCAGATGCTCTAGCTGAATTAGATGGAAACAATCTAATATATCCTTTTTGTCCATTAAATCTCCAATTAGAGGCTACAACAGTTTTATCATAAATGACACCAGTAATGAAAGGATATTTAACAAAATAAACAGGTTGATTACTCCACTCCAAATTGTATTCACGAGCCTCTCCAACGACAGACCCAGATTTATGATAGGCGGCTGTAGATCCCCAATATCCTCGCTCAAGGTCAAATAAAGAACTGCCGCTGGATTTAGTGTATTTGATAAATTCATTATCAATTTTAACAACACCGCTCATTGGCCAAAGTGGCTCATAAAGAGAAGCATTATTCAAAGTTAACTCCAATGACAATGAGTCTGTATTATACGCTGACGTAGAACTCGCCAACAAACATATAGCCAAAGACTCATTAGCAGCAGCGGCCCAAATATTTGGTGTGGATGAGCTAGTGGTCATTTTGGGGTAGACTTTAACTTTAACTTTATTAGTGTGCAGTTCTACTGTCTGAGAAGCAGAAATAATATCTTGATTTTGATCTAACGTATACTGAACTACAGCATGTTGAGTATCTAGGGCATCATCATATGATCTTCCATGCTCGTACACAAAATTCCCAAACTCATCAAAGAAATACATTCCAATATCAGCTGTAGCAATCTTAAGCATTTCAGCCCAATAAGACTCAGATGAAGTTGCAATCATATCATAGACATTTTGTCTAATACTTTTACCTCGAACATAATGTTTCAAGAATTTATCGACTGTCAGTAGTTTATTGTAGATAGCAAAATTAGAAATATAGCCATCAAAGTCGTTGACACCAACAGCTCTATTGCCACCGATTATCATCTTAACTTGCGCTGATGTTAGAGCAGCAGTTGCTGTAGACCACGCATATTGAGCATACAAGACACCATTAAGGTAGATGCTTGCAGTGCAGGTAGTAGATGCTACTGTAAAAGTAAATCCTAAATGTGACCAAGCGTTGGCAGTCAAGGATGGGTATCCGCCAAAGGTAGTTGGGGTAACAGCCAACAAAGTCGCTCCAGAAGTTTGATGAATCTCAAATTTGACCTTAGAGTCTGAATCTAGAAATATGCGCCAGCTTCCAGCAACATCCGTAGCCCCAAAGTTTTCACGAGAAAACAGATATTGCTTAGATGTTACACTAGTTGGGTTTATCCACATCTCCATACTTAGAGGAGAAGTGGAACTTACAGTCATTGGTAAATCTGTAGTGTAATTTAAATATGCCACATGATTAAGGGCAGAAGAGAACTTCGTGGACCTTGCTGCCTCAGAGGATATTGGCCCTGCGAAATTAGGAGAAATCTGATTGGCCGCTATTTTTTCATCATATGGAGCAGCGGCTCCCATGCGATACGTTAAATAATTTTTGTCAGACGCATAATCTCTTACAGCCAATACACCACTCTTGTTCCACAAAGAACTGGTAATTGCTGTAGATGTTGCACTAGTTCCAACATTGTCTGCTGTATAGGCATACATATGATTAGTAAATTTTGTTACATTGGGGCATATATTTTGGTTACTTTTTGAATTAAATTTATAAGCAAAACCAGATTTTTTAAAATCTTCATATTCAAAAAATCTACCTTGATTTAAAGGCCAATAGTACAATAATTTTCCATCTTGAGATGAATTTATTATAGAAGAATCATATCCTGCTTTAGAGTAATGCGAATATAATTCTATTAAGGGAAGAACCCTTGCATAAATTGCTACATGAGATATAGACAAAGTAGAAGCATAAGTGTCTGCAGCGGTACTGACATTATTTGCACCTATTCTAAATGGAGCAGGTGTAGTAGATCTAAGCAAGCTGGCGTTTGCAAATTTTACACCACCAGTTACATTTTTGCCATTTACATACATTTCCAGCTTAGAACCACCAAGCGTAACGGCAATATGATTCCATGCATTTAATTGCAATGGACTATCGGTGCTGCTGGTTGCGGTTACTGCAGATAGTCCACTTGCCCCGGTATATGCTCTAAACTGCAGTAGACCGGAAGTGTTTATCGATAAATCCCATTCTTTTTCGGCAAGAGTAGCAGATGTTTTGGAAGCAATGGGAGTTAACAACCTAGAAGTAGGGTTTACCCATGCTTCAAAAGTAAATTGCCCAGTAGTACTTAGTACAGTTGGCGTAAGGCTGAAATCATATGCACTATACGCAATGTTCCCATCTTGAGTTCCCTCATATGGAGTGATCGAAGTATTAGAAGCAGTTATATAAGATGTAGTATTAGATGCTTTAAATTTTATAGCAGAGCTTGAATCTTCGCTAATTATTGGGCCAGCAACCGACGTAAAGCCTGAGCTAACAAGCAAGCCGTTGCGATCAAAGCCGGAAATATCTCTAACCAGAGGAGAACCGTAGGTTGTAGTACCGCTGTTTAACTTTAAGTCAAGAGGATAATAAGCAACAGGAGCAGCAGCAATAATCATACTCTTATAGAGATTGCTACTGTGCGCTCCAATTTTTTTATTTGCCACTGGGGAGTTCATATATTTTCTGATTTGAGACTGACTACGCGCAGTGCCCCACAGTTTGATTTCTTTCAGCGATCCAGAAAAAATGCTTGCAGTATCTAAAGTATGAGGACCATTGGCTAACGAACCTGTAACTGTGGAAGCAGAAAACCCCGCACCAATAAGCATTTGTCCAGATGGCCTAAATCCTGAAAAAGATGAAACTACAAAAGTATTATCTACAACTCCATCAATAAAATATGATATTTGAGTAGTATTGCCAACAGTTGCTGCAATAGTTGGATCAACTACAATAGCAACGTGATGCCAAATATTATCTGCAACTACAGCCGTGGAAGCTGTTCCGACACCTACTGCAGTGCCTGGAGCAAATGAAAGTATTCTTGTTTCAATCTTTCCGGCGGTATCAATATTGACACTGAATTCATTGGCATATCTTTTTGTGGCATAGTTTATTACAGTTTTTTTGGCAGCCGGAGTAGCACATTTAATCCAGAACTCTAGCGTCAACTCCGAGTTTGGAAAATCATAGAATGTTCTTGGCAGAACTTTAGTCGAAGCATACGTAGTATTTTTAATTTGAGCGCCAGTGACATTGCCTGTACCCATCAACAAGTCAGCAAATGGGTGACTATATAGATATACACTTCCATTAAAGTTAAGAGCAAATGGCTCTAGTTGAGTTTCATTGAAGCGCCAGTAGGCATCGGGAGCATCTTTAATTATTTCAGTGTTATAGTTGTTATCAATATTTAGTTTAGATGCAGGAACTCCACTCCTAAGCGCCAAGTCAGATATTGCTTCTGCTGCGGTAGCATCTGTAGATATATATCCATCTACCATCATGCTATCTTGCATTTTTCCACTGAAGTCTCTGCACTGAACAGATGCCACCATATTATCGGAACCAAGGTTCCAGTTATCCGAATAAAAAATTCCCTCTTGTATGTATTCGGGGCTAGACCCGCTAGACGTAGCGTACTTATATCCAACAGTAAATTTGACACCCGGAAATATTAGACCATAAAGATCGCTAGACGAATTCTCAAGATTAAATCTTTTGCTTGTGTTGTCTAAGGTTAGGTTGCATGTATTTGCTCCGGTTGCGCCTAGTGGTACTGAGCTATCGAAGTTTTCACGAACTTTATCTACTTCCATGCTAGAGACATAGGAAGAAATATCTTCAGTAAATCGTGGAGCAAATTCTTCAATCCTTGCACAATCATTTACATATGCTGAGGAATCTATAAATAAATGCAATGCTTTAATTTTTACAATAGAGCCAATTGAATAAATATATTTACTTTCACTGTCTACAGAAAAAGCAAGAGGGCCAACCCAGGTTCCAGACTCTAATTGATAATAAAAAGATCCTGTCCTAATTGCACCATATTTTAAAGTACTATACAAATCAACATAGTTAGCTGATATGGCATCAAAAGTTAAATAAATACTTGGTTTGTTTGGAAAATTAGCTGCAAAATCAGATTTAACTTTAGACCACCAACCATATTCATAGTCTGTGTCTACAAGAACCTCATTGCGTTCAGTGAAATGATAGTCGCCATCAGCGGTAATAGTTTCGCCATTTTCATCCAAAGCATCTAAAACTGCCCAAGGAACAGTATTCTCAGTTTTACCGTTTATAACTTGAAGTGGATTATAAATTTTATTAATAGCTTTATAGTCATTAACATTAATAACAGACTTATACAAAGTAGACCATGCTCTAAGGTCAGTCTTAGCATTAATAATAGCTACTTCAGCAATATATGTATCTCTACATCCTTCAGTGAATCCTACTCTTCCACCTATAAATGTTTTCCACGCTGGATTCATATTCATAGTTCCAACACCGGAAACCCGATCCGTTTCAGCTTGGGCGTAATTGCCATCAACCATAAGATTTAATCTATTGCTACTATCTACAGTCATTACAATATGATGCCAAGCATTAATAGAGATAGACGTATATTGAGCAATAGGGTTGCTGGCACCATCGTTGATAGAGGCAGTAATCTGAATTACACCACTAGATGCTTGTTTTCTCATTGCAAGATACCATGCATTATTGACAGCAGATCCACTGGAGCCATTGCCTTGTGCAGCAATCATCTCAACAGATTCGGCACCTGTTCCATTAAGTGCAGTAACATACACCCATGCGCTAACTGTCAAATTATTGCCAGTATAAACACTCGTTCCCGTAGATGTATTATCTGAAGTAAAATACCCGGCATCTACTTTAGATGTCTTATCTATAAAAAATAAACTACCTCCGTCTAAACGACCAATAAACGGAGATACAACCGTACCATTAGACTTAGGATTGAAATTGACGGTGGCCGAGGTTGCAAAGTCAAGAAAACCGTCCCTTCCCTTGCCCGAAAAATCTTTAATATTTTGATGCACGACATCCGTAGAGGACCTAGTCAATACTTTTAAAGACCCAGACTTCCACCTTCGTGCAACGTCAGCAAAGGAAAGACAATCTTGATATATAGCAATTTCATCTATATATCCCCTCAATGCGTTAAGGTTAGTATCAAACCCTGAGCCAACGCCATCTAATAACATAGAAGATTGATGTGCGCTCGCAATATACAGTGTACCGCTAGCAATGTCAATGAGGTTACCATTTTGCCTTGACTCGGTTGCAACAAGAACACTGTTAATATATATTTTTAATTCTTTAGAATTGTATGTTACTACAATATGCGACCATGCACCAACCGCTATAGAGTTAGGAGATTTTATAGACATGTATACATTCTGTAGGTCCTGAGCCATAGTTAGTGCATTTCCAGTATTGTTCACAATCACAAAACTGGGGTATACTGCAGAAGTAGACGCTAAAGCCGATGGTGCGGCATCGACTGAAAACATCCATTCAATTTTGTCTACAAGAATATTCTTCTCATTAAAGCGTTTTCCAACGTGATGTGCTACAACATGCTTGCCACGGTCTAGCACACCCGCATCACCCCCTGGTTTAATCCAGCACTCAAAGCTAAAGTTTGGATTATCTACAATACTCCATTTATTTTGTAAATCTGGACTGGAAGATTGCGCATATGCACTTAATGGAGCGGTAGAAGTATTGAATCCAATAGAATAGTTGGTAACAGATGCGTCATTATCTCTAACAGCTCCAGGTTGAGCCAAGGTATAATTAGCTCCATTTAGGGAAAGATTGTTGTAACCCATTTCATCGGCAATGATTGTCCCAAAAGTGTCTGAAGCGTTATTCATTCTCCAATGAGATGCAGGCTTGGGTCCAGTATTCATGTTTTGTACAAGATCAAAAGAGTCGTTAAGCCTAAAATGCAATGCAGGGTTTAGGGATTTAATATAATCGACATAATCATCTGATGTAGAGTATGCTTTAACATTAGTTAAAGACCTGCCATTAACCCATTCGGCCTCTACATAAGGCAATACATTATGGGCGCTGTCTTGGACAGCAGTGGCAAGGGTGCCGGATATATTCTGCATATTACTGTTGTTTCAATTCTAAGCTAACCTCATAAAAGATTGCACCAGACACAAAATCCCTGCGCATAATGTTTTCACTATAACTTTCTATCCAGACGTTGTAGGTTTGAGTCGTGCCTATAGGCGCACGAACAATTAGCGGAAGAACTGCCTGGGTATCAGACAAGACCTTCAAAGTATTACGAGCTTCTTTCTTATCATATGTTTGAGTAGATAGACTGGGCAGTTGAGTCCATGCAATGCTGAAAGTATACTTAACTGCCTTGAAATATTTCTTAGTAAGCCCGCTGGCAAGCTCAACAGGAATTGAGCGCTCATCTCTCGCAGACGAGAAAGTGCGGCCCTGATCGGTAAGTTCATATCCACCAAGAGTAATTAGATTAGGCAGTGCCATTAGATTCTACCGCTCCTTTGAGAATTGTCTTGGTAAGACGTTACTTTCCTATTAATTGTACCATAAGCCTGCTGATTTTTTGGTGCAACTTTGACACCATATTCTTTCATCATTGACTCAAACCAAGCGGGCTCACCAATGAAGTTATCAACATAGATATTAGTTGATACAGCCTGCGGGGTCGCTGGAGCAGAGTTGTTAGTTATATTTACTGACATACCAGAATAATCAGATGGAGCAGTGCGAGCAGGCTGAAAACTATTTACAAATTGAGACATGCCTTGAGGAAGCGGAATAACAGCTTCATCATATTGCCCCTCACCAATTTGAGCAATTATACCACCCATGCGACGCTTAACTATTCCACCCTCAGCAAAACTGTTTATACGATTATTGAGTACACGCTGCTGAAGCGGGCCAACCCTTGTATCTCTGGCAGGTATGCCGCTAAGTGGACCATCTGCCGCTCTTGCTGCAGCATTTAAGTTATCCCAAATCCACATAAAGAAATCATACAATGCCCTCTTTGCTGCTGTGAATACGTCTGCATTGACAGTAAGTCCACCGGCCAATGCATCATTTATAATCCCCTGAATTCCACTCCGTAGTCCCCCAGCGTTCTCTAGATTCCACCTAAGGATAACAGTAACAGTTTTACGAAAACTATCATAAGAATCAAGAAGATTCTTGACAGCTGTTTTAAAAGTAAGCTTGCTAGATGGAGATTCAATGCCCATGGCGATACCATCAACAAGAGGTTTACCTATCTCATCAGCAAATAACTTAGATGGAGATTTAATTTTGGCATGATCTTTAACGCCATCGCTAATGTTCTTAATGGTATCAACTCCGGCATCGCGTACTTTCTTTTGCTCTTGTGGTCCAAGGATTCCCTCTTTGATACCCCGAGTGATGTCAACGCCACTTTGATTGAACATGTCTTTCCCAAGTTTTCGCATGGTCCTCTGGAGCCCATCAAATAAATCACCAAGTCCTTCTCCAGCACTTTTTTCAATCGGTAGCCAATCCATTGGTTTTCCATTATTACTTAATGCATTCCATAGTATGTTTCCACCCCCATCCATGGCATCGCCTTTAGCCTTAAAAGCTTTTGACAAACCTTTTAATAAATGCTTTCCAATATCGAGTCCAGCCTTGAACGGAGCGTCTACGATTTTACCTGATAGGGTCATAGCATTGCCTATGACTTTAGCCCAGCCCGAAGCTGCGCCACCCAAGTCAATACCGGCCCATTTCAGCCAATTGTTAGGATTCTTCCAATTAACGCCTTTAGGCTTAACATAAGGTCCAAGTTGATCTTTCTCACTTGCAGGCCCCATTGCCCCCTTTGGCCCCTTTGGTCTTGCCTGATCCCGTGGACCTTTAGGACCAGACGGTGGACCAGCAATAGCAGCAGCAGCTGCACGCTTAGCAGCCACGCTAGGTTTTACCCAACTTATTGTGCCGTCTGCTAGGACCCAATAAGGCTGCATTTTGCCGCCCTTAGTTTTTTGACCGTCTCCATCTTGCAACTCATCGCCAGCATACCAAGTAGCAAGCGGCACCATATTCTTGTCTGACTTCCATCCAGTTGCTGTATTGAATTTAGCCTGACCTACTTTAGTCAAACCTCTTTTATTCAACATTGTTGGAACGGTACCGGGAGCTGCGGGCGTTGGCTGTAAATTACCAGACAGAGGATTAATCTCAATTGAATCAGGTAACTTGACAGCACCAGGCAATATTTCTTGACTAAGGAACTGATCTAAAGTGCCGCCAGGATTTTTGACCTGCCATGCTCGGAATCGCTCTTGCTTGGCTAAATCTGCTCCGCTAGTTGGTGGAGACATAAGAACTTGACTCCAACTATCTTTTAACGTTTTTCGTTTTTTATCTACTTTGCCAGCAAGCTTAGCAATTGCAGGCGACACTGCGGGTGCAGCAGCAGCAGTGGGCCTCTTAAGCAAGGCGAAGCCGCTGGGTAGCCCACCGGGTGCGGTTCCTGCGGCACCTATATCACCTAATTGATTATTTGCTCTAACCTGACTGACATAAAATTCGTACAATCCTTTATTCTTAGGATCATTCTTTAGCCAGTTAACCAGCTTTTTATTGCCAAGAATTCCCTGCCACGCTTGTTCCTTATAGCCGCCTTTAGCAAACCCAAGAAGCAAGTTTCTCCAACCGCCAACAGTTACTGACTTTGGAATAGCCGTAGATTCTTCCTTTGGAGTGGTACTATCGGTAGGCCCGTCCGTGGTTGGATCTGGAGTAGCGCTAGGATCTAAAGCGCTACCAGCAATGCCAGCAGCAGCACTGTCTGCCATTGATTTAACAATATTTTTAATATCAATTTGAGCTAATTGAGAAATCCAGTTATAGATACCTTTATAAGCCCATTCGCCTTGCCAGAATGAGTCATTGCTAAGCTCTATCTTCACCTCAGAAATAGCAAGCTTGAACATATCAAGACCATTGTTCCATGCGCCAGCAATACGAGGCATACCATAATTAGTTAAAGTATCATTGATTTTATCCATCATCGCTACCCACTCAGCATCATTCTTAGGAGTGTATTTAGTAATAAGATCGATTTGCTCTTTAAGAGCTTTCTCTTCTATTGCCTTAAGGTCTTCAGCAGCTTTCTTGGCATCTGCAATCTTCTGCCTCTGTAGATCCCTGCTGGCTTTAAGCAATACATTTGCACGAGATTTATCTATATCAGTTATAGTCTTACGGTTGCTTTTATCATTTTCAGCAAATGAAAGATCTAAGTTACGAGCATCGTCAATACGGCCCTCATATATAGCAAGTCCTCTATCTCTGCGATAATTCTCTTGATCAAGCGAACGCTTATTTAGAGCCTCACGACGACTTTGTGCATACTCTTGAGCAGCAATAAGTTCTGCTTCTTTCTTCTCAACGGCATCCATTGCTTTAATTTGGTCATCAAAGACTTGCAGTCGTTGTTTCCATACGTCATCAAACTCTTTAGAAATAAGATCTTTAAGTTTAGAAATAAATTCATTTAGCTTAGACTGCAGAGCAGATAGGAAGTTATCATATGCGGATTTTCCACCGCTGCCACCGCTTCCATTCGGAGGATCTAGCGCTCCCGGATCGGGCTTCACAGAAACAGCACTAGGGCGTGGTTGTGTCGTATATGGAACAAACTCATATGGAATTTTTTGCGTGCCAGTTTTCTTTAAGCCATTATTGATTGCATTACGCAAAGTACTTTCAATATTCATATTCTTTATACCACGACGAATGTTGTCGGCAGTACCATGGGCACCAAATGCATCTGCTATAGATGCGGCAACTCCTCCAAGTTTTTTAGCCATTCCATCTATCATTTTCAAGAATGGACTCATATAAGAAAGAACAAATTCAAATACATTAGCTACAGCTCTACCTAAGAAATCAAAAGCTTCGCTTAAGTCACCATGTATTATTGCAGTTATTGCTTGAATAAGATTAACTACAAATTCAATAATTGGTTTAATTAAGTTAGCAATATATTGAAATGCAGGAGCTAAGAATTTTATAAGCTGTGCAACCAGCGTTAACATTTTTGCAAAAATTATCATCAGGCCAGAAACTGCTTGACCTATGCTAGTCCAAACGCTTCCAGTTTTTTTGCCTTCTTCCGCAAAACCTGCAACCCCCTTCATGCTATTAGAAAATATTGCTATAATGTCCCCGACTGCCTTGCCAACTTCCTTGAAGGCTTTTCCAACGGCATCGAGGCCGGATTTCATTCCAGCATGAATTTCTTTCCAATGTCTTTTTAAAACAATAAATGCTAAAACCAGAGCAGCAACAATTGCTGCAATAACTAGCAGAGGACCCATCATTGTCATCAGTCCCCCGCCTTCAGCGGCAGCAGTCCCAGCAGCCGGTGCAGCAGCCCAAGCGGGTGCGGAAACTCCAGGAATAAATTTAGTAACTCCGCGAACTAGCCCCTTGCCGCCTTTTGCTACCAATCCACCTGTGCGAGCTATTAACCCAGGTCTAGCAGTAATAGGAGATAGAGCAGACTCTCCAGCTAGCTCAAGGTTTCTTGCAGCAAGCCTCGCTGCAGCAGCAGCCTCAAGATTGAGGGCTTCGGTTACTCCCAAATGAGCAGCAGCGAGTGCCTCTGCACCAGTTAGACCGCTGGCCATTGCTATCCGAAGTTCTTCTTGAGCAATTTGAGCATAGTGAGTCTCAGCGGCTAAAGCATCAAATGATTCGCCTAGTCCAAGATTAACGAGCATCTCTTCTGCCATTGCATCAACAACTAGGGCTGAAGCAGCAGCTACTCTTTCTTCAGCGAGCGCAAGCGTATGAGCAGAAGTTGTACCAAGTCCCATCATTACCGACAAATTACTTTGAGCAGTTGCAAGACCGGCTTCAGCCCCTGTTAATCCCATCGTGGAAGAACTCAAGCGAATATTATACTCGTCATTAAGTTTCTTGAGCGCAGCGTTCTGAGTCAGAGCTACATTTTCAGCATCCACAACTGCCGCTTCCAAAGCAGTAATTTGAGAAAGTTTTTGTTTTATGGCTATTGCCGCTTGATCTTGTAGAGTGTTTTCTGCTGAAATTTCCGCAGATAAAGCTTTACTGTCGTTTATTGCTGTAGTGGTTGCCAGATCAGCAGCCTCTACTTCCAATCCTGCAGCTATAACTGCATCATTTCGAGCTTTTGCTTCAGCTGTCGCATCAAGCAATAACTTTTTTTCTGCCAAAAGTTCGTTCTCTAGCCTTGTTTTCTTTGATTCCATTCCATAAAGACCGGCATTGGTAGCAGACCCTTCTTCAATTGCAGCCTTTTTCTCAGCAATTAAAACATTCTGCTGAGCAAGTTCTGTATTTAATTTATCAACAAGTTTAATTTCTAATTCAAGAACCGCATTGGGAACATCTGCCTGCTTTATGGCCTTAGCCTCAAGAGCACTAGCAAATTTGCGTCTGTTCGCGTTGATTGTCATTTGAGCAGTAAGTTCTTCTGCTCTGCCTTCGGCAATGATCTGAGTGATTCGAGACTGACTTATTTGTCTGCGAAGCTTGTCAATAACAGATTCATTATCAAGTACAGCCTGCTTAGACGCAATGACCTTCCTATCTGTAGCTAAAGCATTTTTAGTAGCAGTATCTAAGCCTGTTTTTAGTCTCCCCACAGCGGCAACTTCTGTTTTGGCAGCAGCCACTTCTAGTTCAGCAGCAGTAACTCTTCTTGCGGCATTTACCTGAAGGTCTGCCGTAGCACTATGAGTGGCTGCCGCAGCCGCATATGCCGTTTCGGCTTGGGCAACTGCACCGGCTTTAAGCTCTGCTGATAGAATATATGCAGCATCGCTTTGTTGTGCAGCAAGCGAAGCAGCCTCGGCAGCCGCTATCTGTTCTTCTTGTGAAAGGATAACTGCGTCGGCAGCAGCAATTTGTTGCCTCGTAGCAACAGCCTGCGCATCCTGAATACCAACAAGGCTTTTTAATCTTCCACCCAATGTCGTAGTACTCTTGTCAAGAAGAATGAAGCTTCCATTTACTTGAGCTACATTTGGGGGTATAGTACCCATTGCAGCCATAGCCGCCATGGTGTCTGGAGCAATCATCTCAAGGCCCGGTAAGAACTTGAATATAGCGCCAGCCAGTGAGCCAAATACGCTGAATGCCAGTCCTCCAAGATACATCAGCGGACCGATAACAGCCAAGCCCACAATCAAGCCACCAAAGAGTGTTTTCGTGCCTGCTCCCATTTTGTTGATTCCCTCAAAAACACTCAATAAAACATGACCCACTTTAAGTAAAACTGGAAAAATAGATTCACCAATAGATACTCCAACCATTTTAAATGTTTCACTAAGAATTCGCATCTGTACATCTGGTGAAACTAATTTAATGTTAATTTCTTTTGCAGACATGCTACGATATGCCGATGCAAGTTCTTTAATAGACTCACTATTGATATTTACAAATCCAGAGCTAGCAACTAAAGCTCTACCAAACCCAGAAGTAAATTGTTCACTCTGCAACAATTGTGATCTGTACTGAATAAGAGGCTTAGATAACTCTGTGAACGTAGATGTATCAATATTCAAACCAGCGGCATTTATATCCTGAACAGCAGCAGGAATTTCTTTTAGCGCTGTGCGAATTTGATGAGCACCTAAAGCAAGACTTTCAGCCATTGGTTGAAATGTTTTAATTTGCCTACGCTGAACTAACTCAGAAAATACTTGATTAGCATATGCAGTATTTTTCTTAGCATTAGGATCAGCTATCTCTTCCTTACTTAGTCCCCTATTCTGTAACTCAACATACATTTCCGACAGTCTAGTAAGTTTTTCTAATCCTCCAGCCATAGTCTGAATACCCTGCAAAGCATGCGGAGTTTTAGAAAAAGCTTCATCAAAGGTCTTAGCAGCTTTAGCTGTAGGATTTACAACACGCTGTAGAATAAAACTTAACCCAGTTGCAGCAGTTTCAATTGGAATACCTTTGTCATAAATACCCGTAAGGACAGAAGCTAACTCAGCGGCGTTCAACCCGAACATCTTCGCTGCACCAGCAGCACGAGGCATAGCCTCAGCAAGTTGATTCAAGTTAATAATAGTCTTATTTTCAATCTGGTTTAATTGATCAACAATAAAGTTAGTACCTTTAATCTGATCATTGAAATTCTTCACACCAGGAGCGCCTTCAACAAACACTTTAAGCATTGTTCTATAGAAGTCGGCACCCTGTTTTGAACCAATATCGCCCAAAGTTGAGCTAAATTGCATTGCTTTAGTCATTTTAGCCGCTTGTGAATTCTTTCCAGCGATGCTGTAACCCATAGCCACAACATCACCAAGTTGCTGAGCAGCTTGTTTCTGACTTACACCAAAAGTTTTAACAATATCAGCAATATCACCTTTGATAACACCCTCATATTTATTATAAAGATCGGCTCCACCGACCTTCTTAATACGAGTCATTTCTTTACTTACAGATAGGTACAGCTGAGTCGTTGCCCTAATGGCCATAAGCAATGGAATAGTTAGACCAGTCATCATCTGGCGACCAGTCCATTGAGTTTGCTTTCCTATGTTGGTCATGTTCTGAGCAACACCCTGAAGTGGAGCCTTCAAGGCCCCCCATTTAATGGCAGCCATATTGGCTGCACTAACAGACTGCCCAAATACTTGTTGCTGCTGCATAGCTAGTTGACGCATGGAGTTACGGTCAACCATACCAATAGCCATAGGAGTGTTAACGCCTGCCCCCATAGGCTGCCCGGGCATCATAGGTCTAACACCAGCATTTACTTGAGTACGATATGCAGCAGCCTGATTATTTAAAAATGCGGCTTGTCTGCGAACATCGGAAAAGCGTGCTTTCCCTCCAGTCCCAAAAGACTGAGTATTCATTGCACGCACTAAATTTAAATAAGCTTTAGTTTCTTGCTTGATTTGAAATTCAGTAGCACGAGAAGTAGCAAGCTGCCTGCTTTGCGAAGATGCGGCCATATTGCCAGCGGCACCAGCAGATTGCCCCATTGAGGCATACGACTGCTGAATCATCCTGTTAGTATTTGCTATTTGAGTAGCAGCCTGTGAGAATGATTTAGAAACTTGCTGAATGATTCGAACTAAGTTATTCAGCTGAGACAGCTGAACTTGCACACCAACATGAAGATTCGCCATATTAGTCTATTGTCTCATATCCCATATTAATAGGCAAGAAACCTAGGTCATTTGCGCTGTTAATATCATATCCGCTGGTATCGTGACTAGAATCAGAGTCATCAGATATGTCTGCTCCCATAGCGGCAGCGACAGTCTTCATAAGTCTGTTTTGTCTCTCGATAGCGCTTCCATACAACTCCATCAACTCTTCCATGGTTAGACAATCTTCTAAGTCCATGAAATTCTTCCAAGCGCCGCACTCAGAGAATACTTCTTTTTCGTAGGTAAGGAGGGGGAGGTCATCGAAGTGAATTCCTTCACCAGATGACGACCCCCCCTCCGTTACTCGTTTGGGTCTACGCCCATAGCGGCGTTAAGGATCTCGTTAAAGGTTCTGATATCCAACGAATCTTCGATGGCATCATTATCTTTAGCTAGATCAGGAGCAGCTTTTTCAAGGGCGATTGAAGCAGCTTCTACCATCTTATCGATATCTTCATCTGTTAGTTCTGTCTGATTGTCAAAGTTTAAATCTCCAACAATCTTAACAAAACGACGCAGCTGACGAATCGTCAATGGTCGAACCTCTACCTCGGTATCACCGATTAAAATCTTAACTCCTGTTGCTAAGTCTTTATTACTCATAAAGACTCACCTCCTTGTTTTTGAATTTTTGTTATTGGTTATGCGTCAGCAATTGTACCATACTCTTTACCCGTAAACTGCGGGTCTGGAAGAATACGGAAAGATACTGGCAATTTAGCGTTCTCGTTACGCTTGTAGCTAATTTCAGCAGAAGCCATAGAGATTGCTCGGTTACAAGTGTATGTACGAGTCTTCGGTGTTGCTGCACTAGATCCTGGCGCAGGGCCAGTTACCTTAAGTCTACGCTCTTCGGGAAGAGCGCCATGAATACCTAAGTTTAAGCCAGTAGTGCTTGTCATACCGGGCTGAGTAGCGGTTGCAACCGCAGCATCGCCGTATCCAGTAATACCACTATAGCCCCACACAAGTGCTAGGTTATTAAACGTGTTCTCAGCTAGACTTGTCTTAACTGAAACTTTAACTTTAGATTGGATAACGCGTGCTGCGTCACCAAACTGATCTACCTCAATGTCAACCATGTCTGGCTCCCATGAGATACTTACTCCTTCTTGCGTAGCGCCAACGTCATAGAACGTAGCGCCTGCTGTGTTGTTGCTGACGGAAAGAGTTCCTTCACCAACGATAATATTTGCGAATGTTACAGCCATTTTAATAGCCTCCTTATTTATTCAAGAACAAACATTTTCTTGCCGTTCCTATCCCGCCGTTTCGATAGACGCATCGCATGTGTAAAATCGACCTCTTCGGGTCGCCTACCAATGCCTAATGACTTTTGCCACTCAAATTCATAAATGCGTTTGCCTACCTTTGCGGCAAAACCAGGTGTCTTACCAATGTACGTAATTGCAGTATACATTGCCATACCACTCCATAATAATAGATTCTTGGTTATTAAGCAATATTAATTTGCTGGAATCCAGCAAAACTCAAATAAAGAAGAAATCTCATAGTAACCCTCTGGATTTACAGGCCGCCTATCGGCAGACCTGTATAGGTTCATATATAATAGTCTACCATACGTATCCGCAATTAGCTTGCTTTGTATGTTATCTCCATGATTCAATAAAGAAATTATTCTATTTCGAATAGCAAAGCCACGGGCAATGTCGGTATCTAATATGGTAAACCATACACTGTCATGATTCATATAATACATATCTTCACTTTTAATATCGGGAGAATACTGATATATGATTATTGGAGCAGGATCTTCATCATAACCAATCATAGGGCTGATGGCTATAGAAGCTTTACCGGCTAAGGCCAGCAAGGTTGCATCGCTTTGAAGATATTGATTAATGCTATATATCATCATTATATATATTCACCCTTCACTTCAAGGCCAGTGTTGCGATGATCTTCACTGTCTGTAAGCGTGTCACTACCAGAAAACTCAGCGTTATTCTTTTTATATCTAGATAGAAATAGCCCTGCAATAGCGCCGTCCACAAATAGCGCATCTCCAAGAGCACCAAGCTCTGCCTCAGTACTTATAACGGCGTTGTAAAATATCGCCTCCATGTTTTGAGATATCCAACTACCATATGAAGGAGTTCCCGGATGAACTACGGATGAGTATACACCCTCATACCTTGGAAAAACAAGAGCCGAACCCTCAATGTTCCCGGAGAGAATATGATGAGGTGCGCTGCCCGAAAGCAAGACTTCCCCGACAGGCTGAGGATCTTCAGGATTGGCATATAATTGCAGACCAAAAATAGGAGATGACCCCAAAACCTGAGTTGGCTTAAAAAACTTGAAGTGACCAGACCCTCTAATGTCACTTACTTGAGAGCCGCGTTCTCTTCCCGTCTTACCAGCCATATGCTCTCCTGGATAACTCCAAGTGCTTTCACTATCTAAAAACTCTGTAATGTCTTGCACAGCTTTGTTGCGCGCTGCTATCATAGCTGCTCTAATATTCTTGTCAGCCATGTTTACTTGACGCGCCATATTTTTAATCTCAGCTCTATACTCAAAATTGATTGTCATTACCATATTATTGATCCATCACTTTATATCCCGAAACTTCATAGTGATGAAGTTTTCCGCTATATCCGGGAATAGACAATACTGCTGTGATTTCTACAGGACCCGCCTCAATAACTTGGCCAGTAGCGTCTGTTACATTGTATATTCTTTTAGTAAAATCTATGGCTGCGTCTGGTCCAAAAAAGAAATGAATGACTTGATCATATGCATAATTTGCATTAATTGCAATATTAACTTGTTTGCTAAATTTGGGAATATACGCACAAGAAACTGCTGAAGAAGAAATAGCCCAAGTTGCTACCTTCTGACCAGCAGCAGATACTGCGGTTGCTTTGCTGTAAATGTCTGCACGATTAATTAATCGCAGATATGGATTACTCATATCATACCCATTGTATAGAGGGTATAATCCATCAACAATACATCTACCTCAATATTTCCCGTTCCAGCCATAGCAGATGCTCCAAATGTTAAAGAATATTGGTCCATCTTCATTTGAGAAATACCATGCTTAGCATAGGCATTATCGTCATTTAGATAATCATAAATAAGAAGAGTCGCAGCATCAGTTATGTTTGTAGGCACATAATCCCAGCCCCAATTACCTCGAAATAAATAAAATTCATTTTCGCTAAAACGAGGCTGTAGATACATCTTTTCAGATGTAGCAATAGGAATTAACTGCTCTATCCTGCGCACATAGGCTTTAGACTCCACCGTAATTTCACAGTCGCCAGTAATATCAACGTCTGGCTTTTGAGTTGCTTCTATGAGCGATGTGCATCTAATCCCAAAATATATTGTTTCTCGATCTTCACCCTCAAAAGATAAAGTTTTATTCTTTATAGATTGAAAGTTTTGACCACAGACAGTATCTATTACAGAACGCACTCTACGCTCTGTACTGTCAAACTTATCGCCAGCGGCAGCCTCAAGCTCTGGATAGATATCAAAGAACTCTCCACTGCTCACATACTGCGCATATACATTAATGTATGAAGTAGAAGTATATGTTACAGATGTTTTAATATACCTCCAAACAATTTTGTGGTTGCCAAAGCTGGCCATATTGTCTGCTGAAAACTGATAGACATATTCTCCAGCTGACGACCTCGTAGCAACGACGTTATTTACTACAACGTCAGTCCAGTCATGAACTAGTGATACAAAAACTTGATAAACCCCTGAAACTATGTCGGCATCAGATGCCAGACTAAGGCTAGCGACATATGATAGGCCCTGCTTAGTATAGGACTGAACTGCCATTTTAGACCCTGAACTTCGCTTTAAGCGTTGCGCGTGATAGTTGCGGCAATGCGCTGAAGTTTCCTTTCAGTTCTACAATATATTTCATCTCCGAAACTGGGACAGTATAGTCATAATAATATACGCCAGCAGATTGTCGGGTTGCAGCCCCCGTACTCACAAGCCTTAAAGAGTCAGCATTGTAGATGGTAAATGTTACAGCATTAGAGTCTGCGTCAATCAAGGTATTAGCTTGATTTCTAAATGTCCCTTTTACTCTAATTGTATCTCCGGTATAAACTGTTGTTGTTGTTGTCATATATGTATTATACCCTTCATAACCTTTAAAGGCCAGAAAAAATTATATCTCCTGTCACTAAGGCATTAATCTCAATAGTAATATTGTAATCGTCTAACTGCGTTATTTCAGGGCTGGTAATAGACTTAATTTCCATAGTTATATTAATATCATCAATAGTATCTATGTCAACTGTGTCTGAGTCCTCAATGCTCATTGTAACCGGCACTCTGCTTAATATTTCTATAATACCCTGTACCGGTTCCGGTTGACTATAAAAGAGCTTAATAAGGGCACCCAGGGCCGTTACAGCGCCTTGTAGGCGCTTAGTCGATGCCTTGCGAATAGCCCCATTTAGAGACTCAATACCCGCCAAACGAGCAGAGGCTTTTTTGCGAATCAAGCCAGATGAAGATACTGACGCTATGAAGTTTCGAACTATTGATTTTCTTGCAACCACAGAACCGCCCGATGTGAGGAAAGCAATAAATCTTCTCCTCGGAGTCTTGCGAAGAAGCGCCGAGGAAGATATTACGCCAGCAACGCTTCTTCCAAATCGCTTGAATGTCGTACCAGATGAATTAACGGTTCCAGCAATTAACCTATGCGCAGTAACCCGGGAGGAAACCAATCCACTAGAAGATATATGAGATATGAACACGGCGACAAATCTACTAAGTAAGTGAAGACTAGATCCTGGGGATATGCTCCCAGCAAAAACCCTACGAGGGGCTTTCTTAAGAGCAGCAGATGACGTAATAGAGGCAGCGATATTTTTAGATGACTTTTTGCGAATTGCCGCTGAAGGGGATATGGAAGATATGAGCCTGCGGGACATTCTTGCAATTTCGCTCCCCGAAGAAGATACGGCAGATTGAAATTGTTTTGAAATTTTTCTAACCAGATTAGACGATGAAGAAATAGCGCCTAATATGTTTTTCTTTATATATTTACGAACAATCCCAGACGCAGATATGCTACCAGCAAGATTACGCCTAAACGATATTTTTTTATTTAATATAGCACTTGAAGTTATATATGCATATATTTTTGTACGCATATATTTATTAACAACTGCATTAGATGTTATATATGCTGCAATTATTTTTTTAATAGTTTTAACATTAATATAAGATCCTGCAGAGGATATAGACCCAGATAGTGAAACTGTAATTATAGAAACATGCGGATTAGAGTTTAATCTAAATACAGTTTTTGTGCTTCTACGTGACCTAGCCATTACCAGTTAGCCGATCTGCTAATTCCCTGCATTGCTGGTTTTAAATTAGAAACAGATATATCATTTATTGACATACCTTTTATATCATTAAATGCAATAGGGATAGAGGTAGGATAGTTACGCAAAGAGTCCATTATAAAACCGCTAGAGTCACCATATTTAGTCAATGGAGTTGAAGTATATGAAAACTGGTCAGCTGGAGCTCCAGTATTAGATGCAGGAATATCAACTATAAACTTGACAGTAAATAGACCACTATCTGCTGGAGAGGTTATAACTTTAGCGTTCCAAAAATCTTCGTAGTTTCTATCCAACTGAGAGGTAGCACCAACAGTAGCAATAGTGGTAGACACGCCAGCCTCAACTTTGACAAGAGAGCCTCCAGGAGTAGAAACATTCGGGGTACCACTGGTCTTGCCATTGTAGTGAGAACCAAAAACCAGATAATAATAATTTAATAACTTACCGTTTCCGTCTTTGGAGCCAAAAAAATAAAAATATGTTGAGCCAGATGTATCTGTAGTCGTAGTAGCTTTGTATGGAGGAACAAGTAGATATTGAGAAGTTCCAATCGGAGATACATCAACTCCATTAGACTGTATAGGAATATTGACTTTCTGAGTTGCTACTGATTCTAGATGACATACGGCATACAAACCACCAGAAGCATTACCTGCTGTTACAGTAAATCCAACACTGCTGGCTCCCGAGGTAGCGTCCCCAACAGCAAACCCCGGAGTTGTAGAGTTATACCAATGAGATGTAACTGCGTTTGTAATAGTAGGTGATGCAAACGCAGAAAATCTATACAAAAAACCAATATTGATGCCACCAATAGATGAGTCTACAGCAGCGCTAAAGGGTAAGGTATAAGCCAACACAGAACCTGTACTGGCAGCAGCCGCTCCGCTTGTGGTGGCAGAGATAGACGTAAAATTAGTTCCATCTATGGAATAACATAAAGCAGATATTACGGTTTGGCTAGCGGCAGTAGTTATTACAATACTTGCAGTACTTGGAGAGCTAGATACTGCAGCATATAAAGAAACCCTACGAGTTCCTACAATTGCAGTAGTAACATTTGACCAAGTCATTCCAGCCCCAGTTACGCTAGTAGGTAAAGCAGCATTGCCTGCGCTTGAAGCTAGTTGCGTAATAAATAAAAGAGTTGTTCTATATGCTGTAGGCGCAACTGACACTGGCACAGTAAACGTAGAGACGTTTTGAGCAATAGTTGGCATAGTAGTTAAAACATTTGTAGCCCTATATGCCGGTGTTGATTGTTTTAGATAAACAAGACCTGCCATAGAAGATTTAACTATATCTGTATCAACAACTAGAGGTGAAGCAGTCTCAGTTAATTTATTTATAGACCCAAAAGTATAGACAGATGCAGCAGGAACTCCAGTAGCACTTGGCCATGAGTCAGCAGTAGCGGCAGTAGCAATATTAAAGTCTTTATCTAGAGAAGTTTTATTGGACAAGGGTGCAATCCAATGCTGTATTTATATTAAATACTTCAAAAGCTTTTAATGCTTTGATTAAATCTGACTCGTGACTAGCCAGCTCTAGTTGATGAAAGAAAGTCTCAAAGTTGCTCATATTAAAGAATTTTCCATCAATCAACATATCTGGGAGTTCAGCGTTACCTCCATTCATAATATCGTTCATCCATGAAATAATAGATAGATGAATAGTATCAACAAAATATAAAGAATTAATATAATCTTGAATATTATTTTCATCAAAAGTATCATCAACGCCATGAAGAAAATCTATATAGAATGTTTTAGTTTGAGCAAGATGTTCTAATAACGCATTGTAACTACGTTCCCATGAAAGATTTATAAAAGGCCAGTTATTGTACGATAACAATATGGTATAAGCATATATGTCATTCATTTCAAAACTGCAAATTGCAACATGTTTATTGTAACTAACAAGAGTAAATTGCTTAAATTGATTTAAATCAATAGGAGAATAATTAGGCGCACCTGCAAAATTATTGCAAGCAAAATTACTTGCAAGATACAACGCCATTGCATCCAGATTCTGATTATAGAGCATATCTGCTCTAAATGGGTCTTCAGTAGTACCTGAGCCTAAATATCTTACACAAAAATAGTATAAAGACATGACTACTCCTGCCAGACAATACCAACAGAAGCATTGACCGAAGCTGCAGCGGTTACACGCAAGCGCAAGAAAGCACTCACAGGAATTTGAATTTCACGATCAAGTGGATACTGAACTAAGATGCCAGACTGAGGGTGAACATAGTGAGACTCTAGAGCATTAGTCACACCAATAGTGCCCTCGTTGGTAGATGTATGCTTAGCAACAGTAACCGCAGCATCATACTTATCAGTATACTTTTCTGCTGTTATAGATGTTCCAGTAATTCCACCAGTACCGCGAATTAATTCAACCTTAATAGGTGCTCCAGAACCAGAAGTACCATCAAATTCTACCCACCAACTTAAGATAGTAGCTCTCATAGTTGAAGTAGTTCCAAGCTCCATTAATGTTTTTAATGCAGTACCTGTTGAAATGCCAGAAAGACTGGCAGTATAAATACCATTTGCCATATTAGCCTCCAGAGTTAAGCGTTAAATCGTAGGTAGTCTCAAGTGAATCTCCACTGCTTAAGTTAATGGCAGAGAATACTGAACGGTCTAAAAGAGTCCCGCCAGCAATAGCCGCTTGAGTAAAGATACCATGCTCAGTAACAGCAGCGCTTCCATCTAAAGTATTAGTAGCAACAGTACGAAACACATTGGCCGAAGGGTTAGACTTAGTTCCCGCAGGACGAGTGCTATCTACTGCATAAGCAGTAGTAAGCTCAGAGCCAAGAGCAGTATTGGCAGCAGACTCTGCGCCAGTTCCAATGCCAAGACCGTGGAAGTTAAAGTTTCCAGCGCTAGCGTTTCCGTTAAGTCCAGTAGCAATAGCCGCTACACCAGCGTCAGTAACAACACGCATAGAAATAATACCAAGGTCTACAGTCTCACCATCTCTGACGACAGTTCCCCAAAGCATCCCAAAAAATGTGGGAATGTTGTTGTCATAAGCCATCTTAGCTTTCTTATATCCACGATAGATATTTTCCCAGTTCATAGTACGATAGTTGCGTACCTCACGGCTAAGCCTTGAATGCGGCATAGCATATTCATTAATTAACTCGTTTAAATCCGGCGAACCCTCGCTAGCGCGAATTACTTGAATACCAAGATTTCCAGCAGCTGCAAGTGAATGCGGACTATTTTGCTCTGACTTTTTAAGTCCAAAAACAGACATTTATTCCTCCTAAGGATGACAGGTGATTACCCTATACCTAGTTTCTCACAAACTAGACTAAGTAGCAACTTTATAATTATAATAAGAACGCAATTCATCAGAAGATGCATTACGAAATCTTTGTGTTGACAGCAAAATTTCTGATTCTGCTTTGTAAACCAATTGATATGGATGATCGCGTGAAAAATCCACACCATCAGCAGTTAAATATCCAACGCCAGTCTCCATATAAAGCAAGACTTTTTCCATCTAAACAGTATAGCAGAAAGCGGCCCCGAAGGGCCGCTCTCCATTACGCTAATAGTTACTATTAATTAGAAACTACGAACCTTAATGTTCTTTACGTGGACGTAAGCCTCGGCGTTCTCAATCTGAGAAGCAACACGGATAAACTGTGTGTACTCGATTGTGTCCTTCTTCGGCTTAAACTCGCGATAAACAACGATATCACGCTGAATACCCCAAATCCTGTTGTCCGGGAATGTCAACTCAAGCACACCATGGTTGCCAGAGGCACCAGAGTATGATCCAGCCTCAGTCTCGGGGAACAAAGGAACTTCCTTGAGAGTAATGCCGAACGGACGGATTCCCTGAACTACAGCGCTACCGCCTCCAGAGCCTGCACCCGTACCGGCATTGACAATAATGTCACCGAGAGTGCTTCCTGGCGAGGGAGCCCCGTTACCATCAATGATACCAGCAGTGCCAGTAGTTGATAGTGACCAAAGGTAGTCCTGAAGCAGACTTGACGAAGTGTACCATGACAGTGCATTGCGGCGCTGTAGGTACTTGTTCGGAAGGTTACGAAGTGCCTTGTCGAAGAGTGAGCGGTTAAGGTTTGCACCAGCCGCATCTACAACAGTGGCATTCGCACGAGCGCGAACGATGTATCCGTCAAGAGCCTTAAGCAGTGGATCTGGGGGCACAATGCCGGTATTGCCATTAATTGCAAGGTCCTCAAGGTCGTTTGCTGTCTGGCGAGCCATAAGCGAAGCGACATGATCCTCAAGGCTTGTGCCCTCAATGTTGTCTTCCAAGCCTTCAGTTGAAAGCTCCCAGTCAAGACGAAGCTTGACCGTTGTCATCGAAATCTTGGAGAACGTGGGGTCCACGTTCGTCCCGTCATCTACCGACTCGGTGGCCTTACGCATAACGCGTGTACCAACACTAACCTTATCGATTTCTACGGTTGGGTTGTTCATTCGCACAACACGTACATCGTTAAGGAGTACTGACTGCTCTACCAAGTAGTCAAGGAAACGATTGGCTTGCTGGGGCTTAAGAAGCCCTCCGCCACCGGCACCAAGTTGCGTAGTAGAAACAACCTTCTCTAATAGTTCTCTAGAACTCATTTTATATTACCTCCTATTAGGACTCGTAGCCCAAAGCTTCTGCGATTTGCACTGGTACGAAGATGCCGCCCCAGAAAGACTCAGCCTTCTTCTCGATGATTGACTCATCGCTTGTAACTTCTTCATCTACTGACTTCTTAACAGCTCCAGCATCCTCGACCTTTTCAATACGGTCGGCAACGCCTTCAACCTTGTCATCAACAGACTTTGTAACTTCTGCCAGCTTCTCATCCACTGACTCAATTACCTCTTCCTTCATCTTGCTGATTTTCTCATCTAGAAGGGAACCAATGCCCTCCATGAGCTTTTCAATATCCATCTCGATACCTCCATTGTTTTCACCATCGGTGATTATTTCATCTGAATCATCAGACTTAGTTACACTATCGCTAGGTGCAGGCATTGATGCCCCACAGTCGCTACAGAATGACGCAGAAGCGTCACACATGGAACCACAGTCAGGACAAGCAACCTCTGTACCTGATTCTTCTTCACCATCTTCTCCAATTTCTACGGAAACGATAGCAATTTCAGCCTCAGCTTTAACGATAGGAGTTACATCATCTGCTTTTTCGATATCAGAGTTACGGCCAACATAAATATTTACGTTAGAAGCTCCCTGAGTATTTGATGAAACAGAATTATCTGCGGACACCCCGTCGGCATCAATTGATTTAGAAACATCGTTAGATGCTTCGCCGTTGATCCAAGTAATAAACTTGGTAATCAAACCAACCTTTGCGTTATCGGATAATGCCTGCACAGACTCTACTGTATCATCTGATACGTTTTCATGCAAATCCATATTGCCTCCTATAGAATGTTTATTTAAATCCTCATAAGATTTATTTGTCTCATTCTCATTTTCTTTTTTCATACGGCTAGAAATAGAGTTAGCCCAAGTTCTGCCAGCGTCTCCGCCCCACAGAGCCCAAGCTATTCTCCCGGCAGATGGAAAACCATCTTCACCGGGCGACCAACCTTGACCTTTTTTATCAACTTCGTGCCTTGCAAAGTAACTAACCATTCTATTAATAGTATCAAGAGGAAGTTGCCTACCGTTAGATAAGTCACGAGCTCGTGCTACTCCTATAGCAGTTCCACCACGATTAAATTCTTTGCGCCACTCCAAACCCTTACGGGCTTCAGAACGAGCACCTTGTGGTGGACTAAAACCATCACTGGCTTTATCAATTTCCATTTGGACTACCTTAACTATAACATCAATATCGAGTTCATCGACAATTCCAACTTCTCTCATAGCATCGCCATGATCGCAGTTAGCATTATCAATTTTAGCAACTCCATGTCGGTCACAGTAAAAAACTTTATACTTAGCAAGATCGTAAGTAAGGGAACCATCAGGAGCCCTTTTAACCATTGTTACAACAGCGGCAGGATTGCCCATGTTGTCTACAAGACTAAGTTCATTCAGCTCATACTGATTGATTCGTCTTATAGTTCGATTACTAATTTTATCCATGTCTTCTGACGATTTTACAATACGTCCACCGACAGAAAAACCCTTCAAGGTTCCGTCAAGGATTTTTTCCCAAGTATCTTGGGCACCTTTGGAAATGTAGGCATCAACCTCAAATCCTCGATACTCTCGACCTTGGTAGGGAACCATGACGGGGCGATAATTAATTGCTTTACCGACAGCCTTTGGTGCATGCATTTCTCGGATATTTCCTACCCAATTCTTGAATGCATCAGCAGAAGCGGCATACTCAATTAAATCCCCTGAAGGATCTACATTATCAGCAGTTGCATAACCTGTCACAATGCGACGAGCTATATCAACTTTGCTGAATGGGATAGATAATGTAATTTCATTTGACATTTATATATATCTCCCTACTCGCAATATGTGGCAATACTGCAGATTGGGATAGCAACGGCTATGTTGTCCCCTGAAGCATACCAGAAGATATGACATATGTCAACTAGCCAAATACAATATAACTAACAGTGCTTGTGCCAATAGTTGCAGTCTGATAGTTTCCCTCAACTGTAACATATTGTGGAGCAGAAGCTGGCAAATATATTGTATACTTACCATCCAAGACAACAGTGGCAGCAGCGACTGCTGAAAACATCCATTTCCTGGTTCTGTCGGTTACAGTAATGGTATTACCAGATGCAGTCTGCCCTGAAGCAATAACTTGTGCAATTTCCATTTTAACCTCTTTCCCTTACGCCCTGAGTATCTTGGGCTTGACCGCGTTCTTGCCCCGTACCATCAGTCTTAGGAGTAGCATTAGAGCCATTATCCTGACCTGACTTAGGTGGAGTTCCAAACATTGCATTAGTATTTCCAGTACCATCCGCAGCAGGCTTTCCAGCTTGTTGCAGTTTTAAGTTAGTGGGGTACATCAATACTTCATCTCCACCAGCAATTGCTGGCAAACCTACTTGAGTTCTTACCTCATTGGGAGTAATAACCTCAGTACGAAGATAACGATCATGAATTCTAGACCGCAAATCTTCATCGATAATATCTAGCTGCTGGAAGAAGAACAAGAACAAGTCACTAAACTCGGTGACAATTCTGTTGATTTTCTTTTCAGCAATGACCTGATCTGGACTCACAACTTGAGTCTTGAATGTCTTATCAGCATCGCGAGCGACTGCCATGTTTGCGTTATCATAAACTCCGACCTTAGTTGGTGGGACACGATACGCAGAAATTATTTCGTCTCTGTTGGACTTTCGGTACTGGTCGAACGAGCCTTCCTGTACTCCGGCCTCAAGCTTCTCAAATCGGATATCAGCATCATTGTTAGATCCAATAGTCGCAGGGATAGGAACAACGAGTGTTCCGTGATTTCGACCTTTAACTTCTTTCTTAAAATACGTAATAAGTTCACGTTTTGAGGCTTCACTTAACTTTACCCCCTTCAAGATAATAGCATAACGGGGAATAGCCTTATTTTCAAAATAATCAATGTTGTATTCTTTAGCAAACTTATCTCCCACAATAGCTGAGATTACAGAAACTGAAGGTGGGATTCCATAGAAAGTATGATTTGGGCTATAAACTTTAAAATGCAAAATTTCATTGGGTTTGGGGTCGTCGCCAATTGGGTCTTTAGTCTCAGAGTCGCCAAAGTTCCTAAAGAAAATAGCAACGCGATTCGCTAGCTGAACGTATCCATCTCGTTCCTTCCTAACTCGCATAAGGCGACTAGGGATATGTCCAACATATCCAACTTTACCAGAGTTAGTGCGACCAATTTCCATGTATCCGTTTCCAGTTACAAGCATATCGGTCCAAATTTTAACCATTGTCTCAGTAAAAGTTTCTTCTTCATTGAAAGACTCAAAAAGAAGTTCAAGACGATCCTGCTCAGACTGATGCATATTGCGAATACGGTCTGCTTTCTCGGCATTGGTGGCAGATCTAGAAACTCTTTTTTCTGCCTTGGTTGTGGGCTTCCAGTTAAAGCCAAGTCCAACTGTATTCATAACACGAGCATCAACAGTTGCATGCAAGAATCCACATTCATCATACAAAGTTGACAAAGTATCTAAATCATATGGAGGTACAGTTACATTAAATAATCCATATCCATCAATATTTAAAGGATCTGAGTATTTACTTTCTGCACCCTCAACGCCTACTAATCTCTTAATAAGACGTTGAGTTTTTTTAGACTGTCCAGATGCATCAACGCGACGAAAAGGGTCAGAACTGACCTTCTCCATTTGCGGCTGAATTAAATCAATATCAATTTCCGGCAAATATACTACAGTATCCTGTGACTCATCTACTAGCGAAATTTCATGTTTCATTATTTAAGGCCCCTCATTATCTGTCGAGCGGCTTCTGCTTCATCTGGTATCAAGCCATTAGCAAAGCGCTCATTCTGTACATCATATTCCATGTCAGAAACTTGCCTTCTTCCAGGCATCCACTTAGGCTGTCCAGTTGCGTCACCCATATAATGAATTACAGCTTTTCTCATTCTAGCTTCTACGTTTTTATCGCCAACTCTTCCATTTAGTGAGAGGAATCGTTCTCCATCTCCTAAGCAACCGCCATCAGGCATTTCCCAAAGGCATACTCCATATGGAGAATCAGACTGAACTTCAGTAGTTTTAGGTGCAAAGTTATTCATATTAAGTCAATCCTATCATATTTTCTATGAAAAGCCAAAGTTTTTTATTGTTTTTTAGATGTTTTTACTGGTTTTAATATAAAAGTGTGAACAGTTTGACATTCATCACAGTAAATATTGATACTAAAGCGTATAGTGGTCTTTTTAGTATCCATCTCTAATTGCTCATCGCACTCATATGAGATATATGTTGATTTCATCAATTGTCCCGCTCAAAAAACCAGTGATAAGTTAACCAGCCCCAAAAGGCCCAAAGAATAGAAGAACTTAAATTGTCTTGATTTAAACTCTTTATAACATTAGACAAGGTTGCACGTTTTTTAGTTCTATGAACAAAAATATCATAGGCAACTACTAAACAAATTAAACCCCACCACTCATATGGAAATGTGCGTTTAAACATATCCTATATCATAGCACTAATCACATTTAGAGTAAACAGTACCGTCAGGAAGATAAGCTACTTCACAGGCTCCCTGATGAATTACCTCAACACCATCTTCATATGTATCATCCTGCTCGTCAATGGAAGATAGAACCTGCTCATGGCGAGACTTATCTCTGTAGATAGTTACGCCCTTGCATCCCATTGCATAGGCATTACGATACAGCCTGTCTGTCTGAGCAATACTATAGTTAGATGGAGCATTGGTTGTCTTGCTAATTGCCGAATCTGTCCATCTCTGAATAGCGGCCTGAACCTTGACATGCTCATCTGGATCTAAGTCTTGTGCGGTAACACAGTAATCTGGCAGGTCACTAATCTTCAAACCTAACTCTTTAAGAGCTGGCACGACCTCAACATGGACACCTAACCTTGATGTGCGAGTATACTGCCAAGAATAATATGGCTCTATACCCGTAGATGTTCCCATCATCGTGCCTGTGGTCCCTGTGGGGGCCTGTGTGAGCAAGCAGACATTACGTATCCCGTGAGTCCGAACTCGCTCACGCACAGAAATTGGCATGGCCTCCATAAATCCAGAATTTAGCATTCTCTCGTCATACATAGAGAAAGCACCTTTTTCCATTGCAAGGTTTACGGAAGTATGATATGCCTGCTCAGCAATAAACTGATACAAAGTATTTATAAAAGATACAGACTCATCTGACCCATACTTAATACCCAGACGCAGCAAAAGCTCACCTAGCCCCATAGTTCCTAATCCGATACGTCGGTTGCCTCGGTGATTAACTTCAATCTCCGGCAGGTGATAGTTATTAACATCAATGACATTATCCAAAAATCTTACTGCAGTTTGAATAACAGAAGTAAGCATAGCCCAGTTCATACCAACACCACTTGCAGATATAAACTTGGATAGGTCAAGCGCACCAAGCGTGCATACACCGTATGCCTCTAGAGGCTGCTCTCCGCAAGGATTGGTGGCAACAAGCGGAGCAAAATACCAAGAATTAGACATCTTATTACTACGCTCAAGAAAATGTAGTCCGGGTTCCGCAGAAGCCCAAGCAGACTCAATAAGAAGACTCCAGATATCACGAGCTTTTACAGTATCGTAGACTCGAACGGTTCCACCATCTTCTTGCCACTGCTGGAGGTTACCAGTCCATTTTTCGTCATAGATAGGATCCCCTGTTTCTGGGAACACTAAATTCCAGTCTCCATCAGCATCTAGGGCTTCCATAAAAGCATCTGAAATACAGACACTCATGTTTGCATTCTCAAATGCTCCAGCGGTTCTCTTGGCCTGAATAAACTCAAATACATCAGGGTGCCAATCATCAATCATAAGCATCGTCGCCCCACGACGAGAACCACCCTGCTCAATTAGTCCTGTAGACAGATTGAAGATTTGCCCCCAAGATACTGCGCCAGAGGAAATGCCATTAACTCCCTTAACGTGAGCATAGCGAGGACGCAAAGAAGATAGATTGATTCCAACTCCTCCACCACGGCTATGTGTCTCAGCCATTTCTTTGGCTCTGTCAAATACTCCGGTGCGAGAATCTTCAGCACCCGGCAATACAAAACAGTTTTGCAAAGTCAAAGTATCTAAACCTGCGCCAGCAAGGATGCGTCCACCGGGAATAAAATAATCCAACAAGATACGATAGAAATCATCTTCAACATCTTGCTGTATCTCAGGCTTCTCACACGAAGCAAGAGCATTGGCAACACGCCGACGAACTTGAGCAGGCTCTGTCTCCAGAGGTCGAGAAATAAGGTCAAAGTCCTGATAGATTTCTTCACCGTTATAAAGCATAACGACTGCGCCCTTAGCGGTAATTTCAGTCACCCATCCAACATCTTTCTGGGGGAACTTAGGGTCTTTCTTGGTAATGACTAAAACTAAATCGTCAATAGCGATATCACCCTTAAGTGCCTTCTTTGTATATCTATCAAGAAAAATCTTATATCCTTGATATCCCGATTTTGCAAAAAGGGCTGGTATTGCTAGGGTTCGAATTGTGTCAGTCATTTTAATCTCCTTCAGATTTAGTCGGGCGAGCGCCCAGAGCGAAACGTGTATCTACCTTATCACATCGGAGACACCGAAACAAGACCCTACATTGGGATTTGAAGAAGATTATTTAGCAACGGGCCGCCAGTCACAATGCGAGTAACTGACATCATTGTATGGATGTTGGAAAGACTCTTTGCCCGGACTTCCGCCCCACTTACTAATGTAATACCCCTCATTATCTCCAGAGATTGCAGGAAAAATATCAATAACCTCAACAAGAGAATTTTGAGTCGCAGAGCCATAATGATAATATGGAGCAGAGGCGATATTGAGAGCTTTCTTGCCAGCCAATGCAATTCTATAATGATAGTCATTATCTTCATAATAAGCTGGAGCAAAGTTTTCATCAAAGAGCCCCACGGTAGAAACAATATCGGGGCGAATCATAAAGCATGAAAAGTCCGGGTGCTCTGTATAGTCGATTAGGCTATTGGCATAGTCTAAAATTAGATAAGGGTCATCTAGAAAACTATGAACATTGCATCCAGTCACCATCACGACACCATCTTTTTCTTGGTCTACAAAGGCCGTAATTAAGTTGTCAATACATTGAGGAGAAAACATGATATCGTCATTGATGACCAAAGTAAAGTCATGCCCCCGACCTTTTGACCAAGCTACGCCTTCATTCCACGCAGCAGACAGCGGCCTATTGACAATATATTGAGGTATAATCTTAACTTCATATGTTTCATCTGTCTTGATGCTTGAAATGGCATCTACGGCTTTTTTAAATTGATTGAACACTGGTATAACTATTCCTATTTTCATATTTTCTCCTACAGATTGTACGGTGGATTATCGGGTTTAATAGCCACAAATGTTTCCATAATGTGACTATGATTATAGTCACGGCTCAATAGCTTAAACTTTGATTTGTGATCATAGCTATCGTGCTGACCAAAATAGTCTCCGCTGAGATGGTGTGCCGTATCGAGAGTCCAGACATAAACATGTGTTGGATCAGCCCATATTGACTGGTGATTTGTTCCGGGAATATATCCAGGAGTGCTGTGGTAGAAAGTTCCACCATCTTTCAAGACTCGATAAATTTCATTAAACAGTTCAATCATACAATTACGTTTAATGTTGTTGTTATATATAACTGCTGGAATATGTTCCAGCAAATCGTGTGCGGTTACATGGTCAAAGAAGTTGTCTTCATATGGAATAGAGCTGATAGCAATATCAGCAATTCTGTTTTCAAGTAGCCATGGACGAGAGACTGGGCCAATGTCAACCCCATATCCGTCATATCCATCCAATATCCTATTGGCTCCGCCAGCACCTAAGTCTAATTGCCTCAATGTCATAATTGCTCCTTTAGAAGATAGATATCTGCATGCGCCAAGATAAGGCTGAAGGCTTTAATTGCGTTTCTAGCCATTGGAAGTATAACCTATGTTGAAGGGCATCCTCGGAAGGGGGCTCTGTCCATGATGAATCGAATAGCCTTCAACTACAAAGATGGGCAAAACGGAACTGAATTCTTTAGTCCATTGATACTCCGCAATATTATATATTGTAGAATCTATTCCAATATCGTTTATTCCATAATTATATTTTTTTAACCATTGCTTGGAAAATTCTACATATTTATCGCTACGGTTTGCTGTAACACCGCTATAGTGATCAAACTTAATGCCAATAGTAGCCATATGATATCCCAGACCTAACACTTTCAAACTTAAAATGCGGTCATAGAAATGATGAGGAGCGCGCCAATCTTCAAACGCATCAGTCTTAGATGCAATATTCAAAAGTGCTTCTTTTTTAAAGAACAATCCAACACCGTCAAAGACAACGCTAGGGGACAAACCTTCCATCCGTTCTCCATGATGCAGTGAAGCAACTTCGTGACAATCGCACGAGCCCCATTCTTGGCCCAGCATGTTAGACATAGAGCCTTCTCTACCTCCGTTTGGCTGAACCCCTCTTGCCCCAAATAGCCCTATCAAGCCGAGACTCGCATCGTCAGCAAAAGATTTAACGACTCTTAAGTCCCACAATGGCTCATGAATCAAAACATCATTATGCATAAAACAAACGATGTTCGCATCTGCCTTTTTCATTCCCTGCCGGAATGTAGCCAAGACTCCTGTATTAGATTCATTACGAACATAGGTTAACTTAATTGAAGAATTTTTAATCAAAGATTGAATGTCCTCTTCATGTGAAATATCAGAACCATTGTCGATAGCAACTAGCTGGGTGTCACCGTGGGTATATTTCACCAAATTAGCTATAGCCTTGGAGGTGAATTCCCACGAGTCAATAAAAGGGATTACGATAGATAGACTAGGTACGCTCATATAGACGATTTCCTAATATCCCGATTACCTGCTGAGCAATATGATCCCATGTCTGATTTCCATGAATTATCCTCGCACCGTACATAGCTTTCTTTTTATGATTTTCCCAATCATCAACTGCCGATTTCATTTGAATTCTTAAGTCTTCTAAATCAGGCTCCGCCCACAGCCCAAGATGGATGCCATTGCCTTCAGTCCATGATGCCTTCAAAGGCATAGACAACTCAGCAAAATCTGCAGTAGCTGTTAAATTAGTAGCAATAGTAGGAAGCCCTGTGGCAATACCCTGAAATGGTATAAATCCAAAGCCTTCCCCATTAGTTGGGTATACAAGACAATGTGCCTTATGATACATCTTGACTAAATCAGTTTCTGATAAGTCTGAATCAACTACCGTCACTTGTGGATGATTGGAAATATTGCCACCGTAGTAATTTTCTCGTCTCCATCGGCCTTCTGAAACTCCAGTAGATTTTATGAGAAGTTTTATATTAGATTGTCCATCAAATAAATCTAAAAATGCATCAACAACTTTTTGGCAGCCTTTGCGCTCTACGCTCCCACCAACGTGCAGGAAAACAAAATCTTCAGTCAAAGTTCTTTCTTGAATAGTCCAAACTTCTGGGTCTATACCATGAGGGACCATATGAATGGTATCATTAACTTCATATTGCTTAAAGATATCTAGACAAAAATTGGATGTAGTCCAAATTTCATCTTGTTCTTGCATATAATGTTTCCATGTATCGGGGATAACCGTAGACTCCCATGGAGTATACCCAACTTTATATTGCTGTTCAGTTCCCGTATACCACTCAGGTTGAACAAAAGAAACATGAACTTTTGGATTATTATTGTTATATCCAACGTATGTCGAACGATTCATCAAAGCTCGAATAAGACTGGTAGCAGCCACTCCATAACCCATCAACGTGCCTACTGACGGTGTAAACCAAGACAGCGCCCCATAATTGTCAGGAACTAATGCTGAAATGCTCTGCGTTGGCAAATCAGATACATTCATTTAAATTAACTTCCTCTCCATTGAGCCAAGACAATACTTTAACATTCTTTTCTGACATAGACTTGGCAAGTTCGATAGAGATATCCTCCACAACTGGGCGCTCACAGTGCGAACACAGGGCAGCAGCAGTTGCTAGATTTTCATCTCCAATAAATATTGTTACATATGTAGGGTCAATAATGACTGACTTTCCACAATCGTCACAATTAATAATACACACTATCTCTAAATCCATAATCACATTATACCATCGCTAAATGAAAAGCAAAAACAGATAGAAAATTATAGGTCAACAGAGCCAAGAGTCTTAGTTAAGATTCGCTCAAAAGCAACAGACAAAATACGTTCAGCCATATCTAATGCAATATCAGATGTCTCATATAAATTAGAATTAATTCTTATCTTTCGGTCACCAAAGTATGTATCAACAGTATAACCTCCACGACTATCTTCAATAGCGTGAATACTTAAGTTGATTGGTCTAACAAGCTTATTTTTATTTGCCATTTTAAAAGTTCACCTTTTTTAGAGATTTTAAGACAAGGAGTACAGTAATAGCGCATCTTAAATCGATAATCATCATGCATCTCTACTTTAGATGACGCAAAATTTCCACACTTAATACATCTCATTTACTATCCTCCGAGAAACAGTGTACCACAACTTGTGGTGACGTATTTACCATTAGATCTTAGATACGCCAGCATATCGATAACACGCATGAAATTCATTGCTAGTTACTTTAAGCTTGTCATAAATATGAATAACTTTATTTGAATCTTTAAATACAATTTTTACAGCTGGAACTACACGGCTGTTAGTTTTTTTTCTATGCAATGGTCCACCAATAAAATAGCTAACATACATAAAGCTATTATACGTTACATCAAAAAATATAGCTATAAATAACTTATATAATATAACTATGCAGTTGACTCATCGGCAACCCATGCAACCATATCGCAACTAGGGCAAGTGCCCAGTCTCCATATTGAACGTCCGTCGCTGGGGACAATTGCAATTAGTCCACACCTAGCACAAACACATCTAGTTTCAGTTTCAGATTGACTCATAATATTATTTACCAAGCCTTCAGTGATTGTGTTTTGATACGCAATTTGGTATCAGGATCAAGCGTCCAATCGCCATCAAAAGCTTTCTTGGAAATGACAACGTGCATCGCTATCTTTATACCCGCAGCCTTCTGAGATTCATACTCCTCAAAGTAATAACCCATATGAGTTGCAGCAGTCGCCCCACTAGCAAAGTCTATACGCTTTTGTCCAAACTCTGTGTTCCAGATAGGGACACCATATTTTGCTATTCCCGGCCAAATCCACGTTCCTGAAGTTCCTTTAGCGGTTCCACCAAACCAGACTGTACGGTTACGCTTGACAGCCCACCAACCGGGATGGTTAGCGTCTGGGCCAGACTTCGGATTATATTTTGTCTCATAAAGATGCTGTCCTATGCCACCAAATAGGGCGCTAAACCCTGTTAGCCCTCCGGCCTTCGCAAGACGGTCTATCTCGGCAATAAGTAGCGGTAACGCTGACTGAGGCCACTTGTTGGTAGTACCACCGTCATCGTTGCCATATGGCGACATTCCTGCGGTAACGAGAATGATATCAGGATTCTTTTTTTTGCAAGCAACGGCAACGTCATACATAAGTTGAGCTTGCTGCTTCCATGTTTTATCAAAAGTGCCTTGCCAGAATACTGCAGTCAAATTCCATTCATTGCCAATTTCTATAGCATCGCAACATGGTGCTAACGATGCTACCCAACTAATAAAAGATGCTCTTATTGTTGGAGCAGTAAACATATTATCGTAGTTATGAGTTTGAGTTCCCCCAGAGTTATATTGAACTACAGCAAGATGCTTCATACCTTTAGCACGTATAGCGTCGGTCTGAGTTTTGATAATAGCGGCAGAAATATTCCACCCATACTCGGGTGATGTGCGTATCCACTGAGCGCCAATACTGGCTGCTAAATCAAGGTTTGCTGTTGAATAGTCGGCGCATAGGCCAAGATGATTATACCAAGTTTCTGCCATATCTCTATATTATCAAATAAATGACTTTGAGTCAAGGCATAGAAAAGCCCGCCGTTTCCAGCGGGCTTCTCATAAGGTAGCGGAACCTTAAATTAAATTACGCAGGAAGCCAAACGCTTCCAACGGCATTCGTAAGTCGAGCAGCAAAGGTCGACGCTGCAGCAACAGGCGCAGCCGTAATGCGAGTGGGCTGATAGCCCGTTGTAACGATGTCAACAAATGTTGCACCACTAATAGCAACATCAGCAATCACCGAAGCAGCAGCAGTTGCTCCTGTACGGTGAGCTACAGTCGTAGCAGGAATAAATCCTGCCTCTGTCTTGTAAAGTACTTTAATGCCAGCATAAGCAGCCATAATATTTCTCCAAAGTCCCCGAGCAATTCGGGGGAGTCCCCAGCAATTGGGGTATGCAAACCTAATCAGTAAGCATATTTTAGCATAAGCTAAAACTTATCGACTATTTTTTAATTGTAACAACAGACACCTTCTGAGGGGTAACATCTATTGCCTTTGGTTTATTAGAAGAAGATGCTTGCTGGGGATTTTTGATTCCCCCACCGCCTGCTCCTATCGTACCTGTAGTAATAGCCATGAGACTATGTTACCACAGTTTTAGTATATAGCAAAGATTATACTTTACTGTTACCCAATAAATCTGGACGAATAGCCAAAGCTTTGACTCTCCTATACTCAAACCAATTCTTTGGTCCCTTATAACAACCTGGACATCTGACTACAGAGTTTATAAACCTAGGAGCAGATTGTCCGTGACCTTCTGGCCAATCATTAGGCCAATGGACAATATGTCCACACTCATGCATCTCAATAAACCAATCAGATGCAATAGAATTTATTTCATCCACCGTCAAAAAGACTTTCTCTTAATTCTAAAATATCTAGAGCAGCTCTGTCATAAAATTCTGATTTAGCTATTTTTTCTCCACGGCCAAATAGATGCCAAGATGTAGACTCAATATCTGAAACTAAACACTTTGTATTTCTAGATGAGCAATCACAAGCAACAACTAATAACTCCGCACCATGAAAATAAGATAAAGTACCCATAATTAACTCTTCAGAGATAACATCTTTAATTGGCACAAGATACAATTCAATAAGTGATTCGGAAATAGTATTTCCTAAAATTGCAATGTTAACAATTACACTATATGAAAAACTACTATCGTCTTCAAAATCGCAACGAGTTTGAGCAAGCTCGGTCATTAAAAATTCTGATATTTCTTGATTGATAGTCACTTAGTCCCCTTTGGGCGGGTGGTGTGGATGTTGCAAGGCAGCATACATCACTCAGGGAGCTGGTGCGTCAACATATCTTTCTTTTTTTTTAACGCACTCAAGACATCGGAAGGATCTAATTGATTAATTATAAACTCAAGGGAGTCAATATATTTTTCCACTGAGGGCCAAACGGTATTCAAAACTTCGCGAGTGATGCAGGTACCGCAATGGTGTATATCTTCCCAGCAGTCTAGGTAAGCATCTTCAGTGCCTTCGGGAATAAATTCTCCGTCAAGCATTTTTGCTGCATTTGCAACAGAGATTTCAAATTCTTTTTCAAAAACTATTCTTTGATTGTCTATTAACATAGCAGTTTATTTTATTCTTGAGTTAAAGACTCAAAATGAGCTGTAAGCAAATATATAATATAATCTTCTATATTTAATCCGGCTTGCTCTGCAAATTTTTCAATAGATAAAGCAAGATTGTCTGGAATATCAATTACTCCAGAATATTGAAATGCATCAGTATTATAAAAACTTAATTGCATGTTTTATCTCCAGTTAATTATTGAGTATGTTTTTTGACATCCAAATACGGGTTGCTACAATCAAAGTACGCTCATCGTGAAAGACGGTATTGTTGATTTCATTTAACAAAATTTGAATAGCAGCGCTCTTGTCCATCAAGGCAATGATAGCAGTTCCAAACCAGCCGATCAACTAGTTTGACAAAAAAAAATTCTCGTTTCGCTTGCGCCGAGCAAAAATCTCTGATACTCTGCTCTTATACTAGCTAGCCAGCTAGATATAGACTGGCCTCCATTCTAAGGATACTAACTACTAATGAAGATAGATATACATAAGGGTTTTGTAAGGCTAGATGGCTATGAGGCTACTGATCTTAGCGTAGTGAATGCCGCGCGCGTATCGTTCGGTCAGAAAAAAGATTTCATGGATGAATCTGACGTTGGACTGATAAAATTTCTGATGAAAAATCGTCACGGGACTCCATTTGAACATAACTTTTTCAGATTTCATATCAAGACCCCAATCTTCGTAGCTAGAGAATGGATGCGTCATCGGATCGGAAGTTTCAATGAGTTCAGCATGCGTTACTCTGTTTCAGAGTCAGAATTTTATATGCCAGAAATAGATCACTTTAGAACTCAAACAGGGAAGCCTGGTTCTTATACTTTTGAACCAATGGACGACTCCACTGGACAGGTAGGTTTTAGTCAACGTCAAGTTCAAGAAGTTTATGATTTTGCTCATCAAACTTACAAGCAACTTCTGGCTCAAGGCGTAGCAAAAGAAATTGCTCGCATTGTTCTCCCAGTAGGAACTTATACAGAATTTTATTGGAGCATCAATGCTAGAAGTTTAATGAACTTTGTCTCCCTTAGAAATGCCCCAGAAGCCATGCTTGAAATCAGAGAGTTTGCTTCAGCCATAGAATATCTTTTTAGTCAAATTATGCCAGTCACTCACCAGTCATTTCTTGAATTTGGCAGGGTTGCTGTATAGCAATATCTATGTCATAATTTATCTATGTCACACCTCTTTTTCGCAGCTATGTCAACCACAAATGTCGCGATTATTGCAGCCAGCAGTTCTATTATTGTAGCCGCAATTTCTTCCATTATAAATTGGCGTGGGGTAAAAGAAAAAGTTGAAGTAGAAGCCGACACAACTCTGTTTGCAGCGTATAACGATGTTGTTCAGAATCTTCAAACAGAAGTCACTAGACTCCAGAATGCGTTAGATGCCATTAGAGCAGAGATGTACAGATGTGACGAAAGTAACAAAAAACTTACTACTGAAATTAGGCACCTTCAGATATGTGTAGATAGACTATCTATCAATCAAGACAAAATTTCAGGCTCTCTGCAAATTCAGCAACACCCTATTGAAGATTAATTTGCAATTATTCATTTTGTACTACTAAATATGATAGGATTTAAATATGGAAAAACCTAATGTAGCGGCAATTGCAATATCATATTTGCTATATGTATTTTTTGTGGCATGGATCACAATGTTAACCCTAGGGGCTCTTCAATATAAAATTTCATATTCTTTAACCATCAGCGCTTTACTGACTGCAAGGTTGGTTTACACGGTAGTTAAAGGAACATTCTCCAGTGAGTGAATTTTCCTCAGCTGATCATATTGAAACAGATAATAGCCTTGCAATATCTGTAAAGGTATTTAAAGATAACGATGATTATCTATCAACTTTTTTTCTATCCATTCCAGATCGGGATGTTGAGATTGAAGAATTTAAAAGTTTGATATTGGGAATAACAACTGCAAAATATAAAATGGAGCAACTCTTGGAGATTTTTGATAATGGGTTCAATACTTGACAATGGCGGAATTGCCATTCCGCATAGAATCCCCGGATTTCCTTATCCAGATAGATACTGCCCACATTGTGAGCAGGCGTTGATTATTGAAACCACTTGCCATATTGAAAACAACCCTATGGATTTTAAAGTAATATATCAATGTCACAATGATGATTGTGTGTTTTTAGACAATATTACTCATTATGCATATATGAGAGTATACTATTCATCGCCAGAAGCTGAAAGTTTATTGTATAAAATGCTTCTTCGTTTCTTTAAAAGACAAGGTAAACGCAATGCTGTCTGATTATTCAGTAGGTTATGTTAACGGTCTTAAGACTGATACTCAATATGCAATTATTGCTACTCTAGATAAGATAGAAGCATTGTTGATTGAGAAAAATCGTCGCTATGGCGACTCTGCCCTCTCGCCAGTGCGAATCTTCTCTAAGGCTGATCCCGCAGAGCAGCTTAAGGTCCGAATTGATGACAAGATTTCTCGGGTTGCCTCTAGTCAGTCGGATGAAGACGAAGATGTTATCATTGATCTCATTGGATATCTAGTTCTATATATGATAAGCCTTGATAAAAAAAAAGAGACTGGCTTAAATAAGTGATACCCCTTACAGATTTTTTCTGTAATTTGTGTGGTCTTAGAGTTGAAAACAGGATATCATGGTGTTTATTAAATACAGGCAATCGGATAGTGCATAAGCAATGTGCCACTTTATTTGTTCAGCAAGGATATGTTCAAATGGAACTTTTTGAATATACCGACTATGTCAGTATTTGAGCACTTGCTCATTTGCTGGAATTGCGGTAAAATGGGTAAACAGTCTCATCATTGCATTCTTTGTGATGAGGAGTCAGATAAATGTAAATGTGAGTTTCCTGTACTTTGGGAACACTATCGTTGTAGCCAATGTCAAGTGACATGGTAAAAGGAGAATAATGACAACACCAAATCAAATTGTTGATACAGCAAGATCTCAGTTCGGGAAGCCATATGTCTATGCGTCTGCCCCTGCTGTTTCAGTTCGTAATCCTCGTTCTTTTGATTGTTCTGGATATACCCATTGGGTTTTTGGTCGAAATGGGGTATCACTTCCGAATGGGAGTTGGAATCAAGCAATCATGGGAAGAGATAACCATACGTTAATCTCTATCGACCAAGCTATCCATACTCCCGGAGCATTGCTCTTTATGGGAGCGAACAGCGGATACTCTGGGTATGGTCCTTCTGGGCATGTAGCCATATCGCTAGGGAATGGTAGTACCGCAGAAGCCCGCGGAACAGCATATGGTGTTGGCTCCTGGTCTGCTTATAATCGTCCTTGGACTAATGCATGCCTCGTTCCTGGTGTTACATATAATGTCCCGCAAATTAAAGCGAGTGATGTTCTTAAAGGTGATCTTATTAATAAAGTTAAAGATGGTCCTATTCTTAAGGGAGGGTCCCAAAATGAAGAGGTCAAGTATTGGCAGTGTGCGTTGAACTATGCCAATGGGACACATCTTATTGGAGATGGTTCCTTCGGCCCGCAAACCACTGCGGCGACCAAAGATTTTCAACGGTTCTGGAGGCTCGTGCCTGATGGTATTGTGGGACCCAAGTCTCGCTCGCTTATGGTCTACAACATCTCTATTCGTTAATATCAATGATATTAATGAGTCTTTTAGTCCCGAGGCTAGACGGCAGAACACGAAGTTTGTATATAGACCAAAGCGAGACAAAGAAAAGCAAGTCCAGTTTGGAGGAACCGATGCAACGATTAGACGGAATGCCTGACATCAAGATTGTTACCATCACACTAGATGAAGAAACAGGCGACCTCGAAATCGATTACGACATCGGCAGTTTCTCTGAAGGTTGGGCTATATATGGCATGTTGAATGGTGCCCTAGAAATTATGCGAGATCATCTTGTCAACGGTGCAAGACATGAGGACGACGAGGATGACTCTTTCTAAATGGGCGATTCACAGATTGGTGATTGGGTACCTCCTTGGTTGGATAATGGCGAATCTCTTCTTGAGATAGTTGAGACTGCCCGTCATTTAGATAATGCTCTATCTTGGCAGATTATTGTAAATATTCTTCAGCGTCAGATGCTTGTCGATTTAAAGATAGCTCGTGAAGTAAACTACATGTTTAACTCAGATGCAAACGAAGAAGCTCTACCCTATATGTGGGATGAAGAGTTTAGGATGAAAAATCTTGGAAAATTCTGGAGCGCCTTTCCAGAGGATTATGAAGACCCCGATGCAGATGAGGATGAAGACGATGAGTGATATTTTTTGGGAGATATTTTTTGGAGTTTCCTACATTGGCATTCTATGTATATTGTGGGCTATTGCCAATTTTGGTCTATTGTGCGACAAGGAGAAATAATGAATCAAGATATTTTTGCTACCAGTTACACTGAAATTCTTATGTTGAAGCGAGAAATTGCTGAATTGGAGAATAATGTCCAGATTTTGACCGTTAAGAATAATGAGTTGTCAAAGTTGGTAAAACATTCTCCAAAGAATTGTGGTTGCAATCACCTAAATCCCAAATTTGATGTGCTATAATCTCAATATGATTAGAGTACGCAATGCACAGGTATACACAGACAATGCAGGAGAGTGGCGTTTTGTTGCTCGTGGTGGAAACTGGAAGACAGTTGGAGCCAGCGAAGAAGGTTTTAAGACTCGCAACTACGCAATCACCAGACTCTTGAGCACTTTCCCTCAGACTGAAACTATTGACGTAATCAACGAGGACAATGAAGCCGAACGGATTACAGAATTTGCTAAAGGCCGCTGGCCTTTCCGCAAGACAATCTGGCGCGCTGCTCAGTAATGTATGAGTATTACGCAACTGTTGCTTCAGTAACTGATGGGGATACAGTAAAATTAGACATTGATTTAGGTTTTAATGTCATATTGCGCAAGACACCTGTTAGACTTATTGGAATCAATGCTCCAGAAATTTCTACCCCCGAGGGCATAGTTTCCAAGACTTACCTCAAAGAACTTATCCCCGTTGGGACACCTGTAATTTTGAAATCATCGAAAGACAAGACAGAGAAATATGGGCGCATCCTAGGAACGCTTGTTTTAGACGAACTATTGTTCCCCCACCTTCAAGGTCGATCTGTCAATAGTCATATGATAGTAAAAGGGTATGCAAAAGCTTATATGCCCTGATAGACAAAGGATGGAAATATGAAAAACTGGTTACTCTATAACAGTGAACGTCTAAACGATGTATTAACAATAGCGCTTCTTTTAATTATTGTTGCAGTTGGTATTTTTATATATGTAGATAGCCGTTCGAATATAAACAATATTCCAGCAACTATTTCTGATAAAATTGAATATGTTACTGGTCCGATTGGACCTACGGGTCCTCAGGGGCCGAGCGGTCTTTTCTATACTAAGTAAAACACTTGATATCTAAAACAATGACCTATGGGTCACTTTTTGCTGGAGTAGGTGGATTAGATTTAGGCTTTGATGCTGCGGGACTAGAATGCAAGTGGCAAGTCGAAAAAGACGAGCGCTGCACTAGCATCCTAGAACGGCATTGGCCTAACGTCACTAGATATGGTGATATAGTTGATATCAACGGATATGACATAGAGCCTGTTGATATCATCACATTTGGGTTCCCCTGTCAGGATGTAAGCAACGCTGGTGTCTATGGTGACACCCGGCAGGGCTTTAAAGGTCAGCGGTCAGTTCTCTTCTTTGAAGCGGCCCGCATTATCCGAGAAATGAGAGAGGCCACAGATGGAATTTATCCCCGATACGCCGTTGCAGAAAATGTTGTTGGACTCCTTAGTGCCGAACATGGACAGTCATTTCTCCGTGTACTCGAAAGTATGGTTGGGCTGGGGGCAATGGCAATCGAATGGCGAATCCTGGATGCTCAAAACTTCGGCTTATCCCAACGCAGGCGAAGAGTCTTTCTCATCGCTGATTTCCATGCTGGAGGAGAGTCCGCACCCACGATATACCCTCAGCCCAAAAGCTTGCGCAGGCATCATGAAACGAATTCAAAGCCGCAACGCCCCGATCCCGGAACAACTCTTGGAGATCCTCCAGCGCCAAGCATCTTTGTATCAACAGGATATGGAAAATACGGCGAAGGAACAATAGCCCCATCATTGGTCGCGAGCACCCATGAACGCGAATCGACCCTCATTGCGGTCGATAACCTCAGACCCGAAACGGGCGGGACCCATCAACTCCGGCGGCTTAGCCCATTGGAATGCGAACGACTCATGGGCTGGCCCGAAGGCCATTGCGCCACGCTCGCAGACGGCAGAGCCGTCAAAGATACACCCAGACTCCGCATGATCGGAAACGGCATCGCAGCACCCGTCGCCCAATGGGTAGCAAGCCAAATCATCAAACACAACAAAGCAACAATAGGTATGCAAACAGGCCCATGATATAGGCGTGTACAATCCCCGGAGAGCCCCCTGTGTGCCCCGTAGAGCGACGAAACATGCGAACCTTACAGAGAGTGCCTACATACCAATAAATATAACCAAACAACCCCAAAAGCCCCCCTTTCATCATAAATATACAACAACCCAAAAATTCAAAAACTTGAATGCAAGAATTCAAAAACTTGAATACATATTTTTGAAAAATTGAATAAATATTAGGAGAAGTCTGTCGTGCTGGCGCACCATCTGCCAGAACGACCTCCAACGACCACGCGGCGTGAGAATCGGCCCATAGCTGGCCACGCTGCGCGGTCAAGCTCCCGATTCTTCGCCTAATCGCGGCCCCGATGCTATGCGCGGCACCCGCGACGCGGTACGCTTTAGGGGCAAGGCCGAGCGGGAGACACCCGCTCGGAATCTAACCAAAGGGGAACAAATGTTCGATTCCACGCTAGACCTACCGGACACCGGTGGCAACGCGGACCGCGCGCAAGTAGTAGGGGAGCAAGATGCCTTGAGTCTCCGCCTCAAGGCAAACGCGGCCCTACTGTTTGAGTCAGAGCCTCGCCTACGTGGTGCCGCGATAGCAATAGCCGCGATGCCAACTAAAGAGCGCCGCGTATGGCTTGCGCGTCTCGCCGGTCACGTAATCGGTGGGAACGTAATCGGTGCCGAGAACGCGAACGCGGTGATAGCGTTCCACCACGTAAGCGTTTAGCACGTAGCCCGCGAGACTCTCGCCTAGTGCGAGAGTCTCAAGGGGTGCGGGTTACCGTACCACCAACCAACCAACCAAAGGGGACATAATGAATCACCACCAGCACCGCGCAGTAGAAATACGGCTTGACGAAATAACGCGCCGAGTGACCGAGGCGATTCTTGGCCATTCCAACGCCGACCGGACTATCCGCGAGATGTTGCTAATGCTTGCGACCGATGGACAGACTACCGCGCTTGAGGCCGCACTAGTCCACACAATCGCCAACGCCGGTAACGTCGCAACCGAACTAATAGCCCTAAGCGCCTAGCACGTAGCCCGCGAGACTCTCGCCTAGTGCGAGAGTCTCAAGGGGTGCGGGTTATCGTACCGCCATAGGCGAACACCGCGACCCGATAGCGTGGGTCGCGGCGTTGTCGCGTGTAGGCCAGGACGCGGCCAGCTCGCGGCCCTGGGTCAGGCCAGCTCGCGGCCCTGGGTCAGGCCAGCTCGCGGCCCTGGGTCAGGCCAGCTCGCGACCCTGGGTCAGGCCAGGGCAGAGCCAGCAGGGCGTACCCGCCCTGCCCTACTCACACAACAGCACACACCACGCGACCTACCCCGACAGCGCGGCCAACAGCGCGGCCCGATAAATAAAATAAAAGAAATACCCGCTCCAACTTGACTCACACTAGGGCCGGTGATAAGTTATCTTTATCGGAGCAACCGGCTCCCCGAAAAAAGGAAAACTATGACACACGGCGAACTGATTATGTTGCTCGACTACACGTACCACACGACCCCGCTCTTGAGCGAAGAGCGCAGGGCAGAGCTGCTCTGCTTCCTAATCTACTGCATCGCATAACCCCGCAGGCGAGGCGGGGGAGGGGCTCCGGCCTCTCCCCCCTCTGCGCGCCCAGGCCCGAGCCCTGGTTCTGGCCTGGAGTCAGCTTGACGTACCCCACATCGCGTCTCGCCGCGCCCCACATCGCGGCTCGCCGCGCCCCACATCGCGGCTCGCCGCGCCCCACATCGCGGCTCGCCGCGCCCCACATCGCGGCTCGCCGCGCCCAGCGGCCCCCCAGAACAACAGTTACGTGGGCGGCCCGGACAGCACACACGCTCTTCGTGTGCTAGGATCGCCCGCTAAATATGGATACGCTTTTTTGACCACTTAGAGTGGCCGTGAAATAAATCACAGCCGCGGCCCCGTGTCAAGTCGGGAGCCGGATTTATTTTTTTTATTATCTTGAGGTAATAATGAGGCGCAGAAGTGGACTCACCTACGCGTGTTTGGTAGTTTGTACTTATCGGAGCACGCAACCGGCGGACTCCCCTAGAGAATGGATTACGGCATGGAGCCGATTCTCTCTCTTAGCAAGGCCGCAATCGCGGCACACGCCAAGGCCGTTAGCCTTGACCCGATTCACATGCCTATCATGTGCGTCAAGGCGGCCATGGAGTTTGTTGCCACACTCTCCCCCGAGGTCATAAGTGAGGCGCTACAGTACCTCATCACAGACTACTACACCGAGGATGAGTACGACATCCAAGTGATGTTGCCTAAGGCAATCGACTTTGCCATTAAGTGGACAAAGTAAACTTCCCGGGAAAAGGGGGGGGGGCTCCGGCCCCTCCCCTCCCCTTTGGGGTCACGCGGGCGAGCCGCCCAAGCACACACGATCTACCGTGTGCTAGGATCGCCCGCGAGAACTGGGGGCGGAAAAAATGTCACTTAGAGTGGCCGCAGAATAAATCACAGGCGCGCCGCCGTGTCAAGCCGGGAGCTGGTTTTTTTTCGATTCTTTTTTTTATCTTGAGGAAACATTTAGGCGCAGAAGTGGACTCGCACACGGGGACGCGATAGGTTAGTACTTGTTGGAGGGAACAACCGGTTCGCTCCACGAACCTAAGGAGACAGTTATGGCCGGAATAACCGAGAGTGGGGCAAGTGTGCTTCGCGACTTCGTTCGCGACGCTGAGTCCCGGCTGAGAATGTCAATCCGCAATGCGGGGATTGACATCAACATTCGCTCTCACGGCGAATCGTTCGGGGCTGAGATGGTTGCCCTCAACGAGACAATCGTCTCAATGACCCGGGACATTCTTACCCGCCACGGGTACGAAGTCTAAGGGAGCCGGGAACAAGGGGAGGGGCTCCGGCCTCTCCCCTCCCCCTTTGGGGTCACGCGGGCGAGCCGCCCAAGCACACACGATCTACCGTGTGCTAGGATCGCCCGCTCGGCTTGGTTTGGCATTTTTGGTCACTTAGAGTGGTCATAAAATAAATCACAGCCGCGGCTGCGTGTCAAGCCGGGAGCTAGTTTTTTTTTGATTCTTTTTTTTATCTTGAGGAAAAAATGAGGCGCAGAAATGGACTCGCATAGGCGTGTTTGGTAGTTTGTACTTATCGGAGCGAGCAACCGGCGGACTCCCCAAGAGAATGGACTACGGCATGAAGCCGATTCTCTCTCTTAGCAAGACCGCACCCGCGGTAGCCGACGCGACGGTTCTCGCGAAACGCCTAGAGGGGTTCTACGTGAACCGCTACGAGGCGCAAGAGTTGGCCGACGCGTTCAAGGCTACGGACAAGGCGCTTGACGCGGTCACCTCGTTCACCACAACCTTCGAGTTGCTAATACTCGAAGCGACGGTGGACATTCTCGTCGCCGCTGCCGAGGCTGCCGATGTTCTCATCGTCACCCCCGAGGGTGAGCGTTGGTACCCCGTCTTCCGAGACGAGGAGTAACCCTCCGGGGGAGCAAGGGGGGGGGGCTCCGGCCCCTCCCCTCCCCTTTTGGGGTTCGGCGGGCGAGCCGCCCCATACGCACACACGCTCTTCGTGTGCTAAGCTCGCCCGCTCGGCTTGGTTTGGCATTTTTGGTCACTTAGAGTGGTCGCAGAATAAATCACAGCCGCGGCTGCGTGTCAAGCCGGGAGCTGGATTTCTTTTATTATCTTGAGGAAACAATGAGGCGCAGAAATAGACTCACTCACTGATGTTTGGTAAATTGTACTTATTGGAGAGAGCAACCGGCTCGCTCCCCGAGAGACTGGATTTGGCCAAATGCCTACCTTCTCTGGAGAGGTCGCAATCGCGGCAACCGATACGGCGGTAACCGTAGCGCCTTGCTCAATAGCAATCACTAAGCGCATCAAAGAATTGTGGAATGTTGACTCAAGAACCGCTCAAGCGGTATTCGGAGCCCTATCGTCCACTATGATTTGGGCAACCGAGGGAATGGCCCATACCGCAGGCGAGAGAGTAATGGCCTCACTAATCGGCCTGCGTCGGACTAATACTCCACACTCCGAGGCGATGATTGCCTCCGAGGTAATCGTTTACCTAATGATGGATTGGGTAGACGCAGCCTAGGGGTCAAGCCCCGGCCCGCAAGGGTCGGGGCGCTCCCCCCCCCCTCATCACTCAGAGTGACATTGGCCCGGGCTGGCGCACGCTGCCGCCTACTCGTCCCTCGTAGCGTGCGCCAGCGCAGAGTGGTGGGGTAGTCTAGTACAAGTTTAGTACGCTGTCAAGTTCTGCTCACAAATAAAAAAAGAAATAATGCAAAGAAATAGCCCGCAGAAATAGACTCGCAAGCCATTAGCTGGTAGTTTGTACTTATTGGAGAGAGCGACCGGCTCCCTCCCCGAGAGAATGGATTTGGCCACATGCCGAACTTCTCTGCTAGCCCCGCGTTTGACGCACGCGGCTTGATAGAACACATGTTCGGGCATCCGCTCGGACAGTTGGACAGCATCCTCCACACGGTCAGCCCCGACCGGTTCCCGCTTGAGGATGACGGCGATGTTGAGGACTGGGAAGTCCCCGACCGCATCACCGGCTGGGAGGAGTAACTCCCGGGGGCAAAGGGGAGAGGCTCCAGCCTCTCCCCTCCCCTTTGGGGTTCGGCGGGCGAGCCGCCCCATACGCACACACGATCTACCGTGTGCTAAGCTCGCCCGCGTTGGCTGGTATGGGAAAAAATGTCACTTAGAGTGGCCGCAGAACAAATCACACCCGCTCGCCCGTGTCAAGCCGGGAGCTGGTTTTTTTTGGATTCTTTTTTTAATCTTGAGGTAATAATTAGGCGCACAAATAGACTCGCATACTGATGTTTGGTAGTTTGTACTTATTGGAGAGAGCAACCGGCTCCCTCCCCGAGAGAATGGATTTGGCCACATGCCGAACTTCTCTGGAGAGGTCGCAACCGCGACAACCGATGCGGCGGTAACCGTAAGCACCAATTCCGTACTTATTAAGGAACGGATACAGGAATTGTGGGGGTGCACGTTCATGAACGCTCACGTTATCTTCAACGTGCTCATGACCACCGGCATTTGGGGAATGGATAACCCCTACAGCCACGCTATGCAAAGCGTGTTGGGTGACCTAGCCCCACTACGCGGCGACGATGTCCCTCGCACCGAGGCAATAGCCGCTTGCGATGAAATCATAGACCTAGCCAGGGTCTTTAGACTCTCAATCTGAGTCTAGGGGTCAAGCCCCGGCCCGCAAGGGTCGGGGCGCTCCCCCCTCATCACTCAGAGTGACCTTGGCCCGGGCTGGCGCACGCTGCCGCCTACTCGTCCCTCGTAGCGTGCGCCAGCGTTGTGTGGTGATAGCTTTTGGCCACTTAGAGTGAACATCATTTTTACCTCAATTCGCACGCAGAAGTTGACTCAGATTCCGAACGCGAGTAGTTTGTACTTATTGGAGCGAGCAACCGGCGGACTCCCTGAGAGAATGGATTTGGCAGATGCCGAACGTCTCTGGCAAGACCGCAAGCGAATTGGCAATGGAGTGGGACGCGGCCCTCTCTGGAATTCAGTGGGGCGCTCCTATCGAGGTCAAGGTTTACGAATTCAGTTTCGATGACCCCGAGGTCTACGCCCGCTCTGTCCGCAGCGAGGACGACGGCGACGTTGAGGACTGGGAAGTCCCCGACCGCATCGTCGGCTGGGAGGAGTAACCGACCCGGTCACGGAGAGTGGGCAACCACTCTCCGTGGCCCCCCTCGGGGGCGGGCGCACGCTGCCCGCTACTCGTTCCTCGTAGCGTGCGCCCGCAACGGCTGGTGATAGCTTTTGGCCACTTAGAGTGAGTATTCTAACCTCAACATCTTGAGACAATCTTTAGCCGCATAACTAGACTCAGAATCTAATCTAGGGTAGATTTCTCTTATGACCAACACACAGAAAGTCCTAGCCGCCGAAACCGCGTCGCGTTCGGCACTTGCCCCATTAGTTCGCGCATTTCGTTGCGAGATTTCTCGCACGATTTCCGCAGAGTCGGGCGCTAAGTGGCTCGATTACACAATCCTAAACTACAGCGCAGCAGCGCTAGAGGAAGCGATTCTCTACCAAGCGTGGAGGCACGAACTTCCCAACCTTGACGACCACGACGTAAACCACGAGTGCGATTTCTAACCGACCCGGTCACGGAGAGTGGGCAACCACTCTCCGTGACCCCCCCTCGGGGGCGGGCGCACGCTGCCCGCTACTCGTTCCTCGTAGCGTGCGCCCGCTGAGTGTGGTGGTAGCTTTTGGCCACTTAGAGTGAACATCATTGTTTCCTCAATTTGCTCTCCCGCCTTGACTCAGATTCGGAACGCTAGTAGGTTTGTCCTTGTTGGAGCGCAACCGGCGCACCTCACCTGAAAGGTTCCACGATTATGCCGAATTACTCACTAGACGCAGAGGGCAAGGCGCTACGCCTTAGCCTCATTGAGGCTCACGCCAGCGGCGAGGCGCGATCTGTTCACTCAATAGATGCCCTAATGCCCCTTATCCTAGCCCTAGACTCTATGGAATGGACTCAGAGCCTATCCTTAGTCCGTATGGGATTCCCGCACGCTATCGTAGGCGTGACCACATTTGCCAATGCGGTGGACGTATTCGCAGAGTCTCAGGATTACCTCGATTGGCCCGACCGTTGGGTAAACGACATAATCCGCAACATCGCCCACGACTACCTGTAGGGGCCGGTCGGGTCACGGAGGGTGGGCAACCACTCTCCGTGACTCCCCCTCGGGGGCGGGCGCACGCTGCCCGCTACTCGTTCCTCGTAGCGTGCGCCCGCTGGGTCTGGTGGTAGCTGGTGGCCACTTAGAGTGAACCTATTCTTTTGCTCAAATCGTTAGCAGAAGTTGACTCAAAACCGAAACGCGATTAGTTTTGTCCTTGTTGGAGCGCAACCGGCACTCCCAACCTAAGGGGACAAAATGGACAACATCGAAACCGTTCGCCACTTGCTAGATTTTCATCAGGATTCATTTACTATGCCATTCCACGATGAATGGAAACTAATGCGTGCCATTATGTTTCGTAACTTTTGGGAAGCAAATTGGGAAAACAAAATGACGCTTATCGGTTTTGCGGTGAGCGTTATCAACCCTCAGACCGCCGATGATTATCAGGTCATTATGAATAACCCCGAGGGATACTACGAAGCGATGGCTGTCGGTATGCTTAGCCACATAGAATCCTCAGGTATCTTAGATTTCGACCTTGATGAGTTTTGTATCGACCAGCACGACGACTGCCGGGAATCTCGCCCCGAGGCTGCCTAGCGGCCTCGGAGAGTCGGCAGAAGCCCCCCGCAAGGGGGGCTTTTTCGCGCCCGGAAACCCATCGGGCTGGCGTGCCTCACGGCACCTCACAAAAAAATGTGAGGCACGCCAGCGTTGAGTGGTGATAGCTTTTGGCTACTTAGAGTGAACCTATTCTTTTCCTCAATTTGCCTCTATAACTTGACTCAAATAGGTAACGCGATTAGTTTTGTCCTTGTTGGAGCGCACCCCGCACTCCCGATCTAAGGGGAAAAAATGGAGACCATCGAAACCGTTCGCCACTTGCTAGATTTTCACTTTGGCGGCTTACTTGATGTCAAAGAATGGAGACTTATGCGCTTTATTGAGTCTCGAAACTTTTGGGACGCGGACTGGGCGGATAAAACTGCTCTAATCGGTTATGCCGTTGAGGCGCTTGACCCTCAAACGGACAGGGATTACATGGCTATCATTCAGAACCCCGAGGGGCATTACGAGGCTATGGCCGCAGGGATGCTTATTTTCGTTGAGGGCGATGACTCTATAGAGTTCGATAGCGACGAGTTTTGCTACAGCGGGCATCACGACTGCCGGGAAGACCGCCCCGAGGTCGCCTAGCGGCCTCGGAGAGTCGGCAGAAGCCCCCCGCAAGGGGGGCTTTTTCGCGCCCGGAAACCTATCGGGCTGTCGTGCCTCACGACACCTCACATAAATGTGAGGCACGACAGCAAAGGCTGGTATCGGTATTAGATAAACTTAGAATAAATAACCAAATAGACTTGACTCGCAGGCCATCAGCTAGTAGTTTCTAACTATGGAAACCAACCCCGAGCAAAGGAAAACTATGAAACTATCTAACGTGTGGTTCAAGAATGTTCGCGAAGATAGTTTCGCAGAGGTGGCCGCAGGGCTACTCGGCGTGACCCTAATAACGCTAGGATTCCTAGCCCTAATAGGTCTAGGCGCTCTAGTCATCACACTAATCGGAAAGGTAATCTGATGAACCGTCGTTTCGATAGCGTAGAGGTATTCTTTAGTCTCCAAGATAGGTGGAGGCAGGTCTTCCCGTATCTGCTCGGCATCTCGGCGTTCATAGTCCTGCCGATTGTCGCAGCGTGGATTGAGTCTCTCAACTTCTAGTTCGTGGCCCCCCCCGCATAACCCGTTGGGTTTGCTGAAGGCATTACGCCCGCATACGGGGCGTGGGGGGCCGCCATTATCGCAAAGCCCGCTCTGCCCCCTCAGAGCGGGCTTTGTTGCGTTCAGGGCTGGCGCTCCAAATCGCCTCCGGCGATTTGGAGCGCCAGCATTGCTCGGTATCAGTTCTAAAATAAAATAGAATAAATACCTTCTCCGGCTTGACTCGTAGGCCAATAGCTGGTAGTTTCTCTCTTGTAAGCAAGTCGCCTAACCGAAAGGCTCCAACGTGAATCCTGAACAAACTCAAGCCATAAGAAGCGCTCTAATAAATCGCACCGATTCTATCGCCCATAAGATAAGCAATGACTCTAATGTCGTCGCCATTATCTCTCACGTTCTAAGAGTCGCCGCAAAAAATGGCGATAGAGAAATAATCGCCGCTATTGCCTACGGCTACGCTCCGGTAACTACGGCTGATGCGTTGGTAAACCTGATGGAGGGCGTGATTATCTAGTCCGCTCCGCAAGGCCGCACGCTCGCCCTGATGCCGGTTGCTCAGGGCGGGCGTGCCTTTTTGCTCGTTCCTCGCAAAAAGGCACGCCCGTGTCAAGTCGTCTTAGGTTTTATGTTAGGTGGAATAAACGCTCGGGCCGACAGCTACTCAAAAAGTTTCTAGAAAAACTCTCGCTCCAACTTGACTCACTTAGTAGGGAGGAGTAGATTTATCTCTGTTGGAGCGGAGACTTTCTACTCTAACTACCTACTAAGAAAAGGAAAGTGCCAAATGCCCGTAGATGAGTTTATTGACGCTAGCGATGTTCAGGTATCGCCCCGAGGTCGAAAGAAAATCCTAATCCCCGACCTACTCGCAACACTAAAGAAAGTAACCGCAAAGCAAGGCGTATCTCTCAAAGGTACGTTCGGTGAGGTTGCTAAGTCTGACCGGCCAACGGTTGCGGCGACTATCCGCAAGCATTGGAGCGAGGTTCAGGCTTCAGAGTGCCGTATTGACTTTTCGCCTGAGGGATACGCTCAGGTAAGAATCCGCTAACCCCCTTAGCGGAATACGGGAAAGCCCCTGCCGTGAGGCGGGGGCTTTCCTATGCGCTGGCGCTCCAAATCGCCTCCGGCGATTTGGAGCGCCAGCATTATCTGGTATCGCTAACAAAAATAAATAGAATAAATACCCGCTCCGGCTTGACTCGCAGGCCGTGAGCTGGTAGTTTCTCATTTGTACCCAAGCCACCCAACCGAAAGGCTCTCCCAATGGACATCGCGACTAGCGCAGAAGCATACGAAAAAAAACTTAAAGACGCGATCTTTAACTTTTTTCACTATCAGGCAGGTTTCCATTATCCGATAATGGAAAGGGTTAAAGACCTCAAATCGGCTGTTGAGGCCATAGCCATTCGACTAGGAATAAGCGAGTTACGCCTAGACGCATTTAACTACCCGCACAATGCCGAAGCCCTAAAAATAGAGGGAGAGCAAGAGGGCTTGAGAATCGCTCTCTGCCTTCTAGTGGGGGAGCCTATCGCAGACGAGTTACAGGGACTCGCCTATGCGTGGGCAGCGCAGACAATCCGAGACATCGAACGCACGTTTAAGGGGCTGGATAACTAAGCCACCCCGCCTTAGCAATAAAAGCCCCTACCGGCAACGGTGGGGGCTTTGCTATGCGCTGGCGCTCCAAATCGCCTCCGGCGATTTGGAGCGCCAGCATCTCTTGGCTTGGCATTGTAAATAAAATAGAATAAATCCCCGCTCCGACTTGACTCGCAGGCCAATAGCTAGTAGTTTCTCTTTTGTAAGCAAGTCACCTAACAGAGAGGCTCCACCGAATGAACGAGCAAGAGCGTAATCTACTAACAGAAACGCTAGAGGTAAGCGTACAGGCAATGTTTAACCTTCACGAGTTGGTCGTCAATGGCGACCCCGACTCTATCCGTCACGCCATAACGGGTGTGCTTCTTATGTCACGCGCCTTTGACGCTCTCGGCCCCGCCATTATCGCCCGAGCGCTAGATTTAGGCGTTAGTCACCTAGAGGTGACCGAACTCCTCGGGATTAGCCCCGAGGAAGTCGTAGACGCAATGGATTGGGACTCCATCACCCCCGAGGATTTCGCCTAACAGCGAGCCTCCAAAGGCCGTACGCTCGCCCTGATGCCGGTTGCTCAGGGCGGGCGTGCCTTTTTGCTCTCGCAAAAAGGCACGCCCGTGTCAAGTCGTAGCGGTATTTACATTTTATGGAATGTGCGCAAATGATAAGTTTCTTGAGGTAATAATGACGTACAGAAATTGACTGGGAACGGCATCGCGATTAGTTTGGTCTTTGTCAGCAGGGAACGGCAAGGTTCCCATCGTAACTATCGGGCAACGGCCCAAGAATCGAGGTGATTATTATGCCAGCAGATGAATTTCTACCTGCTGATGCCGTACAGGTATCCCCGCGAGGGCGCAAGAAAATTCTTATTCAGGATTTGCTTGACACTCTCTCGAACGTCACACCCGAGCAGGGTGTTGCGCTTAAGGGAACCTTTGGAGTAGTCGCCAAGAGTGACCGCCCGACGGTAGCAGCAACGATTCGGAAGCACTGGTGCGTTATACAAAGCGGCGAATGCCGTATTGATTTCTCACCGGAGGGATACGCGCAGGTGCGTATCCGCTAGCGGATGAATCGTATCAGTAGCGCCCCCCGCTTGCTACGGGGTGCGAGGTGCCAGCGGCAATCCCGATAGCCGCAGCCGTAGGGGGAGAGGTGCGAACCTCTCCCCCGAATTACTCTAGCTCAAGGCCCGCTCTGCCCCCTCAGAGCGGGCCTTGTCGCGCTCGGGGCTGGCGCTCCAAATCGCCTCCGGCGATTTGGAGCGCCAGCATTGCTTGGGGTTAGATAAATAAATAAATAGAATAAATACTCGCTAAGGCTTGACTCGCAGGCCGTTAGCTAGTAGATTTCAGTATGTAATCAAGTCCCCTAGTCCGAAAGGCTCATAATGACTTCTCCAAAACTCAAAGGCTGTTATTTTGTTCATCGCCTAGGCGGTAACGGCTTAGTCTGTCACGACTGTTTTCACAATGACCCCCGAGCCAAAGGCGGTAGTTACATACCCCTAATCGTTCGCAGGCAGACCATCAAACAGCGCAAGGAATCAGATTTTTACTACAACGACAAATGCTGCCTATGTGAGAAGCAGTACGTCTAAGTTCCGCAAATCCTCGGGGGGAAACCCCCGAGGCTACGGAGTGGGCTGTCGTGCCAAAATCGCCGCAGGCGATCCTGGCACGACAGCATCTAGTGGTGTCAAATAATGAGGCTTTTTTAGTAGGTTAGTTATTGAGAATAAAAATAAAAGAATGAGCAGAAGTGGACTCAATAGCTCTAGGCCGGTAGTCTGTTCTTTGTCAGGTAATCCGGTAAAGTTCGGATTCTTCGAAACACTAAGAGCAACGGCTCAAGACGGGAGGTGATTAGACAAATGAACGATGAGTTCATTTCAGCGGATTCCGTACAGGTTTCCCCACGAGGTCGTAAGAAGGTTCTTATTGTAGAACTTCTTGAGACTCTTGCGAAGGTTACCCCCAAGCAAGGCGTAGCCCTCAAGGGGACATTCGGCGCTGTCGCCAAAAGCGACCGGCCTACGGTGTCCGCAACCATTCGCAAGCATTGGGCGGAGGTTCAAGCGGGAGAGTGCCGCGTAGACTTCTCGCCCGAGGGTTTCGCCCAAGTACGGGTGAGAGCCTAGCCTGCGATGGTTACTAGTAGCGGGTAGGGGAACAAGCCCCCGACCCGAAGGGAAGGCAGGCACCGAAGGTCTGCGGCGAATAGGGGAGGGGCGACGGCCCCTCCCCTTGACGCGTCCGCTTCAGGGCTGGCGTGCCAAAATCGCCTCCGGCGATTTTGGCACGCCAGCATCTCTTCGTCTTATCTCAACAATAAACTGGAATAAATAAGCGAATAACTAACGGCAACAATAATCAACAATAATAATCTCAAACATCTCTATGCGAAAACATTATGTAGAACTATTCCCCGGATCAAAATTTTGGTTTTTTCTTTTTTAGTTTGCCAATGCGAGACAAGCGGGAGAGTGTGCTAGGGTGGCCTTATCGGTTCCACCCCTTACCCCCGACTAATCGGGCCTAATAGATAGGAAATAAAAATGGAGAATAGAGAAGAAGTATTTATTCCTAGTAGTGTTAGACAAGCAAGAATCTTTGAGTTAGAGAACTATTCTAACTTTGAGTTAGCAGAAGTGATTACTTCTTTAGAAATGACTGTTGTAGAGAAAGATGTTGAGATTGCCAGAATAACAAGAACTATGGAAGAGATACACAAAAAACTAAATAATCTTTATGACTTAGAAGAACAAAATGCTCAACTAAAGAGAGTGCTTATTGTTGTAAATAACAAACTAGATGGTTTGTTTGAGTTGACGGGAGATTTTATTCAATGAGAAATCTATTTTGGTTTCAGGTAGTACTAATGATGGGTTCTGTTCTTGCCGGATACCTTATGGGTAAAGGTAAGAAAGATGGAAAGATAGCAGACTTAGAGTTTGAGATTGACATTCTCAAATCAGAAGCAGAAAGTGCTTGGCATCAACTTTATGTTCAGACTTACGGTAATAAGTCTGAAGTAAAGTTGGCTGAAGAGTCATCATTAGAAAACAGCATAAAGAATCACCCCGCTAATGGAAATAAAGAATACCTAGCCTATAAAATAAATGAACACTTTGGAAAGGACTTCTAAATGAAAACACTAAGACTATTTACAATGATAATCGGTATGGAATGCGATGAAGGAAAAATGCTTACAGATAGAGAAATGGAAGATTTAGTTACCGCTCAAATGAGTGGGATTCTAAATGATGAAACTAATCTCGTAAATGTTGGAGTTAGCGTAAAAGACGTAAACTTCTAAATAAGATTAGGGGAGAGGTTGGGGGTTTCACGTTCCCTCAGCCTCTCCCCTTTTTTTTGTCTAATAGCTGTTGGCCTGTTGTTCCAAAACAGCCTGCGGCTGTTTTGGAACAACAGCCTCCTCTGGTGCGATAACAAATGGGATGTGTAATAAATACCGCACACACAAACATCAACATCAGACAGCCACATTAGGCGGTCGTCCCTTTTTGCGACGAAGGAGCAAAAAACGACCGTTTTATCTGGTGTTAGATGTTGGGGTTATTTTAACGTCTACCTATTTGGAAATAAATAAACTTTATATTTTCTCGAGTTTTTGATTCTAAAACTGAAAAAAGAAACTTTTTTTTACTGCGTTAAATGAGGGCAAAAAAAATACTCCAGATTCGGCTGCCACAAAAGTGACAGTCTAACCTTGGAGTAATTACTTGCTGGTAGATATATGAGTTTAGACTAGAGGATAAATTCTTCAAATCCCGTCTAAACTATTTGCGGGGATATAACGGTTAGTATTTATTGTTTTAATTACTCTAAGAATAGAGGAAAACAATAGAGTCCCGAATTTATGAAAAGATATTTTTCTTTTTTATTTATGGAGTTAAAGAATGCCACAATTGTTGAGGATATTTGCGGGCAATAACTGAATACAACAAATACCGCCAACAATTATCGCCAACTTACCTATAAAGAAACATTATATGTAAAAAACGCCAGCGGAACAAATTTTGACTTTTTCTACAAAAACACAAATAAAATAATTTAATATCATATTTGCGGAGGGAGATACTCAACCTCTAACTTTACAATAATCTTGATATACTATACATATGAACCAAACACCAACAAAACCCATAACCGGCGGGTCTAAACGACTCTTATATTCTCCTAGTAAGGGTTATATAAGGGAGTGTTTTATATTAAATTCTTTTATATATAGGCGAATATCATCTACAAACAGCTAGAAATAGCCTATTCTATATCAAAAAACTCTCAAATAGAATGCACATTATGGCACAGCAGACCCCCGTCATTAGTTCCGTTATCATAGCGGAACCTTGTTCTCTGTCTTTATGTTTGTTTTAACTAACTTTTGTTATTAGTATGCTTAGGGTTATTATGAATAGTATTGTTATTATCGTTAACATTCTTTTCTCCTTGTTGGTAGGTATCTTTTTTGGCTTGCCTCTTATCTTATTCTCTTACTAGGGAGATATGATATCCCAATGTCCCGCCCGAATAACAAAGGCCATCAGCTAGCCTTCTAGACCCCTTAGATTCTATTCTATATAGGGATATTAGACTCTCTAAAAACCCCCGAAAATAACAATATGATTGTAAAATAGTTTTATTAATATCCTAACGATATATAGTTTACAGATTATGGATATACTTAGAATATAAAAAGTAGAAATAGGGCGGGAAACCTTTCCCATTATCTTAAGAAAAGTAAGACAACAAACAACTCTGGTTAGTAAACACTATTACAACAAATAGTGCAGGTTTCCCATCACGACAGAAAGGAAAAAACCCGCTAGCCCTATTTCAACATCTTTAAAACACCACATTGCTTACATTAAATACTAAGCCTCATCTGTAAAGTTATTCATAGTCTCAGCTTCAATATGATATTGAGCAGTAGCATCCATTAATACAATATCCGCAATTTCTATATCAAGAAGTGCAGCCATTCCACTAGCACACGAATGTGAAAGATTAACTAGACACCCAAGCATAATAAGTCTATCTACAGGGTTGGAATCTAGAATTACATCTACTTCTTTAAGTAGCCCAACAACCATTTCTGTATCTTCCATAGACCTAGCCATTAACAATGCTCTAGATAAATCTGAATACTCAGACTGTTTCTTCAATGATTCTTTAGTTTCGTGATTACTCATCATTTTCTTTTTCCTCTAAATCTAACCCGCTATGTTTGTCTAATACCCAACCACACAAAAAGAGAAAAATATCTCTCTTTTCTTGGCCTGATAGATTACTAAAATCTGAAGTTGCTCTCGCTAACTGAACAGATTTATAACTTTCTTTACTATCCCAATCTGGATGAATTGGTTGTACATCTGACTCCAATAAGTCTTTGAGAATAGCATCGAGCCATAAGATATGAGAATAGCCCTCACTCATTTTCACTGTTCCATTCTTGCTTTATTTCATCAAAATGATCTTGACATAAAGCATAGGCAATATCGAAAGTAATCTCAGGAACTCCACCATAGGTAAATACGTCAATCTCAACATTGTCTATAAAAACATTAAACATATTACCACCATACCAAACAATATGAACAGAGCCATTAGTCTCCTCAAAAAGTTCGTCAAGGATTGAATCTTTAAATATCACATATGTGTCATTATTAAATATACTCATTACTTACCACTCATTTCTATTAGACGTTCGATACCCTCATCATAGGTATCAACAATAACCCCAAAGTCTGGTTCATTGATTATATTGATTTCAAACCAGTTATTATTATCAGTAATATAGCCACCCTCACAAGCATAGACTTTCTTCAAGTCATTGTCATTCAATGGTTTACGATAATTATCTCTAGCCTTACCATCATACATACCCACATAATTACCATCTTCATCTACCATCATAATCTTAATCTCACCACGAGCATATAATTCATAATCAATAGTATGAGCAATTAAACCATCATACCAATAACTATCTATATGCTCATCATCAATCTTAGGCTGGACAATAACTACATTACCATTACTCATTTTTCTCCCATTTCTTTAAGTGTAGCCTCAATAGGAAACAATGCCGAAACAAACTCAGAGTTCTTAGGCTCAACTTTATCTCTATTCTTACGATATTCTTCTAACGTCATAGTTTCTGGATAACTAGTCCAAATCCAATCGTCACCCATTATGTTAACTCCTTTGGTATGCTTAAATAAGTCCAATCACTAGTGGCTTGGTTTGCTTCTACTAATAACTCAAATGCTTTATTCAATAAATCTAAATCAGGCAAGTTAGAACGCAAGTTTTGTTCGTTAGTATAAGGTACATATGCTACACATAAAACTTCCCCACAATCATAACATTCTAATCCTTGTAACCCTTGTGTATCTTCATCATCAATAGCCCAACGGGTATCAGAATTTACCTCAAATACATCTAACGAATCTATATTCTTTTTCGGAGTACATTCAATACAGGTAAACATTCCCAAGTTGTGGGACTGATATCCATACACACCCCAATTATTCTCAAACATAACCATTGACTTATAAGTAACGCCACTCATATTATTCACTACCTTTCTTATTAAACTCTGGAGCATGAAATAACAATGAAGCAAAAGAATTAGCCTCAATGCAATCAGCAATATCATCAAAAGAAGTACCCATATCATTAAGACCAGCTAGAATCTTTTGAGTAACATCAGCAATACCTAAATCATGAAGAATATCATTATCTAGCAAGGTACCACTCTGATTTGTATAATTACTTCTAAGGTCTAAATTTCCATCTTCAAACCAAACATTGTTAGGAGTTATATCACACAATACTCCAAGACAACAATATTTATCATCTAAAGTTCTTAAGGCTTGCATACCTTGCTCATATTCTTTACTTCTTAAATTAAGAATCCAATCTTGGATAGTATAGTGGTTAGTTCTATTCTCATTGTAAATATTATGAGCAACACATACTAAATCTTCTTCACATTCACATTCATATATATCAGCAACAGTATTAAAAAGTCTGCCATATGCATCTGAATTGTATATATCTGTAATATCTTTCATATTAGAACCCTTCTCTTTGTGCCAACTCAGGAATATCTTTTACAAGACTAGCAAAAGAATTAGCCTCAATACAATCAGCAATCTCATCAAAAGAAATACCTATATCATTAAGACTCGCTAAAATTCGCTGAGTCCAATCTTCAATACCTAACGCATCAATTATATCTTGAAGCAAGAATATTCCATTGCCATCACTAATAACATTTAAGATATATGTTTCTTCAGTTGTATCTTCAAGCCAACCCTTAGGCGCAACAATATCAGCCAATACACCAAGACAACAATAACAATCATCATCAGTTCTAAGATTTTCCTTACCTTGAAGATAATCACCACTTCTTAAGCGTTGAACCCAATCAGCAATAACATCATGATTAGTACGATTCTCATCATATATATTATGAATTAAACATACTTCAGTTATTGAACATAGACAGGCAGTAATATCACCTGCATTAGTAAATGCTACACGAATCTTTGATGTTATAACATCATTTGCCATATCTTATACACTCCCCAATGTTGAACTATTCGAATAGTATTCTTGCTCTTTTCTCATCTTATTCCTAAACTCAGTCTTAGTTTTAATATTAGAGTTAGTTTTCATTCCAACATATTTATAGACATCTTCTTGAGTTAGAAGAATAGGAACTAAATCATTAGTCTCTTTGTCAACATAATTAAACAAGGAACCAACAATATCTTGATGAATCTCAGTCCTACGCCAAAACTCATCTTTATTCGCTTCACTAATATTAGGAACACCAATAGCCATAGCAGTAAATACTAATACTTTAGGAATAGCAGTTAAATCTTCCTGCTCCCCAAACATATCAGTAACCTTATGCCACAACGTATCTTTATCTACATCACAATTTGTAAAGTTAAAGTTTAAACTCAATTTGCTATCCTATCTATTAGACATTTTGTACATTCTCCACACTCGCAACCATAAACATAACTATCTAACTCTTTATCACAAACAACACAAACTAGAGTTTGAAGAACTCTAGCTTTATCGCTATCATACCATTCATCTGTATTGAATATAATATCGTTCAATAACCATTTATTTCCATCGGCGCAACTAAAACACCAATACTCTTCATTAATAACAACACATAAAGGTTTATACTCAAACTCTTTCATATCATCTCTTTTCTATTATAGGTTTAAAGCATTTTCAATAATATCGACAATCTTATCAAATTCTTCTTGCGCTTCAGGAACATAAAAAATGACTCCTGATTCCATATATATAATACTTTTCTCTGGACAATGTCTTTGCCAACTAAAAGTAACTAAATCATCTGCTAATGCAATAATGTCTTTTTGTGATATTTCCATTGCTTCCTCTTTCTATTTATATTTATAGGGTACTCCTGATGGGATTCGAACCCATATATCTTTCGATCATTGATTTTAAGTCAATTGCGTATGCCATTCCGCCACAGGAGCAAAAACTAATAGGGAGAGGTTTCTCTTGAAACCTATTCAACACATATTGAGGTTTTCTAGCATCATAAGGTATTCTTGTATTCAACCTCTAGCATCTTATAGGCTATATACATCACTATATATATACCTCACATTAAGTCACGAATGTACATTTCGTGACCCCTATTAAATTTTCAATACTTACTCAGTATACTCAACAAAGGAAATATTCTTATTGCCTCTAATAGAAGCAGCAAAAAATGCTCCAACAGAATCAGCAGAAACAATACTTCCAAATAAAACATTATTAACTGGATTATAAAGATATGTAGCACCCGTTAAAAAAGATACAGTCATATTATTTGTATTAGGGTCATACTTAATAACATCAATATTGCTGCTATCAGTAATAGTAACTACCCTAGTAAATGAAATAGGTATATTGTTATTCAACATGATCTGCATCTACAATTCTCCAAGACGCTTCTTTACCACTAAACAGAACTCCAGTAGAACCATCTAGCAATAACGTAATAATAGTTCCACTTTGTTCAGTAACAGCAATAAATCTATTACCATGCTTTTCTATTACTTGCCTTGCTCTATGTCCAATTACACCATCATTAGGTGTAACAATTGCGTGTTTCGTAAGTTCCATTTTTATCTCCTTAGTTAAAATGTATAACGATTGTCATTATGGACTGTATTCTTAATTACTTTTAACATCTTAGTTAATTTATATCTATAAGACTCAGCAGCAATGCCTGTTTTATCAAAATAAACATCAGCCTCTTTTTGGATAATATCTTCTAATATAACCCAATCTGTACGACTAAGTTCAACTGCAAACTTTTTATTAGTTATCATTACCTCTCTCCATATTTAATCTTAAAACGAGCCTGAGCCTGAAAGTCATTCATAATATAAAGAATACTCTCAGCATCATTAGCATACTTTGTCAATTCTAGCAAAGCATTCATATATGGAGAACCATCATTCTTTAAAGTAACATTATCAAACTCAAATAGGGTTGCTAACTCTACTAACTGTTCTACATTTTCCATTCTGATTCTCTTTTCTTTTGTTGGATTTCATTTGCGGACATAAAACTATCTGCTTTAAGAGTATTACACTCTCTACAACATAAAACTAGATTATCCATACCATTACTCCCACCTTTAGACCTAGGAATAACATGATCCATTTGTAAACTATCTTTAGATTTGATTTCTCTACAATAGAAACATATGTTACCATCTTGTTTTAACAAAGCAGACCTACGTTTTCTTCTATCTTTAGAACCCATATTGTGATGGCTACTCAAAAGAATACTCAATATCGTTAATCATAGAATATGTAACATCAAAACCATATTCACTTTTTAACTGACGACATACTTCTTCAAAGATATAATCTTCAACACTATGTTCTTCATCAACATTACTATGCGTATCTATGTTTACTGTAGTAGTCAAAGTAAAATAGTCAGCAACAAGAGTAACAGTAACAGAATCATAATACCAATGATTATAAACCATTTCTTTATCAACAACAAATGTTAACTCAGATGGTTGAGTCAATAACTTATTATCTGAAAATACGTTACGCCAAACTTCACCATCTTCACCTCTCCAGATAATAAAACCATTAGCATATGGAGCAACTGCTTCTAGAAATAAATCTTCCTGACCTTGTTTATTGTCATAGCCAATAATATTCAATCCTCTTAAATCTAGAGTTATATCAAACCCCAAAGAATAAAAGATATCAGCAGCATTAGCATAATGATTAGGATAATCAGGAACCATAAAAGCAAACCAAATACTATCACTATACTCATTGCTTTTCTGAAGCTCAAGAATATTACCAGAACCACCACGTTTCTTACTATTATCTTTATTTAAATCACACATTGCTTTATAAGCCTTGTCTAAATAAAAATGAGGAATATTGAAAGTAGATTCTTCAATTCTAACATTGTATCCCATTACTCAACCTTTCCATTAATAATTTCATCAAGGTTTAAATCTGTATATTCCATACACCTATAAGCATCTAACCAAACAGACATACTTTGATAACTATTGTCGAATTGCTGTTCTTCAAAAATTTCATCGTTACTTATAACAGCATAACCTGAAAAGTCCATTCCAGGTTCATCATAAGATAAATGAATTACTATTTCTGGAAATGTTTTAGACAACTTAACAAACACTTCAGTAGGTGGAGCCCAAGCACTATCGAAAGTATAATCTACAGAATAAACACCTTGATATGAATGTAATTCACTTGCTTCTGCTTTTATATCCCATTTAGTACCCCAATTCTCAACTCTCCAATCATACCAACCCGTACTATCAGAAGTAAAAGCATCTCCATTAAGTAACTCAGTGTCCATTGGAAATATTGACTGCAAAGACATAGCACTTGGCTCAGCCTCATCTAATACAGCCATATTAGAAGCATTAGGCTTAACAAACTCCATAACAGATTCTAATACTTCCTTAGAACCAAAAATAGATACTGTATTCTCACACCAATTAGGCATTACTATTTACCTCCATTAGACGGGTGACGACTGATAGAACATTCTAAACAGTCCATATAATTAACACTAGAATACTCACCATTATGAACGTGACCACTAGACATATCAATGCCATCACTAATAAGTACTTTAAATAGACCTGGCATTGAATTTTTCAATACCATAATGCATTTGAAACAAATAGTGGCTTCAAGATTGCTAACTAAAGAGTCAATAAACCAACCATATCCACCAACAAATACAATACCTAAAGCCTGAGGTAAATTCTCAGTATCATCTCTAGGCATATACTCATTACAATTGTCACAATAAACATCTGGATATTGTTTATTTTTTGGATATATAGAATATACAATTTCAGATTCCATATCACTTCCTTTCATTGTTTGGTTAATAATTACAGCATCCCTAAGGAGAATCGAACTCCTATTTTCAGATTGAAAGTCTAATGTCCTAACCGTTAGACGATAGGGACTTTTATGTTAATACTCTAGATTTGCCTGTTGTGATTGGTAATTACGTTCTTCAGCATCACTCCAAAGCTCAAACTCTTCTTTAGTAAAAGAATCAAAGTCAGGAGAATCAATAACATTCTGACCTAAACAAACATCACAAACAATATTCAAATCACCCTTAGCATACATAGTTAAAAAACCAGTCTCATCATAAGGGTCATTCTCAACAATAGTTGCAACACTCATACCATCATAAACAGGATTAGCAATAGAACCATTACCACTACACCTATAGCAAACATCTTTACGACTAGGCAAAGATACATCATAAAAGTCTTTATAAATAATAGGCATTACTTATACTCCGTTTCTTTATCGAGTTTAGATACATTCTTAATAAAATCAAAAGTAAGAGTACCCCAAGGAGTTTCCCAAACTTCTGAAATAACTTTATCGTTATTATCTTTTTTCTGCTCAATTAGTTTATTAGGAAATGCTGGCATTATCTAACTCCTTTAAGTTTTCGTTTTGTAATAATAAGGGCAATCCATAGTTTGGCAAGTTCTTCATATCTATCATTAGATTTTTGAAAAACACTGTAATCAGAATAAGCCCAAGGATTATATCCAGACTCAAACATTTTCTCTACTTCAGAAACTTCAATAGTTTCTTTCTCTGTAGGAAGAACATAGTCTTGATATTCGTCATAGAAATCACCATCATATTCTTCAACATCTCTAAGACCATTAACATAATCTTCAAAACCGTAATAACAGGCTTTATTCTCAAGTTCAATGTCGCTGTCTAAAAAATCATCACTTTCAACATCAACTTGATTGTTAGCCAAAAGGCGTGATGCATAATCAAAACCATTATTACAATCGTAAATAACATATCCATTAGTAACACTACTTACTTTATCCATAAACAACTGACCAGCAATACACATTTTTGGGTCAGAAAGGTCAAGGTTATCAATATTAATTTTAAATTCCCAATCAGGAACAATAGTATCAAGCCATTTCCCACCTCTAACGGTAGCAATAACAGTTTGACTTAACCACCACTCATCAGCAGAAGTAAAGGTTTCACCAACTATAAACTCACCTTGACCACCAATAAATATTTTTCCTGTATTACTCATAATTAATCCATCCTCGATTCTGAATAAGCATTAATACCGGCATCTTTAAGAACTTTAGCAAACGCACTAGCAAAAGCCTGCTTTAATTCCATACTTTGACCATAAGCACTAACCCAAATACTAAGTCCACCCTTATAGGCTTTATGAGACTGAATATAAGTTTGCTTCTTTATAAAGTTAGCAAAAGCAGAATTAGCAGGTTTAATCGTAACCCAAGCAAACCCACAAACTCCACCCATAACAGGTTCAAAAACTTCAACAATGGGAGAATTATCATCCCAAACTGATTCTCTTTGAACAACAATCATTGGTTTAGGAACACAATTACTAGCAGCAATCTCACCAGCAGTAATAGCACTATCCAAAAGATTTTGATAATCTTTCAACTGAGTTTCTTTATCATTCTTTTTAGAGGCAATCATTTCATTAAATGCTTTATGAGCAATTACTTTATGCTCAGCACAATATTTAGATTTACCAACAGTCTCTAAGTTACAATTTTTACATATACTCACTAAAATCCCTTTCGGTTACGCCATCCATTAACATACCACAATGAACTATTCTACTACCAAGAGAATAGCCTTTTTCTGAGCTCCATACATAATTAGTAACTTTAAACTCTAAAGTATACATATCATAATCATTAAGCCATAGACTATCTATATATCTAACAGCATTTTTTTGTCCATACTTAATTGCTTTTTCATCACTAGTAGAAGTAAAATCAGAATTATAAATTAATTCTTCTTCAGCATCTTTTGGATAAACATCTATATTATAAGTATCTGATTTGGTAATGATAGTTCCATCATCTTTAATAATCAGAAAGTCTGTTTCATTAACATTAGGCATTAGTCATCTTCTCCTCTATCGTAAACATCTGGAGTAAACTGTTCTTTCAATCTTTGTCCAAACACATTGTAACTAGCAAGACATAATGGACAAACAATTGTCATTTCATCTTGAAATAAATGAACTTCTGATTTACAATCATCACACTCACCAATAGCATCAGTGTAATCAACATTATTGAATTCATCAACAATGCGTTCTGAATGTTTAATTATTTTCATTATTAATCGCCTCTTTTCTAATCGTCTAATTTTAAATAATCAGGAACAATTTTATGCCATAGTTTCATATTAGGCATAATGTCTTTTATATCTTCATTGTTGTTTCTTTGATTTATTACTTTTTCATCAATCAAAGCAGCAATGCCTAATACATCAGACAATGTTAATCTGATTAATACTTCTTCAACTCTATCTTCCATAGGTATTTTCATTATTAGTAATCATCTCCATTCTCAAACAATAGTGGGTCAATAAACTCATCTTTTGATGAATTAACAGTAGAAATCTTATGTCCATTATTTAACTGAACATAAGAACCTTTATCGTCACAACCTTTAGAAACAATAGTTCCAACATATTCACCATCTCTGTAAAAACTTTTACCAATAGCAAAAGGTGAACTAACATCTAAAGTGCGATTACAAACTGTATCGTGAACAGATACTTTTCTCGATACTTTCATCGCAGTATTAACTGAACGAATACGCCTAGCCATTTTTGTATTATTAACAAATACCTTTTTGCCGTTATCTAACACAAATACTGCTTTATTAACATTCCAAGTATTAGTGTAAGAAATAACATCAACAATATTGGCAATAGGAAAACCAGATTTATTGCGTAATGTAATTCCAATATATTTTTTATAATCTTCAATATTATTAGAAATAATAACTTCACTCATAATTGACTCTTTCTGTAGGGACTAATGTTACGATAACAGGAACACTATCACAAATGCTATTTGTGTGTCTAATTGTGCTCTATCTAATCTATAAGTGTTGTTGTTTAGATTAAGATTTAAGTCCAGCTATTGGCCGATAAAGTGTGGGCGCTAGATATTATGAAATGATATTTTCGATAATATCTAACGCCCAGCAACTTTAGTCTCATTATGACTCTAATCTGGAATATATTTAAGAGGCTATAACTTCATCAGTTAGATTAATATCTTTTACTGCTTTAGTTCGTTTCTTATATCCAGCATCTATAGCAATTTGAGATACCCTAGCCTTAGTTAAATTAAACTGCTTTCCAATATCTGTATAAGATACTCCGTCATTAGCCAATTTAAGAATTGCACTATTTCTAGCAATCTTATGATCCATTTTTTCTACATCGATCATTTCATCATTCATTATCATTTTCTCCATCAACTGATTCGTGATACATTCTTCCGTGTGCTTCATCATTCTTATCTAATATCCTAAAAGTTGCTCCAGTAGGATTACAGAAATATTCATTAATTGGACCAACAATATCTAACGATGGGCCATACTCAAATACTCTGGTATACCAAGAAGATGGCTTAAATCCAAATTCCTTAGAGAAACTTTCTTTCGCTGTTTTTGCTGCTTCTTCAACAGAAGCCGCTTCTCCTACTACAATAGGAAACCTATATTCTACTACCCAATAATTTTTTTCTTGTGACATTTTATACCTCTCATATAAACAATAGCAATAGAAACAATGGCCAACCTATAACTAGAATAGATATAGATAATCCAGCTGCAAAGAATAGCAAAATTCCTACAAACAAATATCTAAAAAATATGCCTACATTCATTACTGATACCACCAATTCTGTTATATATTTTTGAATATAATGAAATAAGTATATCAGTAATGTTTATATGTTATCTACTTCCGCTAGACGCATAATAAGTCTACCTATGCGCCTATCTGCAACATCACGGAATTCTCTATCGGTATCTGAATGTCCAGTAACTAGATGATCTATTTCATGAATTAAAGTAGTTACAGTAGACTCTATTCCAGCTTCTAATGTCAATAGAGAAAGAAGAATACGCTCATTATCCGCACCAATTTTTGGTGGTATATATATTCCCATTAATTTCTCTTGATATCCTCTATTATCAAACACTTTTATATCTAGATTGCTAGGCATATTTTCATATGTATTAACAATTTTCAATGCTTTATCAAATATTGTTTGTAGGCTATTTGGAAGACTATCTACAATATCAAAATCTGCATCAACTCCAAGAACAGCACTAACTGTTTGCTCTATCATAGGGTGACTACCTGTAATTAAATCGTAGACTGCTTCAGTAGTAATTTCTTTATGAGTGTAGTTTCGCATATTTAACTTGATAATAATTTCACTTGAGAATAGTCCCGTACTTGAACTTTGACATAATGGGACACATTTATCTCCATACATTGATTTAAATGTATCACCCCACGCATTGCTGCTATCTATACCATTAAAGAGATAACTTGGCATATCAAACTCTTTAACTGAGATAGTGTCTATATCCATAGAGTCAATTTTTATAATCTCAGAAATGATACTCATATCATCAAGATTTTTTAAACAAGCAGTAATAAGTGAATCTACTTGATATGGTTGAGACAAACGTCTTTCTTCATTTAAAGTAAAATCGTTATACTGATATGAGAATAAAGAAAATTCGTGCATTATATCGCCTACCCAAATGCCAGCTTTACCATATAACTTAGATTCTTTGTCAAAGATAATTTCTTCGTGCGAATCATTTTCAGTTGGCATATAATAATTTTTATATAGTTTGGCACCACGAGCGCCATAACTATGCTCAGGCACAACATAATCAGCAATAGCATCATGCTTAAAATATACATCTTGATTGTTATAAATATCTAATAGTTCATCAGAAGCAGTTAAATATACCTCAAAATATCCAGGTCTAAACACAACTTCATCAACAACATCAATAGTATATTGAGCATCAAACTCTGTAAACGCATCAAAAGCATTAGCAAATGCTTCACGATATATCTGGAAATTAGTATCCCAAGACAATATACCAGCATCAAGAGAAAAAGAAGATGGAATATCTGTAACTATCTCATTATCTGTACCAATATTATCAGTATAACGATAGTAAACAATATCATAACCATCAACTTCTTTAGAGACATACTCTAACTTATAATTACCTCTAACATCTGTACCAAGGCAAATCCATTCCCAACCTTTACGAACAGCAGCAACAGGAGCCAATTTTGCACCTGAACCAAATTGTCCAACAGTATTCTCATCACCACGTTTAGAAGATATCCCCATCTTCTCCAAACGAATTCTAGGTACATCATTTGCTTCATTGCTAAAGCGAATATATTTTGTCATATCAACCTCTTCCATTTAATTCAGGATTAACCGGCCAAATAAATTTAGAATCTCTATGCTTTAAATGTCTTGCTTTACCTTTAGGCGATAAAAGAACAACAACTCCTTTAGGGTCTAAAAATCTTGAATCTCCTCTAATAGGGTCATCACCATCAACAGCATTCATTCCAGCCCAAATATCAGGCTTTGGAGATTTAGATTTAATATCTACTACTACAGCAACATTATGACCTTGAGATACTTTATCTCTAATCTCAGATAAACTTCTACGCTCATCAGCAGAAAAAGTCAAACTATAATTAGGAGCTGGATTTGGAACCCTATCCCAATGCTTAGTGTAACCATAGAAATTAACAGTAGGATACATATCAAATAACTCAGGATATTTATCTTCCCACCTAGTGTCAGTAAAAACATCAGGTCTATATGCTACATCTGTATGCTTCCTCAACATCTTATCAATAGCATTAATAGTTAAAGATATAGATGCATCAAAATATTCAGCAAACACAATAGTTCTAGCCAATCGTGACTTCTGAACAGCAGGATAAACTCCAGACCCTGACAAATTAATACACAATTTAGTACATTCAGTAGAATTATTACCACAAGTATTAAGTCCACGCAGACTAGGATATTTATTTAATAAACCTAAGTCTTTAGCCATACGACTAGATAATGTATTAGGCAAACCAGACCAACCATATGTAGGAAATAATGTATGACTAAACTTATGAGAACTAGCAGGAGGAGTAACCCAACTACCATTAGATTCTTTAAAGCCACAATCTTTACGCACTTCTGTATATATCTCTTTAGCAGTAGATATATCAGTTATATGTCTTGCATTTAAATTAGATAACATATCTATTAAATCCAATCATTATTAGACCAACTTCTAGGAACTTTGACATCATCATCAAAATCTCCACCATCATATTCCATATCATCATCTTCTTCACCCTCAGTAATTACTCCACACTTAGGGCATTCCCATTCATAAAGATGAGTAGATTTAGATGGGTCATTATCAGTAGTAACAAATTGAGAACCCTCAAAACCACAAGACTCACAATTACCCTCTATCTCTTTCTCAATATCAAACCAACCTGGAATATCACTATCTTTCATTCCTGGGGGATAATTACTTAAAGTCATTATTGAATCAAATCACTATTAGATATTGCTGATTCTGACCAACCTTCAAATGGCGTAACATCTTCTATTAGAATTTCATATATCTCATCTAAATGAAGATCGATAACAGCATCATTCAATTTTTCTATAATTTCTTCTTTCTTAGATGGGTCTGTATCCCAACTACATTCAATACTATATGTAATTAGAAAACCCTGCTTAGGAATATCTACATTTGATGCTTCCATAATATCTCTACGAGTTATCTCATCTATACGCCTATTACAGGCAACATTGTCAATAAGAAAATTATTAAACCTACGCTCTGCTGCATCATTATTGATATGCATTTTAGCAATAATATCTGCAGTAGCAATGCTATCTTTAGCCCATTCATTAAGATTATTATCTTTATTACTTGTCATTATAATTTTCTCCAGTCTCATAAGTAATTTTAGCCTCATTATGTGAAACCCAATAACCAACAGGCGGTTCACAACATTTACACTCAATCATATTAAACTCATTCTGATTAGTTAAAAAACTAGAACCAATAAAATCTAAAGCTCCAGCTTTTCTAATAACCTTAAACTGAGTTCCATGCTTTTTGAGAATATTCTCAACTCGTTTAGAGTCAATAGAAGACACTAACACATTAGCCATTGCTTATCCCTCACTTGTATCATAATGATCAATATCAATATCATCATCTTGGCAACCATAAACAGCATCAATCATACTAGACTCAACATCATCAATATTAACAGTATGACCAATTTCAACAGTAAAACTAATAGTATAAGTTCTAACAGGAGGCTCAAGACCAAGTTGCTCTAATAGTTCAACTTTTTCACCATCATCAAGAGCATCTGAATCCATAATAACAGTAACTGCTTCTTCTTTGAAATTTCTAAAAAGCCTTTGCTCATCATAAACAATTGACTGTAGATTATTTATTCTATCGTGAGCATAAGTTTTTTGCTTAGCCAACTCATCTTCAATTTCAATAAGTTTATTAGCAAGATAATCTGTACTTAAAAGCTTGTAATTAATAAGTCTACCTTCTCTAATGTCATTAATTTCTTCGGGTGTCATAGTCATTATACTATCTCCTTATTTTTAGGTGTTACGGTTATTAGGTCAAAGTATGTAACATTTTCATCATCTACAACATTTAGAATCTTATCAATAATAGGATCTAAATCCATCTCAATATTGGTGCGAATCTCAAAGTTCAAGTTATATCCAATATCTTTTTTGGGAGCAGAATCAATTTTGATATTCAAAATTACTTGCTGATAATCTTGAACAATACTTCTATAATCATGTTCCATAGAATTAATATATCCAATTAACTCTTCTCGACTAGCGTTATCAAAATTATGACGTTTACTAATAGTCATATTCTTAGCAATATCTTCAGCTCTATCTATTCTCTCTTGCAAACTATAATTCATTATTCATCTTCTCCATTTTCCATTATAAACAATACATTTTTAGCCATTAAATTTAAAGATGGCGATGACGATTTTTCTAGCAAAGTCATTCTTTGTTTAATGTTTCCATTACGAATAGAAGTCATACAATATGTACAAAGAAAATTCTCAACACAAGTATCATTTGCATCTCCATAATTATCTTGACATATCATACAATAAGACCCATCCCAATAATTAATTATAGGTCTTTCATCAATATAGTAGTCTTCATTTTCCATTTAGTTTTCCATTTCTTCTTGAGCAAACATTAAAAATTTCTGAATCCAATGTCCATCAATTTGCACATAGTCATCAGGGTCACAAAAATAACAACCTTCAGTTAATAGAACTCCATGCTCTGAACATAGTTCACCATCATTATCCATTATCTATAATCTCCTTTTCCATACTATCTATTGCTTCTAATCTGAATATTTCTGTTGGCTCTAACTCAAGCATATACGCTGCACCATAAGCAATAGACAATGTAATATCTACTACTGCAAATAATAAGTTTAATGCTTCTTGAGCATCTTCAAAAATATCTTCTAATGTTGGTAACAACATTTCCATATCTTCATTTCTATTCTCACCAACCATACTTGTTAACATTGCTCTAGCAAATAACTTTATATCTGATTCCACTCATTATCTCCTTAATCTCATAGGCTCATAATTACTTTTATGATTATTAACTAACACATAAGATTGTCTTGCTGGATATAGACCTTTATAAACACATAACTTAGTCATACACCATTCGTATCCTAAATTAAATCTTGCTTCAGAAACTTGATTATCACAGAATTGACATTTATATATATTCATAAAATATTTATACCTTTCTTAAAATACAAAAAAGGACAAGATAATAACTAATTATTAGTTATTATTCTTATCCTTAATAATTATCGGTTAGAGATTGGGTGTTAGATGTTAGTATAGCAGTTTGGATATCGGTTGCGCTAATTGTGCTATGTCTAATCTATGTCTAATCTATAGAGCTCGAAGTTAGATGTCGAATATAAATATTGCAATAGAAGTTGCAAATTTTTATCAAAAACAATTATTGAAATTAATTATTGAACAATACAAATAAAGACAAAAAAAGGGGGAGGGAGCAACCGCTCGACGGCTACGCCCTCCCCTCATGGAGGGGGAAAACTTTTTAAACTTGAATACGGATCACAGCGACCATTTTTTGTATTGCTACAGTAACCTCACTTGGAAGCAAGTGTGACACGAAATGGAATGCGGATTAAATTTTGCTTTTTAAGTTATTAGAAAATTAATCGGTTTCGATAAATATGCATTCGCCTGGACATTCGTCGGCTGCTTCTATTACAGATTCTTCCAAGCCTGCCGGTACGATAGCCAAACCTAGAGCGCCTTCAGGGTTCCCTAAGGCAGCAGCAAATATCTTATCGTCTTCTTTAACGTAAGCTAATCCGTCGTCCATCATCACGAATACGGGTGGCACTATTTCTACGCATAGCCCATCTCCGGTACATAAGTCTTGATCTATCCATACTCTCATATATAAAGTATCTCACATATGCCCGCAGAATGTCAAGTTATAGGCCACCTTTTACTTTCTGGTGGCAAGTTGGACAAGCAGTTCCTTCTACAGTTTTGCTAAAGAAGTTATCTGCCATAATGTTAAATCCATTCTCGCCTTGCTTGAACATTCCTTCAACTTCAACACATTTCATCAAAGCCGCAGCTCTCATCATAACCACAGGAAGTGAAGAATAATATTCGGTGCTATCTTCATTAAATGGCTCTGACCATGTAAGGCAATATCCTCTCATTGCTCTGTCTTTTAATGGTATCTCTGTAATAGTAATTGCTGTGCTTTCGTACCAATCCTCAAATAATATTTTCATAATCTTACTCCTTTAGTCCGTGAATAGTTACTGAACGCTCATAGTTATCTATTGCAAATAGTGCGCCTACTCCATTACCTTCATCATCTGCGCTCGGGTAAAGAACAGACCCATCTTCTAATACTATTTCAACTCCAGGATGTGACAATCTTTGTTCCCATCCTTCTTTCTCAAATATGGAAGGACGTAGGTAGTTTATTGCTACTATTTTCTGTCCTACTGGCCATGAAGTAATTTCTGGTTCAGTCATTATGTTATCTCCTAATCCAAGTGTCTGTTTCTAAGGCATCCCTAGCATCTGAAGAGTTTGCATAGTATCCCGACTCTCTAGAGTATGGGCCACAGTTGCATTGAGTGCCTATATATGAGCCAGCAGCGCTTCTTAATACTTCTAGCTGCACATGTACCCCACAATCTTCACAAGTGCTTGGTGCGCCTAAATTAATGGTTTCTCCGGGCATTGCCATTTTATATCTCCTCGTCAATCTCGCGTCCCCAGTACGTAGCGGATTTCGCTGCGTAGTATTTTTTAAGCGCCGTTTCGTAGAGCGCTTGATAAGTTTCTGCTAACGCCGATGCTTCTTCCGCTTCGATACGCATTTTTATTAGTTTTTCGTTTTCCATAACTATATATCAATCTAAATCTATAATTTGGACAAAGATTTCATCGGGACATTTTGCAACTACCGCTACCCCGCCTCTTACTGTTATAACTACATCAGGCAGGTTAGGTCGATTCTCTAGTGCATACACACGATTTACTAAATCATCGAATGAGAGATGCTCTAGTTCGTAGAGTGAGTGCTTACGGTCTGTGTCTGCGTCAAAGGCTTCAAGTTCCATTGGTTTCTCCTTAGTTGGTTGGTGCTGCGTACATTACAGGCTTAGATTGCTCGAAGCAAGTCCAGCCGCAAACTTTCTTAGAAAAAGTTATAGGCGATGCATCTAACCTGGATACAAAGGTATCATTCTTATAAGGATTATAAGTCACCGGAATTTTCTTGCTATACTCTAGCTCTTTATTCCAGTATCCTCGCACAAAAGCGTGAACATTTTTGCGGCCTTCTTTGCGAACTTTTTCACGGCCTGCAGGTCGCACAACAAACTTGGCATCACTAAGATTAAAACTCCAAACATATTGTACGACCCGACCCTTCTTAGGTCCGTCGCAGGCTTTGATGCTGTAACAATGTTTATGAAGGTTCCAATAGATTTCTACTCTATCTCCATGCTGTAACATTATTGCTCCTTAAATCAAGATGGTAACTTATTCACCATAGGTTACCAGCAAATAGTGCCAATGTATCACCCGTATGCTTTACAGCCCCAGCCGCTAAGTCCAGTCCCATCGTGCTGCCATTCGGCAACAACTATCTGCTGCTCTTTGCTGGCCAATCCCGCATCTGAAGGGAACCAGCCATCCCAATAATCTTTTATTGACTGTCGCCAGCCGTCATTTCTCATACCAAGCGCCCCTGAGTATATTGGACCCCTGACGCTCCAATCGCCACCCGTTTCACAACGAGCAATTCCGTCCCAATTGACTCCGGTGCGACCGGCTGATGCAATCAATGCATCATATTCCCTCTGTTTCGCAAGGCGACTGCCTGCTTCATTTAATACTTCCTGTGCCAGCGCAGCATCTGCATCTATCTTTGCTTGCTGTGCGGCTGTTATTACTTTCGGTGGTTTAACTATCTGATAATCTTGCTGCACCCCAAGTGCAGTCTGTTTCTTTGGACTTTCCTGACTATGACTTCCTGTCACAGCAGTCCATCCTACCATCAATAACAATAATATAGTATTTATAACTTCTCTCATATTTTCTCCTTCCGTCAACTAATGTGACTAACTTGCTGTATTCTATATTTCTCCTATATATAATAATAGAGGTGGCCTGATGGGGATATATATACAGGCCACCCCTATTAGAACAATAACTATGTAATCTTAGTTAGATTGCTTTCCCTGAAAATATAGAGTCTGCTCATCCTTGCGGTAGCGAATCTCTACAGTAATACCAATAGCCTTTGCTGCTGTACGAATACGCTGCGATAGCGAATTGTAAGCCCTGCCTTCTTCAACATTCTCAATCGCCTTAGGCTTAAAAGTCTGAAGAAGCTCCTGAAGGTGGCGAGTCTCTTCTGAAGTACGCTTGCCTCCTCCACGAACAAGAGGTGGAAGTTCTGTTACGTCTTTAATATCCATGATTGCTCCTATATTTTCTTGCTTCCGACCCGATGTCGGAGGCTAGTGGTAGTTACCTTACATGGCCCTAACTGCGATTTCAAGTCGGAGCCATTATTTTTTATTAATGCCTAGACTTATTTTTCCTTAACCGTTGACGCAATATCTCTTTGTGTCTCAAGGTATCTTGCCTTCATTGGATTCTTTGGCTTCCCTGATGTGAAGTAAGTGCCACCCCAGAGTCCTGTTTCTCCAACTGCTTTAGCGTGGTCATAGCAATTAGTTATAACTTCGCAACTGTTGCAGAACGTCACTAATTCTTTTTTTACAAAATGACCAGCCCGTTCAAACTCTTCAAAGAAATGTGAAGTGGCTTTCTGCTCGCTCCTACACTTAGCGTCTTTCATCCAATCGCTGTTGGATTCAGACAATGCTTCTATGTGATGTCTATTGTTCATCGTGTCTCCTTGTGGTGGACTATGGCAGGACTCCGTGACTAACTGGTGCCACCGTACACGGCAGCGTGAAGCAAGTCAAGGTGGGCTATATCATTTCTATTAACCACTCTTCTAAATCACTAGGAATAGCTCTCATCGGTTCCTGCTTATTTGGTAGGAAAGTGCTTATTGCCTCAATCGCCGCTTCGCCATCATATTTCTCATAATCGAGATCATCCCCACCCCAAATTTCAATATCTATATCCTGCACTACTCCAAAATTAGTCATACACATATAGACCGCTCCAGCAAGTGCATCGGCCATATCCTTTTCACCCTTAGACGGATGGTCAATCTTAGTATTGTTGATTAGACGTAATTTCAGGATTTCACCTTCAACAAGTTGTTCACTCCAATATCCACGAAGTCTTCCGTCATAAATAGTTGTAGACAATGTATCGTATGCAGATTTCTTTACGGTGAATGCATCTGCATTAATGCCATTATGTCTAAGTGACTGAATCATATCAGCACTCTGCCAATAGTCGAAAGTAACAGCCGCTACATTAAATTTGCGACATAGTTCCATAATCATTCCACGAACTTCAGCGAATGGAACCTCAGAGTTGACCGCCGCTTTCCACGAAGTAATATAGTCCATGTTAATGATGGGTAAAGTTTCAATATGGTTTCCCGTATTGACTTCCTTCATTCCAGACATATGAACCATGCATAGCGCTGCTTTATCTCGCTTAAGTCCAAGGTCAACGTGAATAAATCTTGGGAAGTTATCTGTGCCATTAAACCACGGCTTCCAAGTTCCATTCTCCTCTACCGGACTAACTGCATAATTAAAAGCAGCTCTAACCCTATCTGGTTCCTTAAAGTAAGCATCTTCCATCTCTGGAGGCTCACACTCAAACCTCGACCTTGCTTCTTGAGGGTTGCGAATATACTCGGAATCTAAATCTTCTCTAGTGATAGTCGGATTTACTTCCCAAGTTGCTTTCTTAATTCCCCAAGTTTTAGGTTCGTTATTAGCAATTGAGCCATAGTAGCGTTCTTCAATAAAGTCACCCTTAAAGCGAGGGAAAGAAAGCAATACTACTTTACCAACTGCTGGGAAACGAGACATAATAGAAGCCTTACTCATCTTATAGATAGCAGAAGCAGAGCCTTTAGCCCTAGATTCGCCCTTAAGTTCTATATCCGTCTTAAATGCTGCAATCTCGTCCAAGACTACAACCATAACTTCATATCCTTCCCAACCTTCTGACTCCGAGTGACCAGAGAAACAGCGAATAGGGCGGCTAAAGAAAAATACTTCTCCAACTCTAGGCTCAAATCCAACTTCATTAAAGTATGGAGAACGCAGCAGAAGGTTCTTAAACGGCTCGAAAAAGACTCGCTGAGCCTGCTGAGCATTAACAGCAAGGTTTAGAAGGTCAATATAGATACCAGGAGCTTTATTATAATACTCCAGCGGATCTCTCAGGCAATGAAGCAAGTATGTGATGTATGCGAGTGAAACTCTAGAGGTATGGTCTTTACCAGAACCCTTACCTAGCATACAAATGACTTCGTTTACAGTATATTTCTCATATAGCTCTAAGCCTTTTTCTTCACCATGCAACTGAACTAGAGTATGAGGCTTAAATATCTGAGTTATGTGTTTCGCAATCTCAGTCTGAACTTCAGAGAGTGGAGGTAGTCCAAGATATTTCCTATCTTGTACAAAAACCTCCAAAGACACAGGCTCTTCTTCCAGCTCTTCTTTCTTAAGAAGGCGGTCAAAGTCCTCGTAATTAAAGTTAAGTCCCCAAAAATCTGTCATACGTCAAGGTCGTCGTCATCGGCTAGTTCAGCCTCATCAACGGGTTCGCTATCGGCGCTATCCATAAGAGAAAACGCTTCAGCAAGTTTTATGCGAGCCATATCCCGACACCTTTCGCAGTCGGAAATTACATCACGTAAAACTGATGACAGAATCTGATTTACCGATTCTGCTTTTTGCATTCTTGCAATATACTCTGAGTCAGATTTAGTGCCACCCATTAGCTGATGAAGCTGGGCTTTCTTAACTGTGACTTCTAATGCAAGCTTTAAAGCCTGAGTTCTTGCCGTAACCATACCATTATCGGTGGCTACATTGACAGTCTCCCATGCCTCTTTAGAGATTTCATCTAGTTCATTGAGAAATCTTAGTGTATTTTGCTGGACTCTTTCTAGGAAATATGGATCTTCATCGGCTTGATCCCGAACTATTCGAAAATATTCCTTGACATATTGCTTAGCCTTGTACGGGCTAATCTCTAGAAGTTCAGCTATATTGCTATAGTTGTAGCCCTTGATAGATAAAGTGCCAGCCTCTTCGACTAACCGAAGTTCATCGGAAAGTCCAAGTCCAGCTTTTTCTATTTCTTGACTCATAAGTCTATTGTATCACTAAACATGGCTATTCGTCAAATTCAGAAGGCATTTCAGCATCCCGAACAACTAGACCCGAAGATGACTTACGCCTCTTTACGGAGCCTGTAGGGGCCTTAGAAGGCGCTGTAGTAGCCCACTCGGTAGCCTTAGGTGGCTTAGGCATCCTAGAGCGCTTAATCCTAGACACCGCCTCTAAATCATCTGGAGATACATTCCACTTCTCAAACTCTGATTCCATAGCCTGACGCACCTCAGTGGCTACAATTGCATATATTTTTTCGTAGCGCTCATCGGTAATATCAGAGGCAAAGTATCTGTTGCGACATTTTCTCGCATGAGTAGCTGACCCGATGCTAGATACCTTAGCGTCTAAGGCATACCAAAACTTGACTAAATCTTCGTGTTCCATTAATTCATCCTTCCAAAATATTCCAACATCGCATCTACGATGTCAAACTCTTCATCTTCCATATCCTCTATTACCTTGTATTCAGGAGAAAGATATGACCATACCACAAAATGCACATCTGCGTCACCGGAGTCTGGATTTATGCTCACTACCGGCTTCATTAGTCCGCCCTCAATCAGTTTCATGACATCTGCAGAAAAATATCTACTATACTCTGCTCCTACCGTCTCCATCTGAAAGGCATCCAGCAATCTCTGCATTCTGCGCCAAACATCTGGGTTCTCAGATTTAAGAGAGCGCATTATATCATCACCTCTTGGAGGCAGATACATCTTGCCTATTTGTAAATCACTCAACAGACCCTCCGCAAGAATCACAGCGAGTAGTGTTGTGAACCATAGCGGAGCCTGCAATAGCGAATAAATGCTCACGATGAGCATCAGTCAAATTAGCGTGTGAAGCAACCCAAGTTAAAAGGTTGATGACATCATACATAGTACGCATCTCACCAGACACAGTAGATTTAAACTGCTGATTGTCTACCGATTCAAGAATAAGATTCTTAAGTTTATTTGGCAGACCATTCTCTGTACAAATCTTCCCAATCAAAGAGATAAAGTTAGTAATCTCAATATTCGCAAGATTAGCAAAGCCATCTAACATTGGCTGAATTTGCCCAACCGCTGAGGTAATATACTCACGAGACTGCTCAATTAGTTCACTAGATGATTTCCCATTAACCCTAAACTTGCGACTCACAATCGGAGTAACAGCAGAGTTTAGACAAGCAATTCTACAGAGATAACTATCAAACTTTGGAAAGACTGACCAAGCATCTGAATAGACAACTCTTAACCCGGCTCTAACCTCTGAGTCTACAATGTGAGTATCATACTTAGGTGAAAATCCTACATACTCGATAGTATCTCCCTTGACGCTCCATTCACCAATCTCAAGACTGCCCTCAATAGAATCTTCAACAGTCTCAAAAATTTGGATAGCGGGAACATAGGCATAAGAAGGACTCATCAATGAACGAAGCGTAGAGCCTTCAAACAGTCCAGCCCACATCATCTCACTTCTAAGGTTCAGCCAATAATTCATAGTTACTGATTTAATGTCCTCAGGACACCTCTCAGCATATGCCTTAGGAACGCTCAATAGATCGCAGACCTGACCAAAAGCATTGTCTGAAAGGTTATATCTTTCATCCTGGTATACAATCGCATTGTTCTCATACTTCATATCCCCAAGCATAAAGCGCTTGTGGGTGGTGTTGGTATCTCTATCTGAGAGATATTCCATTACTGTAGTCATTTTAAATCTCCTTGTAGGGGGGTAAGCAAAAAATATATTATCAGGTCTAATACATGATTTGTTACAAAAACGCAATTTTTCTTAGTTTTTTTTAAAACTAGCGTCTTTTGTCTTTGTTCATTCTCTGCCGCCTGCGCTGTTCTCTCTTCAATGCCTCCATTTTTAATTGCATCGGAGACTTTGGGGCAGCGTTCTTATGTTGAGTTTTAGCCCGCAAATTGCGGCCCTTGCCTCTGAACTTAAGTAGATCATATCTTTCTACCCAGTTATATAAAGCCTGAACGGTTATGCTGACATTGTAGCTATCCTTCAGCAACTTTTGAATATCCTTCAAGTTCATGCGTTTTTGAACGTAATGAGCATAAAGCCATTCTTTTTGTTTATATGGTTCCATACTAACTCCTTAAAAGACCGTACTAGCAGCCCATACGCCAATTGCAATAGCATCCAGAATGTCATAGTCTGACTCATCAAGATTTGGTATGCGCTCTTCAAGTATTATCTTGACACGATTTTTTCTTTCAAAAGATGCTTTTTTCTTCGCTTCTTTCTCGCCAATGTCCGCAGACCATGCAGCAATTTCACCCTTGGATACGTTCTTATATCCAAGCCATCTTTTCCAAGTAATAGGGCCGACATCAATAGTCTTTATGTTGTGCATTAAACTTAAACCTATCATGTGTCCAACAACATAAGACAATAGCCTGCTAGTCTGAGGATTCTGAATATAAATTGTTTGTTCAATTACCACATACTTAGGAGTATGATACTTAATTAACTCGGGCAGCACCCTGCCGATAAACTTGAGTTTTGACTGAATATCATCCTCGCCGGTAAAGAGTATCTTGCCCTTAGCTTTAAGTGAAATACTATTACCGTTTCGCTCCACAACCGCAAAAGCAAGAGATTTAGTCGAAGGGTCTATAGAAAGCACAGTGCCTGAATGCATTGCTGCAGACAGGCTCATATGCTATACTCTTCTCTAATTTTTTGCTCATCCCATCCCCATTTTCCTAATCTCTTAGCAAAACGATCTATTTTGTGGGCCTCGCATATATCTTCGGCGTTATATCGGCTCAGTATTGTCGTACAGCCTTTTCTGCTGCATTTTTGTTGATTTTTTCCAGACCGTCTATCTTTATTTTCATAGTATCTGTCTAGAACTTTTTTATTAGTGGCAACCTTGCGACAATCTACTGAACAATACTTACCATTATGTGCTTTAGGTGAAAACTCTACACCACATTCGCCACATAATATTACATCATATTCCATCGTCCTTATCAGCCCAGCACATACTTGATATATCACACATCCTGCAAGTAGCAGAGGTAATTTGCTTATATGGGCGCTTTGGTAGGCTGCCTTCCGTATACATGTTATATATCTTACCATATTTCTTGAAAAGCTTATCAATAAACTCATCATTACGCTCAAGATACAGTGGCAGGATTTCTTGATTGTTCTTATTTTCATATATTACAAAGCCGCCATCTAAATCTAGGCATCTCATATAAATCTGAGCCTGTCTGTAGTGATCATCTTTTGGCTTATGATGAGCTTTTCTAATCATAAAGCCTTGGTCTGAGATAGACTTAAGCTCAATTAACTTTCTGCCATTCCACTCAATAATCCCATCAGCAGTTCCCTCAATGGGGGGCTCAGAATATGAAAGAGGTATTTCGCACTCAAGCAAAATGCCCATATCATCTAGATATTTGTAGATGCGGTCGTGAGTAGCATGGCCGTTGTCAAAGATGCGCTGAGTTCTGGCATCATACTTAGGCTGATAGGTTACACCCCTAAAAAGATAGACAGCATATCTACCGCACTCATTAGTTGTGCTTGGATGAAACCCGCCTATCTTACGAGTGCGCTCTACAATATACTTCTCAGTAATCGCAGCATCAATGGCCGCAACTAAATCTTCTTCCATCTGACTAGGCTCAGCGACTACAATAGGCTTGGCAGTTTTTACTGGAGCCAAGGCCATTAAATCGACAAGTTTCCTCATCGAAGGATGCCAGCAGAAACTGCGTCGATACGTCCGAGCAATTTGAGCGTATTAATATTCTCCTCAAGTGCGTGATACATAGTCTGAAAAACATCCTTACGCCTGCGATTGATAATGCTACTATTGCCTGAAGTTTTATAGTGCTGCGCTTTAATGCCAACCTTATATCTATAAGCTGCTAGAATAGCGGCGTACTTAACTGCTTTAGTAGAATGATAACTATTTGGATTGTCAATAATGTCTTGTACGACAGCCATTACCTCAATAAATTCTTCAGCATCTTCGCCCAGGCTTTCACGAAGCTGCTCTACGGTCATGCTAATATCTTCACTCATTGTTTTCTCCTATAAAGTCCATAAAAATTTGCCAATCGATTATTGCCAACTTTGTTCCATCACCAAAAACTACAGAGATAACAGGCTCCCTGTATCTATCTTTCCAAGCATCCTTACGATGCTTAGACCAGTTCTCTGCAGTGATGGTAAATGTTTTTTCATTATGCTTGTAGTCTAGCAGATAACCCGGCAACCTTGCGTCACCTTTGTCTTTACCTCTTCCAGAATTTGCAACAAGCGATGCACCATCTTTAGCGGCCTCTTTAGACTCAAGCTTATCTTTTTTATGTGGCATCTGCGCTGCCACTGTCCGTTGTTAGTAGTCCATTCTCCAACTTATTCTTGATATCAAGAACTAGCTCATCGGTGGCCCCTTCAACTAAGTTTTTCATACCGTGAAATTTTGTTTCTCCGATATAGAACCATGCACCACGCTTCTCAATAATTCCATTGATTACCGCCAAATCAATTAGCTCCATCTTAATGTCAATATCGGCATTTTGAGGTGAGAACCAATAAGAACCACGAGTTCCCTCTACTGGAGACTGCTTAGACTTCTCAATAGTCCATCTAACCTCTCTATTGACAATAAGGTTAGAATCCCCTGCACGTTCGATAGAGTCCTTAGCCGCCGAAGCAAATAGGTTTACAATATTTGTAGTCCAATGTAACTCAGCATTGCCGATCTTAGCCATTAGGCGAGGATGATTGCCGCTTAAGTCCATAGTCTGTTGAGCCACCATAATAACAGCATTGTCTACGCTAAGATACTCAGACATTTTCTGATACATCAAACGCCTAGACCTAGCCTGCGAGGCAATTCCCCCGCCCCCCTCGTCTGATTTATAGAAAGACTCAGAGGCAATGCCATTGATGCTGTCAATAAGAAAAATATACTTGCTATCAGGCTCTTGCATCATGGGGATGATGTGCTTCAGGATATCTTCAGCAATACGACTTTGAAGCAAGATTCTATTTGTTAAATCTATTCCGCATTTTTCTGCCCAATTGTCGGTAATAGACCCTTCGGTATCTACAATGACTGCGGTATACCCTTTCTTCTGAGCATTAGCTAGAAGATGTAACAACATAGTTGTTTTCCCAGCAGAGGGAGTGCCCCAAACTAAACTGAATCGTCCAGTCCAAAGTCCTCCACCCAATACATGGTTTAGTCCGACTGAAGGAGTCGGGATTATATCGTGTAGCGGCATACGTTCTCCGCGATTAATTCTTAACATTTTTTTCTCCTATTTTGATTTAGTAGCGTTTGCAAACCAGACGCTTAACTGGTTATTCCTTTGATCTCCTTGAATTTATCTAAAGAGATCGCATCTTCGAAAATTATATCAGAGTTGCGTACAGATTTTCGATAAATCAGTGGCCAAAATGTATGTCGAACGACATGAATTACTGAATTCAAAGTCTTATTGAAGATTACTATCTTAAACACTTTATTCTTCATTGGATCATAAATATAAAGCGATGCCATCTTCTTTCCAGTTTTCGTAGTAAAAATCCTACAGCGCATAACTATGCCCAGACTTTTCTCTTCATCAAAGTCACCAACACCGTGTTCAGATAGAGATTTACTTAATTCATCAAAGGCCCCAGAGTTTAAAAGATTGAGAAATATCGCAAACTTTTCAGTATCTAGCATAGACCCATGAATTAAATCATTGATTGTAGAGTCCAACCACTTCTGAGGTTCATCTGTAGCGCAGTAAGCAATGAGAGATTTATCTCCAACTAATGCGTATATGTGCTCACGAGTCTTTAGGTTCATCTCAATATCCCCAAAACCTGTAATAGATGAAGTTGAATCTTCAATCTCTACCCTGAAATAATGAGGCTTTCTTGCTGTGCTTTTAGTAATGCCACGCATGAAATGATACTCGTTAGTATCTATATCAATCTCTGAACAGTTAGTCAATAGGTCAGCAAAAGTTTTGTCATCATTTGCATGAATTGGATAATTTAGAATCGACAAATAGTATTGCTTCGTGTCGTAATCTCCGCTATAGCCAATGCTCGTGAAACCGCCAACTCGTGAGAGATTCTCGATAACATTGGATCTAACATAGGTTTTGCGACACTTGCCATTAAATTCTTCGAATGAACTAAAAGGTCTATTACGCAAGATTTCATCTAATGCTCCTTTACCGACACCGAGAACATTGCTAAGACCGAAACGAATGCTGTCTCCATCTAGTGAGAAGCTTATCTCCGACTTATTGATGTCAGGCATCTGTATATCAATTTCAAGCCTATTAGCCTCAAGCAATAGAGTGGAGATTCTCTCTTTTTCATTCTCATTGGCTAACAGTGCCCACATATATTCTAGCGGATAATTGATTTTTAGCCACATAGTCTGATATGTTAATATAGAATATCCCACAGCATGGCTCTTGTTAAAGCTATATAATGCTGCTTTCTCAAAGTCATCCCACATCTTAGTTGCGGCTTTGCGCTCAATGTGCTTAGATGCATTATCTAAGAACTTATCTTTATAGATATCGAATCCGCTTCCATCTCGCTTTTTACCAATGATTTTACGAAGCTTATCGGCCTCAGACCAAGAGAAGTCAGCAAGCATAACTACTGTTTGCATCAGTTGCTCTTGATAGATGAAAGTTCCATAGGTGTCTTTAAGGATTCCCTCAAGCATGGGGTGATGATACTCAACAACTCTTCCGTGATTCTTGCAAGCAATGTATTGCTCACCCTGAGTTAACATAGCTCCAGGTCTTACCAAAGCATTAGACGCAGTTAAATCACTAAAGTTCTGCACTTCCAAGTCTAATAGCAGGCGAGTATAGGCAGAGGCTTCTGCCTGAAATACTCCAAGAGTATTCCCATTACGCAACTCAGCATAGACTCTTGCATCGTCTAAGGTAACTGAGTCTTTAGAGACATCAATATTATGTCGCTGCTTGATAGCTTGAATAGTGTCATCGACCACAGCAATAGCCTTGACTCCAAGAATATCAAATTTGATTAGCCCTAACTGTTCAGCCTGAACCATGTCATAGGCTATTACTTCTACACGACCATCTGCGCTGGGGTCTGATCTACTCTCAATAGGGCACACCTGCCATAAGGGAACATTGGATACCACGACCCCAGCAGCATGGGCACCAGCAGTTCTAATCCTGCCTTCAATCCTGCGAGCAATAGTCAATATATCTGGATACTCGTCCGCAAATTTGCCGCACTTATCTTGAAACTCACCAAGAGTTTCAAACAATGGTGTCATCTTGTTGACATCACTATATGGGACACCAAAGACTCTGCTTACGTCCTTGATGATAGACTTGGCTTTAAACTCACCAAATGTTGAGATAGATGCAACATTGTCGTTGCCCCACTTATCTTTGATATATTGCTTGATTAAATATCTTTTTCTATCATCAAAGTCTAAGTCAATGTCTGGATAATCGTTGCGCTCATCGCTTATAAAGCGTGCAAATAGCAAATCGTGCACCAGAGGGTCAACAGATGTTATATCGAGCGCATACGCCAACAGAGAGCCTCCTACGGAGCCTCTAGCGGGCCCTCTGGCGATGCCTTGAGAGTCAGCCCACTTGATAATGTCCCAGATAATCAAAAAGTAATCAGAGAAATCAAGTTTCTTGATTATCCCGAGTTCTTCATTAAGTCTTTCCATGTACCCATCGGCTTCATTCAAGCCCTTCTCTCGAAGGCCCCACTCAGCCAACTCTGATAAATAGTCTGAGCTATCTAGAATCTTTGAATAAGAAGGCAGCAACTTACGCCCCATCTCAATCTCAGCATTGCATTTATCTGCAACTTCTAGAGTATTCTCCAGCAAGAATGGTTGAGGCCAACCATGCTCGGCAAAATATTCAGCAACCTCGTCGGTGCCCATAAGATAAGGGTGAATATCATCAAACCTAAGCCTGCGATCTGGGAACAACATATTCATTCTCTTAACGAGATCACGCTCTTTCTTGGCAGAATCGGCAGTAGCTCTTAAGTGCCTATCCTGAGAGGCATTCATGCTCGGAACCTGAGCAACGCATAAAAGAACTTCCTCAATGCCCCTATCAGACAATGTTGGATAATGACAGTCAAGAGTTCCTACTGCTTTAATGCCCATAGCGTCACTAAACGACAACAAAGTCTTATTTAGGTTGGCATCATTCCATGGCTGAAGTTCTAGATAATAGTCATTACCAAAGCGATCATAGAACTGCTTGGCAGTTGCTTCAGCTTTGGCTTCTTCGCCATTCATAATTTGCTTGCTCAGGTGAGAACCCATGCATCCAGATAAAACAACTACATCGCCAGCAAGAAATTCTAAATCAGCCCACTCAATTCTAGGCTTGTGGTAGAAACCAGTAGTCCATGATTTCTGCATGATCTGAAATAACTTATGCAGACCTGTCTGATTTTTGGCGTGAATAATGAGATGAAATCGCTCTGCTTTTTTATCCTCACTGTCGGCAGCAAGGGTCGGAACATAATAAAACTCGCAACCAAAGATGGGTTTTATTCCATGCTTAGTGCAAGCCTGCTGAAACTGCAATGTTCCAGCCATAGTTCCGTGATCAGTAATTCCGCATGCGGACTGATTATTGCGTTTTGCAATTTGAGCAATTTCCTCTGGCCTGCTCATTCCGTCTAATAGTGAATACTCACTATGGACATGAAGGTGAACAAAGTCTGACATTACGCTCCAATGCGAATTGATACTCCAGAATCAACCAAGTAGTTGAAACCCTCTAAACTACGATACTCTCCCCCGCATACTACCCTAGAAATACCTGCGCTCAAGATGTGCGGAGCGCATTCGATACAGGGTGTGCATGTTATATACAAACAAGCATTGCGAGTTTTTATTCCATTGAAGCACGCGTTGAGCAACAGATTTAACTCAGCGTGAGTTGCAATGCAATCTGGCGAACCAGCTTCGTGATCGGGACAATGGTTGCCACCACGAGGCGCTCCATTGTATCCCGTAGACAGGATAGCATTAGTTTCTTGATCCACCAGCACCGCACCAACTTTTCTGGAGGGGCAGGTGGCGCGCTCAGATACAGCAGCGGCAATGCTTAAGAAATATTCATCCCAACTCGGTCGCATGTAATATCATCTCCACTTTCAGTTTAGATATTTTAGACTCTATTTTAAATAACTTTTCTATGCCTTTAGCGTAAGCAAATTTATTGCCGGATTTAATGTATGCATTATACGCATTAGTCCATGAATCTATGCCATCAGACAATCCGTCTAAATAAACAAAAAAAGATTCTTCTTGATTAATCATTTTAACTATACCTCTTTATAAGATACGATGGTATTTTATACTCTCTACACAATTCTAACATATTTAGTGCCACAGGATTGGGGTCAGAAGACTCTGAAAACACAAACACTATATCCGGTTTGCCTTCATTAATCATAGTCTGATTGCGAATATACTCTGCAGAGCCGCCCAAACTTCCTGGGCTTAACGGGAATTCTACAGTATGTATGCAGTCAGCCCTCAGTTGCTTGTTTGTCAAGTAGTTTAGTTTCTTGACACATTTTTCCGCTAAGAAGCTAACTCCCCGATATAGTTCTTCATCTACATCGCCACCGTGAATTATGGTCAATATATCATCACGGTTATCTACAATTTCATAAAGGCCCCAAAGGATAAGCCAAATAGCCTGCTCATCTTTCCAATCGTCGCTGCCGTAAAAAATGGCGTTCATTGGGCTATAGGGCATTGCGAGTAATTTCTATTCCGCATCGTCCACATTCGTAAACTCTGTACCATATAGATTCTTCGTCAGACCATTCATATCTACGATGAATGTCGGCAATATCTTGCTTTATGCGACAGGAGACACAGTGAAATCTTTTTTGCATGTTGGCCATCTATTTATAACCCTATCTAAATCATTTAAGCTACTTAGCTTATATAAGTGGGGAGTAGTAACATTAGCTGCAGCAGTCTCTGCAAGCAAGAATGAAATACACGATAAAGGAAGTTTTGGGGCATGATCCACATGGTCTAATACAACAATATCACACTTAAGAGATTGTGCATAGACAGCATGCATATTTTTATCAACATTGTAGAAAACATTATTGAATGTGAGATTCCATTCATCTAACCAGCGATTAGTTGCAGTGCTATTAGAGCGAGATGTCATAAAGAAAACATCGTGCCCTTTAGCAAACCAGCGATTAGAAGCATACCAACCACTTTCAGTAGCGGTTTGATTCAAGCAATAGAGGTCATCATCTACAATATCATCATAAAGATATTGATTGCTAATGATTCCATCAAGTGTAATTCCAATAATCATAGTAGAAGGGGGCCAGATATTCTTTGCGATGTGCTAAATACCTGGCCCCCAACCTCCCTTTAGTTACCAGCTAGAAGAGCTGGTCTTACCGGATTCCTCAACGGAAGTCATAAACTCGCCTTGCTCGTTGTATGGAAGCATGCGATAAACGCTATTGACATCATGCATCTCAAGGTCTGAGAACTCTTTAGGCTCTTCTGAAATGTCAATGGGGATCAATGTATAGTTAGTATCGTGCATCTTAGAGCCGGTACGACCGACCTTATATCCACGATCAGTGATAGTACTAAACTCGGTAGCATACTCTACCAGAGTTGCACCGATATGACGCTGGTTAAACGTCTGGTCTAGTACCATCGTAGTCCAATTGCTGTTATCGTCTAGGACAGCCACATTAACTACAAAGTGAGTTTGTGCACGCCACTTTGGATCTTTTACTGTCTGCTCACAGGCCCAGCACTTAAATCCAAGTTCCTCGCTATCTGCGGTACAGGCCATCTGCTTCTTGAAATCAAGAGGAGACTTGTGTACGGCAACAATAGCTGCGGTTCCACGCTCTTCGTTGTAGTTCTTACTATCAATTGTTAATTCCTGGAGGAACCGAATCTTATGTGCATCTCGGTCTTTGAGTGTCAAGAACTTCTTTCCACCAGAGCCACGAGACTCATTCTCTACTTTATTCTTTAGGTTTGCAAGTGTGTTATATACAGTCATGATATTTTCTCCTTAGTTTGAAATAACCAATCAAGGTAGTTTACCTTGTTGTTTATGCTGTGTGTAATTTGTTGTTCCGTCATTTCTCCCGGGTCTTTGATTCCAGACGGATATGGAACAATCCAAAGATCTTTTCGGGGATTACCCTCCATTATAGCACGCATAGCCGAATGTCCAGCCTCATCATTGTCAAAAAATAAGACTAAACTATCAAAGTGCCTATTGAGGATTTCGTGATGCTCTTTTGGAATAGAGGCACCAAGAGTTGCTACTACATTTGGGAATCCTGCCTGATGCACTCTAATAGCATCTAAACTTCCCTCAGTTAAAATTACCTCGCTATATGCTTTAGCATTTTGTAGATTAAACAAAGTCGAGCGCCTAGGAAACTTATCTGAATATAGATATTTAGGGAACTGCGAAGACGATGTTCCTCTTCCAATAAACCCCACTACAGAATAGTACTCGTCTCTAGCTGGGATGACTATCCTGCCTTGACTCTTGGAATATCCCACTCCAAAATGTTTTAATACATCTAAGTCAAATCCTCTATCTATCAGGTACGATAGCTTAGACAAACATTCTTCTTCATTGTCGTAATCAATAACAATACGATCTAATGCCTCATCCCAATTCTGAGATATATCAACAACTATATCATCGTCGTTAAGCATGCTGAGCAAATCATCGCTAGAATAGCTTGGAGCATGATTCCAAGCAATCTCTTCTCCAGACAATTCTTTTGCCAATGTCACAAACGACCCCTTGCGAGCGCAAGATGGATTGAAACAATGCCATAGTCCAGTTTTCTTATTTACATAAAAAGCTGGGCTAGAGGTGTTGGAGTGAAATGGGCAATAACAGGCATACTCGTCTGGCAACTCGCTGACTACAGTCAGATACTGATTGACAAACATGTCAATAGTTTTGCTATTATTTAAACCAAAAATGGAGTTCAAAATGGAATGTTCCTCTGTCAGTCATATCCCAGTATAATTTACTTCGAGTAAACGGCGCTATTGTATCTGTAACAAATTCTTCAATATGGCTACGTTGCCTGATTATAGTTTCTTGATCTTTGGCTTCACCATCGATTATATGGTCTGCTTCTCTATCCTCATCAGGCATCAAACAATTCTTTTCGCTTGCCCGTGTCCAAGTCCCACTCAAGATAGAAAGCAAAAGGATGACCTCTTCGAACTTTGCGACTAACCACTTCAAAAAGTTGCGACTCTGCATTTCGATGAACCGCCATAACTAAGTCAGCGTCATAAGCAAGTTGCTTGCTCCATGCCACCTCAGCCAATGCCGGTGCCCTTTCTCCGTGATTCGCATCCATAGTAACAGCAGCAATGTCGATTACGGGTATATTATGGCGCACTGCTATGCGCTTAAAATCTTTAGAGAGATTTTTGGCCCTCTCAGTTTCTGTGTTACCTTTTTTAGCATCATCGAATAAACCATGATAGTCTAATATTAGCAGATCAGGCTGATATTGTTCAACTTTTGCTTCAACAACATTTTGATTAGCAGCCTCAATGCCATCTGAAGTCACAAGATGTATAGGTGGCTTGTCCTTAAAAGTTCTCTCAGCCCACTCATTATATGCCTCAGGATTTACTCCCCTACCGAACATCAGGTCAGAGTTCTTAAATGTCTCACCCTGATTGAGGATAGTGTCAAAGCGATATCCCTCTTGTTCTTTGTTCATCTCAAGAGAGATAATAAGAGGGCTATAGCCAGCCTGCCATGCGTTTGCAGCAAATAGCCTAGCTAGCCAACTCTTACCAGAACCTGTCCAGCCAAGTATGACAATAAAGTCACCTTTCTGCCAGCCCCCAAAATGCTTATCAATGACACTAAAGCCTGTAGGGATACCCATAATGTTCTTAGTAGGGTCGTCGTGACGTTCTTTGTAGTCTCCAACCCTATCCGCAAAATCTCCAGCAAGGTTTGTGTCTTTAAGCGCTCCAGTATTTTTCATCAAGCGGAGACTATTCATAGCAACAAAGTTAAGAGCAGCATTAGGACCGCTATCTCTCAATATCTGAATAGTGTCGTGCAATGTAGTTCTAACATTCTCAGATAGAGCGTGCTTCCTAGCTTCGTCTACATAAAACTGTAGGGGCGCAGTGGTTGTGTCAATAAACTCAAACTCACGAAATTGATTTTTAACAATCGCCTTAGTAGGAAGCTTGGAGTACTTGGAATAATATCCATGAATGAACTCCCAGATATCTTTATGGTCCACAAAAGACTCATCTACATTTTGCTCCACTGCTGAGATGATACTCTCCGCATCAATGAGGCTATTAAGCAAACTCATTTCATAATTCATTAGAATCACTCTCCATGCGATCTTTGGTTTGCTGAACTAGGCGACGGAACTCGTCTCTATCTTTGTTCTCTAGATTTATGGATTCGACAATAGATCCTAACTTAACCACAAAATCGTGCAGGAATACTACCGGCTGCTTTTCTGATGCAATAAATCTATCAATTGCATCCTTGCATATATCTACTCCTCCTTCACGAGCAAAGAACTTAACCATGCGCTCTGCGTTGGTATCATCCTTCTCAGTCTGGAAGTATATTTTCTTTGATCTCTCGGCTGAGTCTGCGAAGTAAGTAAGCAGAACTTCTCCAGTTAGAGTCATTGGTATCACTTATCCTTTGCCATGAGGCCATAAGTCTATCATGATGTGAGTACCCGCCAGCAACGCAGGAAATATCCGCATATTGCTCTAGGCATGGCACTCGCACTGGGCATTGGGAGCATATCGCTTTTGCTCTAGTTATGTCATGGGTTTCGTATGAAATAAAAATACGATGGCTCTCGTCAATGCAAGCAGCCTTGCCCATCCAAGATACGTTACTTAGAAGCCCCACTAGACAGTTCTCCGTCTAGTTCAGCGAGACGACGCTCAACTTCTAGTTCTACTTTCTGCCAAGCATCTGCCCACTCGGAGTCAGACATTACGTCGTCTGAGTCTACAGTCATACCTGCATCAATTCGTAGCGACTGGTAGTTACCTAAGTTGCGAGTAAGTCCTACGGTTACGTTGATTGTTCCTTTTTTACCCATTTTATTCTCCTGTCTGTGGTTGGGCCTTAGCCCCGATGAGCCACTATACACCCTCAGTTGAGCGAGCGCAAGTTGTCACCGAGACTAGGCTCCAACATTTTTAATTTTTTGGAATCTGGCATTGATGCGTTTAATTGCATCAACTTGGTTAATACTAGCATGTTGCTTCGGACGACCCGCTTTGCTTCTAGTAGCAAAGATCTCAAGTAAATCATATACATCTCTTAGGCTATATATTCTAATCGAAGATGATCCTTCAATATTCAAAGAAACTTTGCGAGCTTTCGGTATTACTCCAGTTTGCTCATATTTTCTAATAGTATCTGGTTTCTTATCAATAATGCGAGATACTTCACCAATCCTAAAAACAGGTGTTAGATAATATGCAGCAGTATCGTATTCAATAATCTGTTTATCAAACTTAGAATAGTCAAATATATGAATAATATTTTCACGTTTGACAATAGAAATTATTCTAATTAAATCATTCTTATCATTAAAGAATAATCTATTTTTAATTAGTTTAGCTTGATTTCTGTTTTCTAAGAACATTAGCAATCTCTTTAAGCAAGTGTTGATATTCTTTATATGTACAACGACCGCGTTTTCCACACATTGTACATACAAGTTCTACTTTTTTAATTTTTTGCGTACTGTTTAGCGACTCTGGCTCCCAATAGACTTCATCAAAAAAAACTCTACCGTCACATCTTTTACACCAAAAGCCACCAAACCCTTGCAACAAACTAATCCTAGCCTAATACTTTCATAGACGAAAGGCTGTCATTAGCACTTGTGTCAGCAAACCAAGTAGAATACAAAGCTTGCGATGAAGCCCATACAATAGCAAAGTTGGAAACAACATCACTCAACGAATTTAGCGTACCGCCCAGAAAGGCTCCAGCAAGAGCAATTACTAGACAAAAGGCCATAGAGAATGCCACCTTAACATTGCTTGGCCATGAGTTTCCTTTTAGGAAAGAAACTAACGGAGTAGCAATCATACCAGCAACAATTAGTAAAAACATACTTGAATTATCCATATTTCTCCTTTAATTTATATTACATACTATAATGTATTTATAGTAATTCTTAATAAAGCGCTACCAGCCCTCAGCAATGCGATCTACAGAATAGATGCCAGCTTCAAGAGTAACGCCGTGTTCCCGAGTAATTACTGCAAATGCCTGGATAGGTTCTTCATAAGCGAAGTTACCCAGAAATGCATACTCGTCTAAACCTTTAAGCGAACCATTAACAGTTACCTTGCCTGTGCGAGTATAAGAATGGAAATGGCCCACCCACATATGATCGTGTTCATCGCCCATAGAAGCATTACGCTTACGCTTTCGCGCATCGAAGATAGAAGCAGGATTTACTAGACCAGCTAGACCTCCCCCGCCTTTCATCTGATCGCCATGAGTGATCAACATTCTACGTCCATAAATTTCTACATAGGCATCAGCGCACAACGGGATATTCCAAGTAAATCTCTTATCTCCCTTAAGATGACGCTGTAGCATAAGAGCCAATAAGTGGTCCCAGGAATCTTCAGTGCGCCCTTTCATGCGGGGCTTCATCGACAGCCTTCCATGGTTTCCAACAACCGATACAACGTGCGTAGAGCCATAGGCATCAGCAATTGTTTCTAAAAACTTGGCTAGATGGTCTACCCAGAAATCTACCGTTGGTATCATTGAAGACTCTTCATTGAAGATGTCATCATCATGCAGATTCCCTGCAACCATGTCTCCGCCCAGAATGACTATTGCGCCTTCATACTCAAAACCGCCCATAAGGTTCTTGCCCATGTTGACCGCACCCTCAGCAGTCCTCTGAAGGCGCTGTAGGGCTATCTCACGGTTATAGGCGTTCAAGCCGCCTACCTCAGATGGCTTGACTATTTCATCAAGATGTAAATCGGAAAGCATGATGAGGGCTGTAGCTGCACCCTTGCGGCGCACTTTTGATTTAGACCAAGGTGCGCTCTGCACCGATAACTTACTAGCTTTAAGTAGGACATCATTAGCTGCCTTATACTTAACAGTGTCCTGCTCTGCCACCTTGTGAGCCTGTCGTGCGGTGTTCCTCTCACTTCTGGCCGTCATCAATTCTCGCTCTAATCTGATGACTCTTTTCTCTAGACTTGCATCCTCTGTATCTGTCATATATGCCCCTTTGGGCTTGGAAGTAGGAATGCCAAACTTTACTCTGGCATCTGCAATGGTTCTTCTAGCTACAACAACTCCACGGTCTTTAAAGTAGTGAACCACATCTAAATCTGTATTAATCTCAGGGAGATCATAGATATTCTTTAGTGTCTGTTCTTCCAACCATGGTTGTGTGCTCATAATATATTATTCAGTATCCTTTTTAATGAAATGCCCGGATGAGTCCCTCTGACGAGGCCCCTCTTGTTTTCTTTTTTCTCGGACTTTATTTCGCAACGCCGTTCGACGCTCTAATGATACCACCTTTCCCTCTGCGTGTAAAGCAGAATGCTCTGATCTAGTAGTAAGAAAGAGGTTTTCTAGGCGATTATCTAATTTTAATTCATTGACATGGTGTACCGACTCAGTCACTTGGAGAATTCTTCCAAAGAATTGTTCCATCACAAGCCTATGTTCATATACATATCCATGATTTTCGTTGGGGTGATCGGGCCTTAATACTCTGACATAGCCTTTGTCATCAATATATTTCCCGCCCTTAAAGTTGGGGTTATCTGAACCTTCTTGAGATTTGGCACCCCATGTTATATCTGCGCGTCTTGATATTAGCCCACCCATATTATACCTCGTAGGCTATACCTTGTTCTCCATACAGAATTTCTTCATTTAAATCTTTCTCCAAAGACCCTGTCATAGAACCAATTCCCGGCATGCCCCCCTGACCGACAAAAGAAATCATCAGCAAAGAAGACCTGTTGCTGTCATCATTGGGAGCAATGATAGTAGATATAGTTTTATAGTTATTAGTGGCATTGACGGCGCTTGGTGAAGCCGATGGGTAGTCAATGGCGGTAGATGGTACAGTTGCGCTAGTTCCCGAGGCTCCACCATATTTATACAATCTAGGAGAGCCATACCCCATGGCAACGGAAGAAGCTTGTCGTGAATTCATTACAATGCGTCCATAATTGCGCTCAGGTGAACTCAGTAAGTCTTTATTGTTATTGGCAACATAAGTATAAACATCCCATGCTACTGAATCACCTTCATTAAGCCATTTATAGCCAGTAGCCGCAACCGGAACTGCCTGACCTGATATTACAAAAGACGCTCTAGCGATGACTGCACCAATAGATGCAGTCGCTTTAGGTCTATCATGCTGCCACGCACCATCTTTTTGAATGTCGCTAAACAAACTTTCTTGATTTGTGTTTTGTATTTCAGTAAACACATTTTTATCTGTTGCGGCATTAGTATGTTTAGCGGTTATTACAAAATAAAATCCATCCAAATAT